TACCGCTCAGGAATACATCAATGCCTATCAGGAGGAAACGATTGACAAGCTGAAAGAAAAACTGGTTGAAAGCATTCAGCCGGGAATGCTCGGCTTGCTCAATGCCGTGCGTAACGCTCCGGTCGTCAATGAGGAGCCGTTGATGCTGGCGGCTGAAACGGAATAATCCCAATACGCATAATGGGGGAGCAATCCCCCAATTGAAACATTAACCCAATAGCAAAGAGGCAAAAGAAATGCAAGGTCAACTCTATCGATTGAAGTTCCAAGACAACAAGGCCGAATGGGAAGGCGAACGGGGCAACAGGGAACGCAAAATGGTCAACCGGGCGATTTACATTGATGTAGTCCTCCCGGATGCCACGCCGTATATCCCCCAAACGTTTGTTAATGTGAATGGCGTTAAGCATTCCACGGATATTGAAATGGCCCATTCGGGGAGGACGACAAGCAAAGCCGTAAGGCTGGAGTCCGTCGAATACAAGATGAACGAATCCAGCTATTCCGGTGAGCAGCAGGAACTCTTTCAATCGTTATCGCGCAAGGCGCTGAATGACCCGAATGCGAGAGAGAAGCTCAATGCAATGCTTGAGCAGAACAAAATGGTCAAACAGAAAATGACCGTCAATTACGTTATCGTTCTGCGGATTGCCAAGAACGAAGTCGGCGAATGGGATTGGGCTACTGAATACAGCTCGGCAGACGTTTCAACCGAACGCATGGGATTGACCGTATATGAACCCGAATCAATCGGCAGGGAATCCAAAGGATTGCTCGGTCCGGTATTCGTCCGGGGCAATGCGGTAACGGGAGCAGTCAATCAGGCCGAAAACATTGCGGAGCGCTCCGAACGGAAACGTTCAGCAAGGGCGCTTTGGGCTGAAAAGCTCGATTGCATAACGTCAACCGATTTGATTGCCGAACATGAAGACAAAAACGAGCATTTCCATTGGAGGGAGAACGGAAAACACAAATGGGAATCGTCCGTTATCCTGCTCGATACTGAAATTTTCGGGGCAGATGAATATTACGAGGACGATACAGTACCCGAACGTGAATGGGATTATGCGTTCTATAAGGCGATGAAAGACGATGAAACTTTCCGTGACCAAGTTATCCTGCTTGCGTCAATCCTTATGGTCTGCCCCAAAGGAAAGAAAATGTTCCTTGTCTGTGACCACAATCCCGGCAAGGACGGCAGGAAGCACAATCAGGGTTGCGGGCACAATAAGAATAAGTGCCATACCAAATTCATTGCCGGGTTGATACTGAATATCTGTAACAACGGCAGTGGAAAGAACCCATACCACGATGAGGCCAAAGAATACGCAGAATGTTGGGAAGTCAATCCCGACGACATTCAGAAGTAAATTCCAAATGGGGCAGGGAGGGAAACCTCCCTTTCCCCTGCGGAAGCAAAAACGAATACAAAACCCCCTTTATATAGGCGACTCCAAAACAATTCCGGCGACTCGATTTTCCCATTCAACATTTTTGTTTTTGGGAATGACAGTTTAGTTAGTGCAAGCCGGGGCAGTCCATCATCCTCCAATCCATCCCACACATCACCACCATACATGAAATTGACAATGACTCGTTTGGCGACTTCTCATTGTTGATTGCTTATATGGGAGTTTATGTCTTTGCTTTGGTTTGTGTGTAAAGACTATACACGTAATGGTGATGTGGTATCACCGTTACAGGGATGTTGATTATCAATCACTTGTGGCAAAGCCACGGGTGGGATTGTGATGGTGGCTGTCCCGGTGTTTTCATGCCTTTCGGCATGGCAATTCGGGATTGATGAGTTCTCCAATCCATCGCTTGTTAAGTGCTGAAAATGTCCTTAACACTATGGGTTGTGGTGCATTAAATTCCTTAACACCACAGGTAGTGGGTATTTCGGTTCCGACACATCGATAATCAATCGGCAGTGTATCGGTAAAACAATCGACAAAACAACAGGAAAAAGTCAATATGACCAACGATAAAAAGCATGACATTCTCATTGGTAAGTTTCTCGGTAAGATTGTTCCCGGCGAAGGGAATGTGGCCTACTTCTCTCCGAACTGCTGTTTCGACAAGGAGCATCCCAATAAGAACCTCCTGCCGATTACCAATGGAGAGAACGATGTTACCTGTCCGTGCTGTGGTACGGTATACCGGGTTACAGTGGTTCGCTCTCTAAGGGATTATCACCAAATCTTCCGGGAAATCCTTGAAGACAAGCGCAAATTACCGGAAGTTCCCAAAGAGATTACGCTCAAATGAATGACTGAACACAATATGTTGTGGTCAATCCGATAGTCAACCACAATGGATGGTGTTAAGCAAAAACATACCACTACAGGTTGTGTTAAGAACAATTGAACACCACAACAGGTGGTGTTAAGAGCAAATAAGTGCAAAAGGTAACACAATGAAAACGTTTATTATGATTGCTGGTGCTCCGGGTTCGGGTAAAACGACAATGGCCAAAGAACTGATTGCCATGTTTGGTACTGGCAAGCATTACGAAGCAGACCAGTATTTCACCGACAACAATGGGAAATACATCTTTCGCCCCGAACTTCTTTCCGAAGCTCATCAGTGGTGTCAAACACGGGCATACGAATCCATGCTTCAATCGGAGCCTGTGGTTATCGTTGCCAACTGTTTCACCAAGCAATCTCAGAGGGTTCCCTATTTGAGGCTTGCTCGTCACTATGGTTATACGGTGCACTTCATTCACTTGACGAAGCATCATAACAATATTCACGGCGTTCCCGATTACGTGATTGAACGTCACATTCGGGAGTTCGAGCCTTTCCAAAACATGTAAATAGGAGAATAGCAAATGGGCATCAGACTTAGCAAAGAACATGGATTGAACCCGATAATGATTGGCTGTCAGTTCTGCGGAGAACCGAAAGCCATTGCTCTGACCGGAGCAGCGGGAGACAAGCTCAAAGACAAATACGGTACGGTTCCCAAAATGATAATGACTCCCGGAGACCTTGAGCCTTGCGACAAATGCAAGGAAAAGTTCAAAAGCAATGGCTGTGTTACCATTGTAGAAGTTGAACATGCCGAGTACGAGGGAAAGAAATATCCGAGACCGACCGGCAGGAGCATTGAGGTTCCGTTGTCGGACCTCGCCAATGATGCCCCGAACCGGGAAGAAATCGTGTCAGTAGGAGTTACACTGATGTTTTCGGAAGAGTTTCGGAAAATGGTCAAGGAGGGCTGAACAATGGGAGCAGGAAACTTTTACGTAAGGGACTACGACGGCAATGAATGCCCGATGGTTTACATTGACGATGATGACAATCAGTTCTCTATGGTCGATGTGATGGATGCCATTTGGGGTTTGCTTCCTAAGAGTTTCTACTTGGTCAACTATCGCCCCGAAACCGATTGGCGTAACTATGTTACAAATATTGGCCAGAATGGGCTGATTACCATTGACCTGTATGTGAACAATGACGGTAACTATGCCGTGGTCGTTCAGGTAAGACGTGAGCACTTTCAGGATTATCCTGATTGCACTCAAACTTTGAATCTCGCCAAAGCATATTTGGCAAAGTTTGCCCCGAAACTGTTCGACGGGATGAGCAATCTGTTCGACCTGCGGGTAAGATGTGGGGCGTGGATGAGTGGTCCATACCAAAAGAAGGAGGTGAGCGCATAATACAAACCGTCCGCAAGGACAAGGAATCAGGACAAGGCAATAGCAAGGACAAGGCAAAGGAACGAGCTGTAAACACACAACCGTTACTTTGAGGTGAGAAATGATTATCTATTACGCAACCGGAGCATTGCTCTATGTCTTGATTGGTTTCCTTGTCGGAGTTACCGCTTCGCATAAAACCGGAGATGGTACAATGGTTTGGAAGTTCACTCTGCTGTGGCTCCCGCTGTTCTTCATTTACATTCTGTACGTGATTATAGTTGGAGTCTTCGACTGGTTAATGGAACACCTGTTCTAAGAGAGGTTAAAATGCAATATGTCCTGCTGTATCTCGTATGTGGTGCATTGTTGGGACTGGTCATAGGAAGCTATGAGAAAAGTTCAAAGCCATTCTGGATTGCTCTTTTCCTCTGGCTTCCGCTTATCGTTGTGTTCCTTATCGTGGTGTTGATTGAGCTGAGCTACGAAACGTTCTATCAGTCATCACGAATCGAGGAGGATGAAAATGAATGACATGTTCATGCTGACACCAATTCCGTGGTGTGCGGGTAATGAATCAAGGGTCTTTCACGATAAGACTTATTCTGCCCCGCCGAAATCGAAACAAACCAAGCAGCGCCGTGTCAACAATAAGATTGCGGCGCGTTCACGAAGAGGAAACAGGAAATGAGCAAGTGGGAAGCAGTGGCAAGTCAGAGAATACCTACCGGACCGTGTACTGCTGGTTCGGCTCGTTTGTTCACTTGCAATGAGTGCAAACATGAAGAACCGTGTCAGAAGAGAACCGAGGGATGCTTCCTCCCAAAAGAATGCGTTCGTCTTGGTAATACCGTTTTTACCAGTACCATCAAAGTTCCGTGTGTATGGCACGATGAGAAAGGGGAGGTTTACAAATGAAATATGCGACACTTCCCAAAGTTGAAATTGGTCGTGGCGCTCCGATGGGAAGATATTCATTCAACGAGCTTCCCGGTCATGAGTGCAGAGGGAGCATTCTTCCCCTGCGGATGAGTGAGGGCTATGATTCCGGTGGTGCTTATTGGGGACTGCCCAACAATGTTTGGGTTGCGAGGTTCAATGTGTTCACCAAGAAAGCCCCGAACAACAAATACAGGTCGTTCCCGATGTTCTATTCAGGAGCATTGTTCGTCAGGGCTAACTCCCGTGCTGAGGCAATTGCCGAAGTAAACAAAACCCCCGGATGGGAGAAAGTAAAGTTCAAAACATGAAAACAAAGAAATACATCGGATTCGGAAAGGATTCTTTCCGGGTATCACATGCGATGTTTGTCAGTGCACGACATAACAGTGTTTGCGTGAAAGACGAAGACCATTCAATTGTCTTGCAGACTGCGCTTTCAAATCGCAAACTCGGTCCGATTCAGTTGTTTATTCCCAAAGACAAAAAGGTTATATCCAAGCTGATTAAAGCATTGGAGGAAATGATGGAGAATGAATCGTGACCCTATTCCAAATTCAGCAAGCGGTCAAAGCAGGTAAGACAGTCCATTGGGCTTCTACCGCTTATCAGGTCGAGGTTGATAACCTCGGCCAGTGGTTTATCCACTGCACCCTGAATGACCATTACATCGGTTTGACCCACAGGGATGGCATTACACTCAACGGAAAAGAAGAAGAGTTCTTCATCGGAGGTTAAATGGATTTCGTGATTTTCTATATCGGCATGGCAACGATGACCATTATCATCTTGCACTATGCCAGCAGAGGCAAGAACAAGCTCAAAAACAAGGACATGTTCATTACGGCAATGCTGTGGCCTTTGCTTTTCATCATCGTTTCCGTGATGGTTATCAACGATTTGATTAAACGTTGACTTGAAAATCTCAAGTTTCAGCGTTATGTTAAAAAGCGAACCAATTCAGGAGAGGATGTATGAGCAAGACCATTCGTAAGGCTCCGCTGTTTGTCGAAGAATACAAAGGAAAGAAAGTTCGGAATGTCAATCGCAGGAATTACACTGCTGAGGTTTCGGACGGTTCCTACAGTGATGGCTGTCACACCGCCTTCATTGTTGTTGGAGAGAGGGTCATTTCTCCTTCGTGGAAGGATGAGGGTCCTCCGAGCGGGTCTTCCGCCCGCAAGTTCTTCAAGCGGCAGAAGTCCAAAGCCGTTCGCCATTCCAAAATCGAGGTCGAATCCGAGGAGTAAGCATGAGGATTATCATCGTAGCGGTTAATAGCATCGGGGAAATGATAACTGATTGCTATTGCGCTCTTGAGATGATTCCCTTGAACGATGAACTCATTGAGCAAATGCAGATTGCCAAGGAACGGGCAGAAGCAGCCATTGAGGAAGCGAGGGAATTGTATGAAGAGCAAGCCGCAGAAAGGAGAAAGGTGGTCAGCATGGCATTTATTGTAGCGGCTGTGCGATTTGCGGGTACGCACCGCATTGACCAGTGGGAATATGGTTAGCGCCAAACCTTGAAAAGCCGAAAGCAATAGACAATAATGTGTATGTTGAGATTGTGAGAAACGGGCTTCGCCGCCATTAAGCAACATTGCTTGCGGCAAATGATTCCGCTTAGCCCGTGGCGGTGACAGTCGGGAATAGACCGGCAACAATTTATAGGAGAAACAAATGACAGATAATGAATGGCGCAAGTTGATGGAAAGGGTATGCGACCATCACTGTCGTATGCCGTGTTCGTATTATGGAATGATTCCTGCTAACCCTCGCAGAGAGAAATCAGTACGATGTCCACTGTTGGTTGAGAGAGCAAAACAAGAAAAACAGGAGAAAAAAGATGAGAACGACATGCCCCAAGTGCGATAAAACATTTGACCACGACCCGCTGAAAGACAAGGGAATATATCCGAAAGAAAAAATCTGTGGCTGTGGATGGCCTGTTTCAATCCGAATCAGCATGAAAAACAAAACCTCGAAATACAAATTCGGAATGATTAAAGAGCTCGTGGAGCAATCCAAAAAGGGGCCAGTGTCATTCTTCGATTTGCTTATGGTCGATGTTTCCGTATTCGAAGTTGAGCCTGATGGCAAAAGAGAGTGGCAGCAATGCGATGACGTGCTCGTGAATGCTTTATTGCTGGAGGAAGACGACTATAAACGCCTCAAGCAAGAAGGGAAAATAGGTGAGTTCAATGAGGATAATTGAAGTCCCAACCGGCAAGATTTTCGTTCTCAAGGGTGATGATGAGAACAAAAGAATGGAATGTCTTTCCCTCCGTGATTACGGACAGCCGAAGAACTGCAAAGCCCAATTCCTCGGCCTGAACGATGACATCAACGGGGTGGACAATGACAATCCGCTTCTTCCCTTTGAAGACAAATGGGTCATTACCATCTCAACGCAGTACGGTTGCGCTTGCAACTGCCGATTCTGCGATGTGCCTCGCGTCAAATTTCAGGGGAATATCTCCTATCACGAAATGATGCGTCAGGTGAACGTTGCGCTCTTCAATGAGCCTCAAGTGAAACATCCGAAAAGAATCAATCTCCATTATGCGAGAATGGGAGAACCGACATTCAACAGGGATGTCTTCGACCATGTTCGTGGAGTGAAAGAATACATCCGGCTGTTTTACGGCGACAGGGACATCAAACTTCATCCGGTAATATCAACGATGATGCCCCGGAGCAATCCTCATCTCGAAGAGTTTGTCAATCGTTGGTGCACAAACATCAAAAACAATCTCTTCAATGGGGATGCTGGCCTCCAGCTTTCAATCAACTCTACCGATGATAAGCAGCGAGAGTTCCAATTCGGCGGTCATGCTTTACCCCTTCGGGATATTGCAACCATCGCCAAAGCCCTGCCGAAACCGTGGGGACGCAAGTATACGCTGAACTTCGCACTGGCTGACGATACCATTATCGATGCTCAGCTTCTTGCGGAGTTGTTCGGAACTGAAAAGTTCATCGTGAAAATCACCCCGGTCCACAATACGAAAGCAAGCGAAAAGAACGGAATCAAAACCGCAGAGGGCTACGAACGCTTCACGCCTTATCAAAAGGCAGAGGAGGAACTGATTAAGGCAGGTTTCGACGTGCTGATTTTCGTTCCTTCCTACAATGAGGAAGTCGGTCGTATCACCTGCGGCAATGCAATTCTGTCTGACGCTTATTGCTGAGCAACCAAAAACATGGAGGAAACTATGAAGTGTGTCACCAATGGAAAAGAAACTCGCCGTGTCTCCAATGAGGAAGCCGAAAAGCTGGTCAAATCCGGCTGGAAGTACACTCAGAAGAAAAAAGATGGCGAACGTTTCGTCTGCGACCTGTGCGGCAAGCGTTACGTGGAGAAGCCTGACGGCATCTGCGGAGCGAAACGCAAAGTGCGTGAACGCAACAAGAACGGCGAAGAGGTGGTCAGCGAGGTTCGCTGCCAGTCGAAGAAGTTCTCCAAACACACCGTGCCCGTGCCGGTGTACTGACCGATGTTGGCCGTGCGTGGAGTGAGAAAAATGGCGTAAGACACGAATATGTGCAGTCAGGGAGTGATTCTACCGCACGGATGACAAGGTGAAGAGAGCCTGACATCCGGGAGAGACCGGATATTCAATCCAAAAGGAGTGATATGAGTGAATGCAAAGGCGTAGGAGTTATCGTCGGCAGATTCCAAGTTGCGGAATTGACCGAAGGGCATAAGGAAATCTTCGAGTATGTTCTGAGTAAGAACCACAATCAAAACATCGTGATTCTCGGTGTTGCACCGACCAAAGCAACGAAAAACAATCCGCTTGACTTCGATTCGAGGCGGCGGATGATTGAAGAAACTTATCCCGGCAAGTTCACCATCATGTATGTGAAAGACCATCCGTCTGATGAGGTGTGGTCGAAAAACATTGACGCACTCGTTGATGACATTGCCGGTCGTCGTCCTGTTACCTTCTACGGTAGCAGGGATTCGTTCATCATCTACTATCACGGCAAGCATAACTGTGAAGAATATCAGCAACGGCTTTACTGCTCCGGCACTGTCGAGCGTGATGCTGACGGCAAAACCGTCCAGTCCTCAAGGGAATGGCGTTCCGGTTGCATCTACGCAACACAAAACCGTTATCCAACGGTTTATCCGACAGTTGACGTTGCCATCTTTGATGGTGAACCGGGTAATCCTTACAAATACATCTACCTCGGTCGGAAAGCAAATGAACAAGGGCTTCGTTTCATTGGCGGGTTTGCCGATGTTACCGATGAATCCTTTGTCCAGACTGCCAACCGTGAGGCAAGAGAAGAAACCGGAATGGAGGTCGAGTTCATCGGATGGATTGGTTCCGCCAAGATTGATGATTGGCGTTACCGCTCCGAAGAAGACAAAATCATTACCAACTTCTTCGCTTTCCGCCGTGTCTTCGGCGGGGCGAAAGCCCAAGACGACATCGTTTCCATTGAAAGAATCCAAACCGGCCTCGTAACAAGAGAGATGATTGCCGAATGTCATCGGCCTCTGTATCTCTTGCTCAAAGAATGGCTTAAAAGGAATGACAAATGAAGGACAAACAGGTTACGGTAACATTTGAACTGCACGGAGCAAGCGTGGAAAACTTCATGAGAAATCTCCGTGAGTATATTGGCGATATCGAAGTCGCCTCCATCGTAAAAGAGGAACATGACAATGATTGAGAACAACATCTGCCTCCTGTCCGACAGCTACAAAGAATGGCATCACCGCGCCTATCTTCCGAACACCGAGTATCTCGAAAGCTATTTCGAGGCTCGTAACGGAGCACGGTTCAATAAGACTGTGCTCTTCGGATTGCAGGCCATCATCAAAAAACATCTCGTCGGCCAAGTCGTTACCAAAGAAAAGATTGACGAAGCCGAACGGCTGGTCAACGCTCATCAGGGTCCGGTATTCAACCGGGAGGGATGGGAATATATCCTTTCCAAACATGATGGTCAGCTCCCGATTACCATTCGTGCAGTGGCCGAAGGAACTCCGGTTGACGTGAACAACGCCATGATGGTCGTGAGAAACAATGACAAGGAATGCAAGTGGCTCACCAATTACCTTGAGTCCCTGCTTCTTCATGTATGGTATCCGTCAACGGTTGCCACCCTGAGCCGTGAAATCAAATTCATGCTCATCGACTACATGAACAAAACATCCGACGATTTCAGCGGGCTGGATTTCATGCTTCATGACTTCGGCTTCCGTGGGGTGGAAACCTGCGACGCCGCCATGATTGGCGGTGCTGGTCATCTGCTCAATTTCAAGGGAACGGACACTGTTCCGGCTCTCCTGATTCCCATCAATTACTACAGTGCTTCCGGCCCTGTGGGATTCAGTGTTGCCGCCACTGAACACAGCATTATGACTGCTCGTGGTCGTGAGGGTGAATTTGAGGTTGTTGAACACATCTTCAAGGAGACTCCGAGCGGCATTCTCTCGCTGGTGATTGACTCGTATGATTACGAGAACTTCATCAATGTCTGCGGCACAACGTTCAAAGACACCATCGACAAACGCGATGGCCGTACCGTATTCCGCCCTGACAGCGGAGACCCGGTAACGGTTACTCTGCGGTGTCTCGAACTCATCGAGAAGTATTGGGGTTCGACCAAGAACTCCAAAGGATTCCGTGTTCTGCCTCCCCATGTTCGGGTGTTGTGGGGTGATGGTATCGATTACTACGGTATGAGAACCATTCTCTTCTCCATGCTGAACAATGGATGGAGTGCTGAGAATATCGTGTTCGGCTGTGGTGGCGGTCTTCTGCAAAAGGTTGACCGTGATACTCAGCGTTTCGCTTTCAAATGCTCCGCTCAATACTATGACGGCGCATGGCATGATGTCTACAAAGAGCCGAAAGACCTCACCAAGAAAAGCAAACGTGGCCGCCTCGCTCTGATTGAAGAGGACGGCAAACACGTTACCGTTCGGCTCGATGAACTGAATGGCCGTAAAGACCTTCTCAAAACGGTATTTGAGAATGGTCGGATGGTCAGGGAATACACATGGGAAGAAGTTGTGCATAACGCCCGACTCTTCACCAACAAAACGGAGGAAAACGCATGAGTCTCGAAGACACGCAGAAAGAAATTCAGGAGAAGGTCAACAAGCAAAACCAAATCCACGTCATCAAGTTCAGCGTCATGCAGGTCGTTCTCGTCCTGCTCTTCGCCGCCAAACTGTTCGGCTTCGTTGCCTTCGGCTGGAATTTGGTTGCCTACGCTTTCGCGGCATACATCGTTTGGTGCATTGTGCACTTTGTTCTCAATCTTATCATGGTGAAAATCATGCTCGGATTGACGGCGAAGATGCTCAAACAAGTCGCCAATGACCTTGACGACAGTGACCGCCGCTTCCCTCGTGGAGGGCTTGACGTATAAACAACAGCTCCGGTAGCTCAGAGGATAGAGCAGTAGCCTTCTAAGCTATTGGTCGCAGGTTCGATTCCTGCCCGGAGCGCCATTTTCAAACTTCAACAATGAGGACAACATGGATAATGTCAGGGAGTTTACCTGTCAGATTTATGAGAAGTGCTTGCTCCCTCAAGAAATGCTTCTGCATAAAGCGCAGAAGTATAAAACCACCGTAAGGCTGAGAGAAATAAGCACAGCGAAAGAAGTAGTCAGGATTTTCATGGACAATGTATTGGCCAAAGCCAAGAACATGGAACATGTTTTCTTCCTGATTGACGGCTTCAACAAGAACATTCAGGCCAACATCGAGAAGCACCCGGAAGAGAATGCTCGTAAAGCGTTCTCGAAAATCAAAATCGTCTTTGCCAAAATTGCTGAATACGCAAAACAGGCAAGAGAAGATGGTTTCGCCGGGTACGACAATGGAAAAAGAAAACGGCTGGTTCAACTTCTGTCTCACATCTACAAAGAGATTCGCTATCCTTACGAAAAGAGGTTTGCGGTTCTCAATGAGAAATACCCGGATAAAAACAAGAAAGGTTCTGTTCTGTGGAGGCTTCACCAAACGAAATTGAGGTGGAGCAACATCGTTTTCATGTGCAAAGAGTCCGGCTCATACTCGTACTCCGTATATTTCTTATGCGGAGAGTTTGGTATGTATGCTCACAGTCCTGAAAATTTCAAGGGTTGTGAACTTGCTTATCACATGAGCTACTCCAAGAAACTTGGAGAAGTTTTGGATTACATCGAACAATCTTTCGATGAAGTCCTGCCGAGAATCCTGATGCGTCATCGTCAGTACGTCAAGGATTGGCATAAGTAAAATCGTATTCTGAGAAATAACTTAACAAAAGTTGTGGAGAAAACATTATGTTAAAGCAAATCAATGCCATGCTCGAAAAGATTGAAAACGAACAGAAAAACCTCAAACACCCGTTCAAGAAGACCAAAAATTTCACTGTGAAATTATCGGTGGAAGCACAGCAGTATATCTACGGCACAATGAAGAACGGCAGACCTCTCGATGTCAAAAGAATGCGGCGTTATGCCAATCTTATGATGATGGGAGGGTGGGATGAAAATCTGCCGACTCTTCGTATCGACGAACACGGACATGCCCGTGGTTGTCAGCACACCCTGAAAGCCGGTATTGAGTCCGGTACGGAAAGATGGTTCCTGATTGTTACCGGATTGCCCGAAAGCGCTTTCAACAATGACAGTTCCGGCAAGGCATGGACGAAAGTTCAGAGTGTCGCACAGTCCACCAACTTCGAGATTCCCAAATATCATTATACGATAATGAAGAAAATGTTGGGATACGATGAAGAAATGTACTTCATTCCCGACCACGAAGTTCTTGCCCTGTACAGGGAAAACGAAAACATCATCAAGTATTACGACAACCTCTTCCACCTGTACACGCAAGGAGCTGTTTCCGGCAAGGGAGAAGAAAACTTGCAGGAAAAAAGTCGGCGGTTCCCATTCTCTTCGACCGAAATTTGGGCGATGATGGCTCGTGCCGAGAAGCAGGGAGTTCCTCGTCAGGTCATGAACAACTTCATCAATCAGTACGTTACCGGGACGGTGAAGTTCGGAGAGAATCAGGCGGCGGTTGTTGCTTACAATCAGATTATGAAATTTTCCACTCTCGGTTCCGGTGGACCGAAGACGAAAATGTCCAACATCATTCGCCATGCCATTCACAACTATGTAAACAATATTAACGACTTCCCGTTAAAGGAAGTGGGGGTACACTACTTCGACGTATAAGGAGGAACAATGAAATATCTTCAAATCATCTTTCACATCGACGCCAATAGCGTTGATGACACTCAAAAGGAAATCTGGTTTGAGATTCCTTGGATGAGTCAGGAAGCGAAACGAGTGTCATTCGATGGCCATAATTGGTGCCAGCATATAAAGTCAGGATGCTATCCTGACATTTCTATCAGCGACTTGTGGCTTCTTGGTAGCGAAGAAGAACGAAATACTACTTATGAACATCTCTATTTGGAGACCGCTCAAGTGCTTCCGTGGATGGGAGTGACTCTTGAGAATCTCCTGTATTGGGACCGTCGTTGTCATCGAACCAACAAAATCTATACGAGAGAGAAGGAGGACAGAAAGTCAATCCTGTTCATTGACAATGAACCGATTGAGTTCAACTCGAAAACTCAGGAAAAACTCATCCATTTATTCTTAACCAGCGCAAATCACCATTTGCGCAATATGTTCAACAGGGCATAAGGAGGTCAAAATGAAGTAGCGAACAGTATTCACGACGAGAACAAGAGAATCGGTAACAATCACAAAGGAGTAAACATTATGCCGACAGTCCGTGAACTCAAAAAGCAGCAGTCCTCGCCTCCCGTGCAGCAGGACTACGCAATCGAAGGAGACGGTATCCGTATTGAAGTCCATTACGGTCAGCCCTCCGATTCCATGATTCCTCCGGCCTTGGCCGAGGGAGCAAGGGTCATTGACCTCAAAAGTCAGAACGTGCAGGAACATCAGGAAAGCGAGGCCGTTGACCGCGCCCGTGCCGAGCATCGTGCTCTGCGCGACCGTGTTTTCCAATACCTGCGTGGTCACATCGCCGGTTACGAAAACAAGCAGCGTCAGCTCAAGAAGTTCGTCAAAGAGAACTACGGCAAGCTCGACCTGCGGTTCGTGGTGGTCGCCGCCAATCGGGAAGCCATCAAGAACGCTTGCGTTCTGAGCCGCCTCTATGGTGTGGTTCGTTTCCTCCGTACCGGCAATGACGATGAAAATCGTTATGGCCTCAAGACGGAAACGTTCTTCAACAATCATTTCCACAATCGTGAGTTCCGCAATGACTTCTGGACCTACTGGAACAAGCGGCACAATCAGCAGGAAACTCAGCATGAGACCCCTGCGGATGTCCCCGCCGAACAGTCTGCTCCGGCAAAGAAAACTGCGGCTCCTGCCAGCGGCAATACCAAGCCGTATCGTTGTCCGCACTGCAATCAGTTCGTGAGTCGCAAGACCAACTTCTGTAAGCGGTGTGACAAAACCGTTGAAGAAAACTACTGTCAGTTCTGAGGTGAAGCATGAAAGAGACTGAAACCATTTTCGCAATGGTGAGACATGAGCGTGGAGGGTTCAGTCTTGCCTTCATCGAGAAGAATCCGAATGAAGACATCAAGTTCTGTATCGGCTTCCCAAAACGCAGGGTGTATGACCCTATTGATTCTGACCTCGAAATGTTCACCAAGATTGAACGTGTCGGTTATGATGTTGAGTTCGCTCAAAATCTCGCCGATGCGATTGGTGTAATCAACGAGAAGTTCAAGACATCATTCAGTTGGGAAACCTTGGACGTGAGAGTTCAATCGGTTTCGGAAGGACGTTCCAAAATGGAACGAGGTAAAAACTCCATCATGTTTATCATTGACGACGAGGAAGTCGAGGATGATTGATGGTAAGTGCTGGCGTCACTCACTATAAACGGGATGCAAAACAAGCCAAACAATTTTTATAAACAAGGAGATTTCACTATGGCTAACATCGTTTTCAATGGCGTGAACAAGAACACCCTGAACCTCGCTGGCAAAACCGCAACTCAGGCGGCTCTCGTCTGCTCCGAACTGATGAACGTCGATGATGAATCCATCATGAAGGTCAACGGCACGGAAGTGACCGGCGACTACGTGATTCAGGACGGCGATATGGTCGAGTTCGTCAAGGAAGCGGGGACCAAAGGGGCGGCGGGCGATACGGTGGTCGTTCAGTCCGGCATCAACAAGGTTCACGTTACCATCGGTGGCAATGACACCGTGGCCGACGTTCTGCGCAAGGCCGCGATGCTGATTGGCATCGCCGATGACCTCGGTGCCGAATCCGCCGTGAACATCAACGGCAGTGCCGCCTCCTCCAATGAGAAGGTGGTTGCTGGCGACCGTATCGAAGTCGTCAAAGAGGCCGGTTCCAAGGGCTGCTAAGTCCTAACTCGAACAATGGGGGGAGGGAAACCTCCCCCTTATTCTCTCCACAAATGACAATGAGGTAAATTATGTCCGAACAGTATATCGAAATTGTTGGAGGGAATGTCCAGTTTGTGAACAAATCCGTAGAACGTGAAATTCCTGTTGAGCAGTTTCTTGCTCATCTGGAACTCACGATGTCGGTAGACACTGGCATTCTTCCGAAGAACTGCTTCTATATGATGAGGGAGGAAGACCGTTTTCTCTATGCAGTTGAGCTTCCGGCAAGCGTGAAGAAAGTCGTTTGGCTGAATAAGCATAACGGCGAACGCACAGTCCACATGATTTCAATCCCGTACACTCAGTTTTACATTCAGGCCAAGAACAGCGGCATGATTGGAAGCATGTTCCTTTCGTGCACCAAACAGCCGATTACCAATTTGAATGACCCGCTTTTCGTTGCTCCCTATCCGAACATCCACGACCGTGGAACCGGCAGGGTTTGCACCGGCTCAATGCGGGTTCCGCAGAATGCTCCATTGGGAGCGAAAATCAACAGTATCGTCTCGACGTTCTTCGAGGCGGACTTCAATCGAGACCTGACTCCACAGGTTCTTTCGTGTCTTGTGGATGAGGTTGGAGGTGACAGGGAAAAGTATCTCCCGGCGTGGGAAGCGAAGACCCGTGAAGACAGGTTCTTTGCCATTTCCGATGCTGTCGAGTACAGAGAACTCGAAACAAACGTGCAAGACCTCGTGAAGCGTCTGGTGCGATTCTAAGAGAGGTGAACAATGTCTATATCGATTATCAATTCTCCTCCGGGACATCGGAGGGAACTGAGCGAAGTAGTCCTTTCCGAGATTCGGTCCAACGCCAATTACGTGGAAGACAATGGACCGAAGAAATATGACGATGTTATTCGTCATGTCCACAGTTGCATTCGTGACGCGCTCAGATATTTGCAAGACGGGTCGTATGACAGGGATACATTCAAGGAGACAGTCCTGAGTTATGTCAGAACGTGTTCTCTTGACCCGCTTTCCAATGGCATTGCCGTATTCATTCTCAAACAGATGGATAGTGGCCGTGACCCGCTCAAAATTTTCGGTATGGACAAAAGCACTCCAATGCCGAAACGAATCAAAGATGCGGTGCTCCTTTCGAGACCGCTTCCGACGAACACTGTCGAAGAAGAACTTGACGAAATCATCTAAGGAGATTCAATATGTATAAGATGGAAACATCATTGGGAGTTCCGTTGTATGTGGCAAAAGAAGGAGAGAAAATCTCCGCTTCCCTCATTAAGGAGGACTCCGCATTCGTTATCGGCTCGAACGGCGTATTCGTGAAACGCAAAAATCCCCTTTATGAGGGTCTGTTTAAGGTCGAAAAGATTCCGGCCATCATCGGCGAAGTATTGGATGAAATCAAAACCAATATGGATTTGAAGATTCCGGTCGAAGTCTTTCGCGGCATAGAATCGTTCTTCATGGACGTGTATCAGGCGTATCAGACTGAGGTTGCGGTTATCCTCTATTACTCATTCAAGACGAAGAAATGGGCTTACTGCGTTCCTCAGCAGAAAGTTTCCGGTGCGGCTGTCCATTACAATATCGGCGATGGGGCGACCTACGTTCACGAAGACAATCTCTCCGCCGAATTGCCTGCTCTAAATCCGGCAGACGAGTTCGTTCAGGTCGGTTCGATTCACTCTCATGCGGGAATGAATGCGTTCCACTCCGGCGTTGATGACAAGGACGAGTTCTCGTTCGACGGCATCCACATTACGATTGGCAATTTCAATCAGGACATGCGGAGCTATTCCTGTCGGGTCATCTTCGGCGAGAAGCAGTTCAAAAAGGAAGTGGGGGAAGTGGTGGATTGCCCTACGTTCGCCGGGGCACGTCCGACCTCCCTGATGGACAGGGTTGTCAAGGATGTCGCTCCGGCAGTAACCAGAAGTGTGGGATTTTCCAGTTGGGAAGGATACGACGCCGATGGTCGTTGGGTCGGCTATGGCGGGAGTCGAAGCAATGGCTATGGAAGAAGTTACGGCGGCAAACCCACTGTCCGGGATTCGGGCAAGTATCCGTTCGGTAATGGTGTTGTCATTCACGAAGACGAAGTTCAGTAAGGAGAGAATATGAGACCTGAAACTTTACTTGAAAAAGCGGCCAGCATTGTCATTATCGGAGTGGGAGGAACGGGGTCGTTCCTGCTCACCGTCCTGCTCCGGTATCTCAATTCCCGTTCGGATGTGAATCAGAATTTTGAAATCATCATCGTTGATGGTGACAAGTACGAAGAGAAGAACGTCAATCGGCAGGAGTTCGCCCATTCCCGTATCGGGAGAAACAAGGCGGATGTTCAGGCGGAAGTCTACAGCAAGAAATTCCCGAATTTGCGTATCACCTCGGTTCCGAAATATCTCGGCGAGGAGAACATCGAGCAGGTTATCAGGGAACGTTCTGTTGTGTTCTGCTGTGTGGACAATCACAAATGTCGGTACATGGTATCCCTGCACTGTCAGGAATTGAATGACGTTCTGCTCATCTCCGGCGGGAATGAAGAGTTCGATGGAAACATTCAGGCTTATTGCCGCGAGAACGGTGAAGCTCTGAACAATCCGATTGAGGTTCGTCATCCCGAAATCAAAAACACGGATGACGGCGACCGCTCGAAAATGAGCTGTGAAGAATTGGCAACTCTGCCGAGCGGCAGTCAGTTCATCGGAACCAACAGTACGGCTGGCAATATGATGTTCCAGCTCATGTTCGGTTATGAAAATCAGACCCCCGGAATCGAGAATGTCAATGACATCTACTTCGATATCCGGCAGGTCAAAACCCTGAGAATCGTCAACGGACAACCGGAGTAAACTATGGCAAAAAAGAAGAATGCTTCCGGTACGATTGAACAACGGGCGAAACAGGCTGTCGGTTCCTTGAAAAAGGATACCGGCGGTTTTATCATCTACAACCACAAGGTGCTGTCCGGCTTCATCGTTACCGACAATCGAATTATCGGCTTTCTGATGGATAACTCTCCGTTTGAACCCGGAGAGATTTTGGAACACGCTGTTCTTGATGCGGAGTTCATGGTTGTGGACTCTCTGTATGTCGGAGCCGAAGAAGGCGATGAAATGCTTGAGGATGTCATGGACATCGTAAAAGCCTATGACTTGCAGGACAAGTACGGCTATGCGAATCGGCTTGACCTTTTCGCAAGGAACGGCGACATCAACATCGACCCGAATTTCCAAATCGTTTATGTCGAGCAGATTCCCGAAGAAGAGGCGAATGGGGAAATACTCGGACAGTAACAAGAGGTGAAAAATGATTGAGTTCAATGGTCTTTCCGAAGAAGTAATTTCTCCGGTCATTTCCAATGTTCTCTCTGCAAACATGTTTGGAGCGATTGCCGAGTATCGAAGAATCACTCGTAAAAGCGGTGAAGAAACGATGCTCGACATGATTTCCTTGTGCGAGAATATCTCGACATGGTTGTTGGAGGACGAGGAATTTGCTTCAAGGAATATGCCTGAGCGTTGCTGTGCAAATTGTCTTGGGCAGTGCGGTTCCTATCGTGAGCAGATAGCGGCTGGTGTTTGGGACAGAGAAAGAAACTGCTTCCGTGGTTCGGACTGTTCCACTTTTGCACCGGTCAATACTTTCATGGTCGAATCCGGCACGATTTCTTTGAAGGATTTTGATTACGACACCAACACGATTCATGTTCTCTCTTTCCAATTGGAAGACGGTGTTCTTTCGATTACGAGAGAGAAAAAGAACGGAAGGAATGAAAGTGTCATCAGTTCCTCAAGGAGAATCGTCGTCATCGACAGGGAACATGCCCGGCAGCAGATTATCAAGCATGTCCGCAATGGCGTGTTTGAAATCTACAGAAAGGGCAGGGTTACAAATTCTCTGTTCGTGTTCGGTCAAAGACCGAATGAGGGCGAAACTTATTCAGAATATTTCGCTCGTGCTCAGGCAGAGTATCGTGCCAAGCAGCAGGAATTGGTCGGCGAAACGTATGCGATGTCTTATGATGAGGCGTGTGCATTCATCGAAAGCAAAATCAGCGGTTCGGAACTTGCCTTATTCCGCAGTTCGGTTTCTGCGGAAGATTTTCTCAATAAGCTCTACGGAGGCATAAGCGTCTGGGAACGGGTTGAGGAAATCAAGAGGGAAGAACTGGAAAGCTCAAGATAACGAGGTAAAATATGCCTGTAATCGACAAGGTTGATGAGTTCAAAATGATGTTCAATGGGGTCAAAGACCCCGTTGGCATTTTTGACTTCTGCGGTGTCAATGCCGAAAGAGCACTCACCGAAAAGAGTAAAGACGCTGAACTCGTTGAGAAGCTGAATCAGTTTCTTGACGGTCAGTTCTTCACCTCACATTCCATCGACCGTCTCGCCCGTGTCGTAGGAGAGGGAACCGACATCATTCGGTTGGCGAAGGTTGGGTATCGTGGCAGCATTTATATGCTGAACGAATCCGTTGACCAGTTCGCCGAACTCTCCGAAGCCATTGGCTTTCCGAAAGAAATCATCCAGCAATATGTTTCGGACACCGCTTCCCATTATAGCCGGTTCTTCATTTGGAAGGACGAGGCCAAAACCAAGAAGCGTTGGATTGAAGCACCGGACGATACTTTGAAGCAGATGCAGGAAGCAATTCTCAGGAACATTCTTTACAAGATTGCTCCGACGAAGTTTGCTCACGGGTTCATCTGTGGACGTTCGATTGTTACCTGTGCGAAAGCACATACGGGAAAGAAATTTGTTCTCAAGCTCGACTTAAAGAACTTCTTTCCGTCAATCACTCGTGAAATGCTATTGGGAGCGATGGCTCCGTACATTAACGAGAGCAATTTCAAGTTCGTGCTTCCGGCAATGGAGCTTTGCCTGATGGAGGGAAGACTTCCTCAAGGAGCGCCGACCAGTCCGGCAGCGTCAAACATTGTCGCTCGTCAGTTGGATTTATTGATGTATGGCATCAGTTCGCAGTTTGGGTGTGAATATACCCGGTATGCGGATGACCTCATCTTCTCCAGCAACGAGAGAGACATCTATACGATGATTCCAATCATCAAGAAAGCGATTGCCAAATTCGGCCTCGTGGTCAACGAGAAAAAGGTCAAAGTGTTGAAATCCCATCAGCGTCAGACCGTTACCGGATTAGTGGTCAATTCTGATGGCCAAACATCGGTCGCCCGCAGGAAGAGAATGAAGCTCAGAGCTTTCATTCATCATATCCTTACCGGGCGCTATCCTTTGGACCGGGTGAACTTCGCTCGGTTGAAAGGCAACATCACGTTTATTGCTATGGCCAATCCCAATCAAGGACGATGGTTCCTTGAGAAATGGGATGAAATTCAGGCCATGAGAGGATAACTTATTGGAGCTTTTCCGAAGTTTCTTCGGAGTTTATGGTAAACTTCTTACCAATTGTCTCACCGAAAGGCCAACGACTCGCTGGCGTCGTCATTAAGCCCAGACAAGTCTGGGCACATGAACGACGCCTGCGAAGTCTCATGGCCTTCGCTGACATTCGTGAAAGCAATAAGTTGATTACGAATTTGACCATTGCCGGAGTATCTCCGGTGTTTAGGGAAATGTTTTCTCTCAAACAGTTCTTCCACGTAGCCCTGAATTTCGAGAAGGCGTATTCTAACGGCGGGTTCCGCCGTCAGAAATCCGACCTTCTCAGAAATTCATTGCTCATTACAGAAGATAGAAATTCGTAAAATATCCTAAAATCACTTGAAAGTTCTGTAAAAAGGGCTAAATTAGATTAAAACCATGAGCATTCCACGAGTTTCTTGTGGGTTAGCGCACAAGTTTTGTGTTAATTGGAACCCGAAATCGGAGATACGGGGACCTTTACCAGATAAATCTGGAACAGGTCCACCGTATCCTCCATTTCTGATTAATAGATGGTTTTATGTTGCAAATATAGTGCTGAATCTTCCCGTTGTTTCAATGGGGTGAAAAGAACATTTGTTCTCAACTGTAATTTACCCGGAGCCCGGTAAATTGAAAGAGCACTGAACAGTTAAAACAGGAGTAACCAAACATGAAGTAGGAGTAATATGCAAGTATATGACAGAACAACCTTGAGTTTGAAGAAGAATCCGACAACCCTGATTTACAACTTGGTGCAGTCCATTCCCAAGAGGATGGTGCCGAGGATGGGTTTTCCGAATTTTCATCTTACTCACACACTCTTACATTCTTACGCCGTAATGTATGAGAGATACGATTCGGTAAAGAACAAAAGAGAACAAGAGGCTTTCGTCAAATATCTGAACACAAACGTTTGGGCGTTCACCGCATTCCGAAGAGAACAGGAAGGCGATGTTTACCTTGCGCTTGAGACAAGGTTGGACGGAAAGACAACTTATTACAGACCTTTGGAATTTTCAATCCTGCATGAGATTGGTCATCATTGGTTGTTTGGCAGAGGAGAACAAGGACCGGCAGACGATTTGCAATCGGAAAACTTTGCCGATGATTACGCAATGGCGTGTTTCCTCCACTATGCGATAACCAAGGACATCAAGCAAGGATATTTCCAACCTTTCCATCCCATGTGGAAGGAGGCCATTAAGATGGCGAGGTCGAAAGGACTGAATGGGATGAACCTTTTGAGGGTTGGAGAGGAGGTCATGGCGTGGTGTAGAATAAGGAGTATTCAATATGGCATCTGAAATCTTATCATTAGCCGAGTACATCGGTCAGGAAAACATCAAGAAGCGATTGCGCTTTGCGATTGTGTCTTCTCTTTTGCAGAAGACGAGTTTTCCGCATACATTGATGTCCGGTCCTCCGGGATTGGGCAAGACCACGCTGGCGAAAATCATCGCCAACGAAACAGGATGTCCGTTCTACAGCTTCACCGCAACGCAGATTACCGAGAAGACGATTCAGGAGATATTGGGCAAGCTCCCGAAGGATGGTTATAACCTGAAAACGGGAGAGGTGGAAGACAGAAGCCAAATCATTCCTTGCGTCGTTTTTATCGATGAAATCCAAAATCTGTCCAAGCGTTTGACTCAAATGCTTCATACGGCGCTGGAGAACAGGACGATTACGGTAAACAGACATAACCCTGAAAAGGGCAGAGTTGAATCCGTATTGTGTTGGGTTCCTGAATTTACAATGATTGGAGCGACGAACTATCTTGGTTCATTGCCGAAACCATTCAGGGACAGGTTCCCGATGAACATCTTGTTTGAGATATATACGGACGAAGAGATTGAGCGAGTCATTTCAGGCCATGCCCGGAAAATGGGAATTGCCATTGAAGATGAGGCGATTGTCAAAATCGCAAGTAAGAGTCGTGGAGTTCCTCGTATCGCTCTGTCGTATTTCGGTAAAACCCATGACGTTTGTGTCGTTCGCTGTTCTGAGAGAAAAGGCATTATCCCGGAAATTATTTCCGACGATGTTGATGTCATGCTTGAAAGTGAAGAAATTGACGAAATGGGGTTGACGAGAATTGATAGAAAGGCCCTCATGTATTTGCTGTCGGTCAACAGACCAATCGGTGTCAAGGCATTTGCTCAGGCAATTGACGAAGACATTCAGACAGTTGAGAATGTGATTGAACCTTGGCTCGTCAAGCTGAAATTCATTGTCCGTACCGGCTCAGGTCGGTATCTCACCGAAGCAGGAAGAAAATACATAGGAAAGGAGAGAGATTTGGGGTTGTATCCCATCCAAGAATGAGCGGTATAATGTTCGTTTTCTTTGTCGTCTACATGTGGAAAATTATCATCAAACCCTAACCAAGGAGAAACCAATGCCCACAGTAAAAGAATTGAAGGCTCCCGCTCTCGCCGAGCAGGAAGAAGTGACGGAAATCGTTGAAGAAGTTCGCAATGATGAGAAACTCAAAAAGGCGAACAAGGTGAAGCGCTTGCAGAATCTCTGCAAGGAAGGACGGCGCGTCGGATTCCTCGTGTATACACCGGGAACCGAAAGTGGTCGTCTCGTTCACGCCGCAACGATGGAAGATGCCACCGTGGAGAAAACGCAGGAAGGCAATTACATTATCAAGGGCAGAGACCTTGAGGAAGAGCTGAAAGCCGACCTCGCCAATGGCGCGAACCCGGAAACGTTGAGCGTTCTCCGCAAGCGTCCCGATGACCAGAAGAAATTCCGTTCGTACCGGGTTGACCGGATTATCAACGGCACAATCGTCTGGTGCTGATGTGAATTTTGGGGAGGGAAACCTCCCCGTGTTCAAGATACTGTTGAATTTTTCAGATGTTTCATCTGAGCATAAGGCATAATCTATTGCAAATGGTTGACCGGGGATGTTCCCTTATGTTCCTGCTGCTATGCCGGTCTTACAACCGGCATTGAAGCTGGAACAACGGGAACCGAACACATACCCTTCACGTCATTCTGACGAGAAGGCTATGGTTCGCGTTCAAGATAGAACAGTACAAACAATGGAGCTGATATGAAACGATTTAAGTGTCCCGTATGTGGAAGCCATGAGCTTGAAGAAGTTCAGACTGGCTTGACCCAATCCGTAAGGGTCAATGGAGTTGAAGAAGGATACCTCGATTACGGCGAGACGCTTTCCATTGAAGGAGGAGAGGTGAGCTATTATCAGTGCGGGAGGGGACATCTTCTTCCGGGCGTGTTGAATGACGAACAGATGGTCGAGTGGCTGAACAAAAACGGCGAGGAGGTCGAAAATGATTGTAACGAAGGCTGAAATTCTCCAACCGGGCAAGTTTATCAACAAGGAAATGCCGCTTGTCGAAACCATTCACAAATTCCTTGAGGTGGCTAAGTCCGGCATAAAGGAAAACATCGACCTTATCTATACGGAATATGTTTCCTTGCTTCTGAATATGCTTGAGGACGAAGGCAAAGAACGACAGTTTCATTATACGATGGCCGTTGCCGATTCAAATATTGGTTATTTGTCCGGCTATCTGTCCGATGAAGACGGAGCGATTATCCGAAACACATTCAAGACTCCTCATCCGGTATTCGGCTATGGCTCTCCATCTGCCGAAGAAGCTCTCGATGCGGGCATGAAAATGGCAGAAGATGGCGTCCCTGAAATCAAAATCCTACCGAACAACAGAAAATGGAACTCTAAAACAGGAGTGATTATCGTATGAATTACATATTTGAAAACGGTAAGAAGACCACATCAATCGGCAGGAACGGCATCCTGACAACTACTGGCATTGAAGTTCTTCAAACAAATGACCCTCAGTATGGAAAAATTACCATCAGTCCGATTACCTCAAGAGGAACAGTCGGCAACTGTATGATTACCATCCCCAACAGAAAGGAAGACATCCGCAGTCTTATCGAAATGTTGCAGATTGTCTACGAACATGCGACGAACTGATGACCAGTTATATCGCTGTCCTGAATGTGGATGTGCGGTTTATTTGGTTGACAGAGAAAGATGTTTTGAATGCACCTATTGCGGGAGGTGGTTTGGGATAGGGGAAGTTGAGCCTCCAACCTCTGACTATACAGAATTGAGACTGGATGAATTTTACAATCACATCGACAAAAGGCTCAAAAGAGCCGAGGAGAATAAATATGTGTGACGACGAATTGGTAATTGAGCATTTGATTGATAACCGTCCCAAGTCCGGCGACATTGACTTCAAAAAGTTGGCGAAGATGTTGACCATCGAACAACGCAATCACATCATCAGCCTTTACAACTGCATCAAGTTCACGACTCAAATGATGGATGCGTTCATCGACAATCACGAGGCGATGATTTCTGACGAGGATTATAAGGCGATTATCGCCAACTACGTCAAGTGCATTGAAGAGATGGAATTTGCATTGCAGTTCTGGTGGGATATTCCGCGCAATGCCAACTACCACACTCACTGGTTGAAGTCAAAACATTGCGCCTGTCCCCAATTGGACAATACCGACCCCGTATATTTCGGCGGTGGCAAAATTATCAATTGCGACTGTCCTGTTCACAAGCATCTCGTTCCTGAGATTGGATGATTTTTAGCGATAGTAAAGAAGACACGCTCCGCCATCGCGGGCAATCCAAAAGGATAGATGCGAAGAACCTTCGTGTAGTCAGGTATATTCTTTGGCAATTGGGGTCCAAAGATTTGTCCCAGAGAAATTGAAATGGTATTTCTCTGGGAAAATGTTTACTAACGCTTGCTTTTCTATAAATCGTGTTATATATTAACCGAAGTTTCATTACCAATGCCTAACAAGGAGCTATTCATGGCTAAGAAAATCACCTTTGAAGAGCTTGTTGCTCTCCGTCAGAACAACCACAACGAGTTCATCAACAGTGTTTATGCTGAATGGGAACCGAGAGACTTCTTCAATGGAGAAATCTGTGCCCGCTCAGTCAAGGAAGTGCCGGACAAACAGAACCCCGGCAGATTTATCACCGTAAACAGAGACAAGTATATCTTCTTCACAGAAGAAGAGCGTCGTGCTCTGATTGACAAGGTGAAAGACAAGTGGGAAAATGACAAGGCTGTCCTCTTCGCCGAACGTGATGAGCGTATTGCTCGTGCTGAGAAGCACGAATACCGTGGGCGTTGGGAAGGACATCCCGAAATTGAGCTTGCAGTTCTCTCTTCCTTTGAGGAGGACATTCCGAACTTCGCCACCTTCATCCGCGCCTGTAACTGTTTGGCTCGTAACTACGAGACAAACGGAACGTTTTGGAAGTCGTATTGTTTCAAGGGCTTCCTCCGCTGGAATCAGGTCGTGGACATGCTCCACACCATCGGCTCAGGCAGAAACCCCGTAGAGATTATCTACGTCAAGCAACCGGTGAAGCTCACATGATTGACGACAAACTGCTCATCGATTTGGTAACGACGATGGGGATTGTCGAATCGGCGTTAAAGAACCGAGAAACAAAAACACCTCAACAAATCCGTAGCTTTGCCGCCCTCCTTAAAAGGGAGGGACGCGATTTGGATAAAGCTGTGGATGCGTTTCTTAAAAGGGAAGCGGCAAAGAACACAATGGACTTGCCGTTCCCAAAGGAGGATGAATGAGAAAACTTGCAACCGTACAGACCATCAGCGAACTGCTCCCAATTCCGGGCGCAGACCGCATTGAAGTGGTCAGAATGAAAGGATGCTTTTGGCAGTGTGTTGTCGGCAAGGGAGTGTATAAGCCCGGAGACAAGGTAATCTACTTCGAGATTGACTCTCTTCTGCCGATGACCGAATATTTCTCGTACCTCAATGGGAGGTGCGGCATCAAGGAAGTTGACGGCATTCCCGGATACAGACTCAAGACCATTGAAATTCGTGGTGTGATGTCTCAGGGAATGGTAGTTCCATACCATGACTTCTTCGATACTGTTCGTGGTGGCGAAATCGTTGTCGATGTTGATGGCACTGATGTATCAGAAGCTCTTGGTGTTCGCAAATATGAAGTAGAACGTGCTGATGGCATTGGCCTGTTTCCCGGATGGGCGAGAGTAACCGATGCCGAACGTCTTCAAAACCTTCCTGAATATTTCGAGTTGTACTCGGAAGACGAATGGGAAGCGACCTTGAAGATGGATGGAACGTCCTGCTCGTTTATGCTCGACCCCGAAGGAAATTTCAAGGTGTGCGGACGTGACTGCGAGATTGCCGATGGCAATAATCACTATTGGGCAATCGCCCGTGAGCTTCGCATGAAAGAACGAATGGAATGTTTCCATCGTGGAGTTCAGGTTGCTGGTGAAATTTGCGGTCCGGGCATTCAGAAGAACCGGGCTAAGCTCGACAAATGGACGTTTTTCCTGTTTGATATTTTCGACGCTCAGGTCGGAAGACATTTGAACAGTTATGAGCGGTTCAATTTCATGCACAACCTTAATGGAATCTGGAAACCGGGAACAACCAATGAAATCCAACATGTTCCGGTTCTCGCTTCGGGAAAACTCCTGAAACAGTATCCGACTTTTGAATCTCTGCTCGAATGGGTCGAGTCTCAGAAAGGCTACAATGGAACCCGTCCAGAGGGTGTTGTATTCAAGAACAAGCGTGACCCGAATATCAGCTTCAAGCTCATCAATAATAAATACTTGATTCGTTATGACTAATCTCCTCTTGCTTGGGGGAGTCTGTAGGGCTGAGTTAGCGGTTTATCAATTAAAATCGACTATACTGTAGCACTAAATCAGTGCCCTGTTGCTCAATGCGCAACGTTATCTGGGCTCAATGACGTTGAGAGCCATCTAATTTAGTGAATACGTCACCAACCTTAAAAGAGGACTTATGGAAAAGATAACCGAAAAGGAGTTAGAGTTCTTAAATGAACTGAAATCACTCCTCGAAAAGCATGATGCTACCATAGGATTCAACTGTGCCGATTGTTCCGATACTTATGGATTATACGAGGAAAGGATTGTTGCTCAGGTTGGAAGGGGTAAAGAGATTTCTATGGCATCAGGATGGGATTGCGGGGCGGAAAATGTGACAGAAACAATCAAACATTCAAAGGTGGAAAAATGAAGATAAAAGACCTGATTGAAAGATTGAAGGAGGAGGATGGGGATGATGAAGTAGTAATTGGTCTTGCTGATGGAACAATCGTTTATCCGTCAGACGTTACTTCTGATTCGATAAACGTGGTGATTGAGGTGGAGTAATGAGAAGACATGTCATTTCTCTATTCGATGGGATAGGGTGTGGACTACTCGCTCTCATCGAAGCCGGTCAACGTAATTTTGTTTACTCTCGTTCCGAGATAGATGAAAAAGCGAATGCCGTATTCCACGACAATTTTACCCCGGAGTTCCTTTCTCAATACGACATTACCGTTGAAGACCTCGGAGATGTCAGACAAGTGTTGAGAACTTCCGGCGGATGGCTTTTCGACAGGGAGATTCACCTTATTATGGGCGGGTCTCCCTGTCAGTCTGTATCGATTCAGGGAAAACGCAATGGAATGGAGGGCGAAAGCGGACTGTTCGATGAGTTCGTGAGAATCAAAAACGCCTTGCCACATCGTTACTTCTTCCTTGAAAACGTTCCGATGAAGAACGAGTTCATGCAATACTTCAATGAGCAGATGGGAGTCAACCCTCTTGAGATTGACTCGGCAATATTCTCTGCTCAACAGCGGCGTCGTCTTTACTGGATGAACATTTCATACCGTGGCTTGCCATACGTGACGTGTTCTGATACCGTGAGGTCGATTATGCTTCATGATGTTCCAGATAAGTATTTCATCAATCCTCAGCAGGAGGTAATTCCAACTGTTCCAGCAGGGAAGAGATGTCTTGCCTATATCGGAGACAACAAAACAGCTAATAGAGTTTACGATATCGATGGAAAGTCGGTAACGCTCATCGCCAACGGAGGAGGTCTCGGAGCAAAGACCGGATTGTACTTTATTCCGAAAATGGCTTATCCTCATGACGGAGAACAATTCACCACAATGATTAACAGAGGATGGGTTGATGTAAAAGGTTATATTCGCAGGTTGACTCCGCTTGAATGCGAACGTCTGCAAGGATTGCCGGACGACTTTACCAAAGCGGCAGGCTCGGACACGGCAAGATACCGAGTAATAAACAACGGATGGAACGTTGAAACTATCACCCATCTGCTCAGAAGAGCATTATAAACACAATTTTTATGGAGGCAAATTATGGCGGCTTTATTTGAAACCGGATTTTTCGTGAGACAACCCGCATGGCATCGTCAGGGCAATGTCCTTGAGGACGCTCCGACCACCGAAGTTGCTTATGAGGCAAGCGGCTTGAATTGGCAGGTCAACAAACAACCGCTGTTCTTCAAGAACGGCGACCCGCAAGTCGATATGGCAACCGACATGTTTGGTCTGGTGCGCAACACCGACAATCGCGTTCTCGGTTATTGCAAAGAGCAGTACGAAATTTTCCAGAATATCGATGCGCTGAACTGGTGCGACCCGCTGGTTCGTTCCGAGTTGTGGCGTTATGAAACTGCTGGAGCACTCAAGAACGGCGAAGTCTGTTGGGTTCTTCTCAAGCAGGGAGAACGTGAACTGGTTCACTCCGATATCCTCAAGGAATACCTTCTTCTCCTGTGGTCTCATGATGGCAGTCGCGCTGTTCAGACCATGCCGACGACCATTCGCGTGGTGTGCAACAACACCTTGCAGATGGCCCTTGATTCGGCAACGTTCCGCAACAGGATTCGTCACACGATTTCGATGAAACCGAAGCTCGAAGAAATTCGCTCCATCTATTCGGAAACCCGTGAAGCGTTCAACAAACAGGATGAGATGTTTAACCGTATGCTTGACTTCACCATGAGTGAAGGTCAGGTGGTTGAGTATGTCGATTCCATTATGACCGGAGCGTATAATCGCGGCAACATCGATGAGATGGAAGAAGGTCGGAGCAAGACCATCGCCAAGAATGTGCGTGAAACCCTGCTCTCTGCCGCTTACAACGGCACGGGTGCTCAGGAGCTTGGCATCAACGGAACCATGTATGGCGTGTTCAACGGCATTGAAGAAGCCATTGAGCATTACATCGGCGGTAATCGTGTCAAAGACCGTGGAATGAACATTCTGCTCGGTAGCGGTCACGATGTCGTCAACGTTGCGTACACCAACGCCGTTCGGATGATGGCTGCTTGAGGCTGATGACATAAATTTTCAATAAAATGTGAACGATTCGATTTGACATTGGGTCGTTCACGTTTTATATTATGTCATTAGAACGTTAAGAACCCATAGAGCGAGGACAACATGAAGTTACTATTCTACGATTTGGAGACGACCGGTCTCCATGCCGCTACCTGCGGTATTCACCAGCTTGCCGGAGCAATTGCCGAGTATGATGAGAAAAGCAATTCGCTCAAATTCCTTGACAACTTCAACTTCAAAATGCAACCGCACAAGGGCAAGAGGGTATATCCGTCTGCTCTTGAAGTCGGCGGCATCACAATGGACATGATTCAGTCGTATCCCGAACCCAATCAGGTGTTCAACGAGTTCATGTCCTACTTGAAAAAGCATGTCAACAAATTCGACCCAGACGACAAGATGTTTCTTGTTGGATTCAACAATCTGCACTTTGACAATGAATTTCTGCGTCAGTGGTTTACCGATTGCGGCGAAAAATACTACGGAAGTTTCTTCTGGTCGAACTCAATCGATGTCATGTCCGAAGCATCGAGAATCCTCCTCCAGCTTCGCCCCTATATGCCGAACTTCAAATTGGCAACCGTTGCCAAGACCTTGGGAATGAAGGTCGAAGACGACAGCCTCCATGACGGCATGTATGACATCCGGCTTACTGCCAAAATCTTCATCGACTGCATGAAGAATCCTCAAATCAGACCGCTTGAGGGGAGAAACCTCGGCGAGATGAAACAGGCGGTAATGGCCTATAAGGAAGAGCAGAAGAAGGAAGCCAAGAAACCGAAGGGGCAGGAATCCTATGTATTGTTTTGACGAACAGAATCAAATTCTGAGGACTGATAAGTACACCTTCTTCCTGCGTGGTGTACTGAGTCAGTGGCATCGGTCTCCGTTTATGTGTGGAGGGGTTCATTTCCCCACCTGTGAACATTTTATGATGTTCCAGAAGGCCACGATTTTCGGAGACATGGAAACCGCTGCGAAGATTATTGACACTCCCCATCCGAGAGAGGCCAAAGAACTTGGACGGAGGGTCAGAAACTTCAACCAGAAAACATGGGAGATGCACCGGCAGGGAATTGTCATTTCCGGCAACTATCTCAAGTTCAATATGCACACGTCTATGAGGGAAGTTCTCCTCTCAACCGAGGGAACTCTTCTTGTGGAGGCAAACAAGTACGACAGCATTTGGGGAATTGGAATGTCAATTGATGACCCGGCCATTCTTGACCGGAGAAATTGGCGTGGAGAAAATCTTCTCGGCTGGAGCTTAACTCAAGTAAGGGAAACTCTTCTGTTCAAGAGAAACTATCCCGATGTAGTCCAGATACCGAAGGAGTAATTATGTCTGATTTCACTTATTTTTTCATTTGTACCTCGATTGCCTTGTCTTCTGCCATTGTTATATGGCTGGCGGGGAAGATTGCCTTGCTTGGAGTCGGTTCCCTGTGCAAAGCGATTGACGGTAGCCCGTATGCTCTGATGTTTGTTCTCTGGTGGTTCAAGAAGACCAACCGTGAGATGCCGGAAGCCATGAAGAAGAGATTTCTCAGTCAGGATGAGTTCCAAATGGTCGTCAGGATGCAGAGCTTCATCAATGCCCTCGGACCTGAACGACTGAGCTTCATCACAAGGAAATACTCGGAGCTTGAACATCCGTTGTTTATCTGGCACGACCAACTGTTCTGCCGGAGCAATGGTAATGATGTCATCAACATTGCCACCGGACAAGCAGGGAAGATTCCTGAAAACGAAGTTGTAACGTCAATGGAAATCTTCGGAAGCCTTATCGATGTTTCAAACATTCTCGACATCAACAAAAAGATGAAAGAGAAATTCGAACAAATGGGGTGGTAATATGTTGTCCGAAGACGAACTGAGAAAGCTGAGCGCACCAAAATCGGAGGAAACATTCTACGAGAAATTCTCAAAGGAATTTCTCTCCAATACCTGTGACGTTACACATCGGTTCGCCGACGGACACCGCCTTGACAAAGAGTTCAAGATTTTTCTCATTAACAATCGTATGTTGCCGGAATGGGGAACGGAGATACTGTGGGAAGTATTCGTAAGAACTATGGAAAGAGGAATAAGGTCTGGAATAAAGGACCGTAAAGGATTGGGGATAATGCTCCTCGATGAACTGAGACGTGCAGGGCTGTGTGTTCTGCAAGACAGAACCTTGTATGAGAATGACCACTTCTACCATAGCGGAATCAGGGAAAGAGAGATGCGGAGGAGAGAAACCTATGACCCATCAGCAACAAGAAGAGAGGCAAGATTTCCTGTCTCCGGTGATGGGATAGCTCGTAGGGTATTTGTTCCAGAAGAGATAGGAAGAGCATTCCTTGATATTCAAACTGGCGAGATGAGAGGCAACGATGAACCAGAAGGATAGAAAAAACGCAAAGAAGGGAATCAAAGAAAACCGTCGCCGTAAAGTTTCCAAAAGAAAAGTTGCGGAGAAAAGGGTTCTGAGAGAAAAACAAGAGCACGAAAACCTCGTGCGTAGAAAGAGGGAAGAATTGAGACAGCTTTATGACGATGGGCCGTCTGATTCCTATTATGCTTCTCCGCTTAATAGAAGAGGCATGAGATTGGAAACAAGTCTTCCAGAGATAAAACATATAGAGAATGTCAGAACAACTTTGGAGCATGGTAATGAAACTAAAGATTATTCGCGTCGGGGAGAAGAACAATTTCAACTTCACTCAATTGGAGTTAGAAGAACTACGGAATCATTGGGAGGAGAAGGGGCTATTGTTTCTGAACAGTAATTCCTTCGTAACGATAAAGAGTGACTTCCCTTCGATAATTACGATTAACCCTTATATGCAGTTTGTTGAACCTCATGGGGATTTGTCGAATGTGAGAGCCGCCCGGCTCAAGGTGGTGCTCGGATGCACCGAAGAGGTTGCCAACGAAGAAAGAAAGGCAATCCTGTGGTGCGCCGAACAGGGCATTCCGATACTCGTTACGTTCATGAGATTCAAGCGCCTTACAACGATGGAAAGATTTGTCCACCCGGACAAAAAATCGGAGTTTGTTTATAACAAAGGATGGATTCGCCCCACGGCTAAGGCTAAACAAGCCTATAAGAAACGTGTTGGAGAATGGCTTGAGAATATCATGGCCGAAGATGGTTCGTGCAGAAAACGGCTTCCTGCTCAATCCCGGAAGATGCTTTACTTCTGCGACGAATCTGGAAAAGGATGTCCATCTTGCAACAATTGCATCCGCTTAACTTATGGAGAGGAGGCGGTGAGAGATGGCATGGTATGGTCGCTTAATTTGTCGGCTTCTGGGGATGATGGAAGGTGCATCTTTAATTGCCAAGACTGTTTTGCGAAAGAGTCTTTAAATCTATGTAAGAGCCATAGACCTGCTTGCGACAAGTTAATTCGCAACAGGAAACAGAGAGGAGCGATGTCTCATGTTTAATGTTTTCTTTTAGCCTTGGGGATTTGCAAATTATTTCTCCTGATTATTCTGGATATTGTTCCAATATGAACGGAGAATTCCTTTGCAACATCCTCTCTGGTTTTACCAGAAATGAGAGCAGAAACAATTTCGTCAGATGGTGCGGAAACATTTCTTTTGATTCCATTGGACAACAAATTTCTTCTAATGGTCTTTTCATCACATCCCATTATTTTACCAATTTTGGGATATGATAATCCATTATTGAACAATTCAATGGCCAAGGATAAATCAAATGAACGATGTTTTTCCATTGGACCAGATGGTCTGAATTCAATGCTGTTCTTGTTAAGAATATTTATAATCGTTGAATTGGAAACATCAAACTTTTTTGCGATATCTTTTGTTGGAGTCCCGTTAAGATAGAGATTAACAACCTCTTCTTCGTGTTCTCTGATAGGATGGAACCTTTGGTTTCCTCCTCCGGCAGAGATATTATATCCATTTGGAACGAGAGAACGGAATTTCTTAATGTAGTATTTTTCTTTTTCATCGAGCTGTTCTTTTGGAATGTTTTCTTCTATTGGGAGTATTTTAAATATATCTCTTCCATAGAGGCTCATTGCCCGATACAGTGGATAAGGATATTTATCTGGATGAAGAGCGAATTTCCTATGTTGATGAAATCTTACTCTCAAAGAATTGATTGTCTGGCCAATATAAATTTTATTGTTGGCAGTATTGACAATTTTATATATTGTTCCAAGGTTGTTTTTCATGTTTCCTCCGATGGTTACATAATAAAATATAACGAAAACAACCAAATGGACACTTGACAAAATAAAGAAACATGATATTTTTAATCAAGGAGAAAATCATGAGCGAAGAAAACAATGTCACTACAACTTTCGCGGAAGCGTTGCTGAATGCCTTTAACATTGTGAATTACAGTGAAAACATTAAAACGGTCAGGAAGAACTATGTTCTTGTAAATCCTGAATCGTTGCCGCCAAACGATAATTATTGTCTGGCGTTGTGCCGTTCTCTGTCTGTTGTCAGAGGAAATCAATTCCATGAGGCAATCTGGAATGCGGTGGTCGAAACCATTTCCGAAACGAGCAAGCGCAAATATGTGGATGACAGTCGAAGAAGCTCGGCGATGAATCGTATTTTCAATAACAAACTGGCCAAGGCCGGATTTGAAATCAGAGCAAGGAGGGCTTGGTAATGATTAAAGAAATGGCAATTATCGTTGGAGTTCAGGAAAGCTATTCTGCGAGAAAAGTTTTGCAGGTAGCGCTGACCCAAGACGAACGCGACAAGGTTCTTGCTTTCATCTCCGCCCTTCAAGGAGGGCAAATCAAACTGCACGAGCAGGAGTGTCTTGGCTTTACTCTTGGAACATATTCTGCTTCCGGGTGGGAGAACCTTCGTGACCTTATCCGTCAATCCAATGAGCAGAGCGAAAGAGATATGCGAGATGCTCAGGCTTATTGTGAGGCAAACGGCATACCGATTGAGCCTCAAGGAGAACAGGAATGAACATAATCGTCAAAATGAAGTTCGGGTCCCATTTGTATGGGACCAGCACTCCTAATTCCGATACGGACATCAAGGGAATTTTCCTCCCTGATGTTTCCGATGTCATCAATCAGACCGTTCCGAAGTCAATCAAACACAACACCAGTCCTGACCATGTGAAGAACACGAAAGACGACGTGGACGAGGAATACTATTCCATCCATCACTTTTTCAAGTTATTGACCGAAGGTCAGGTGGTCGCCCTTGATATGCTGTTCGCACCGGACAGTGTTATCCTTGAGAAATCCCACCTGTGGGATAGAATCAGGGCGAATGCTCATCTCTTTCTGTCGAAGAATACCTATGCTTTTACCGGTTATTGTAAAACTCAGGCAGCGAAGTATGGCATCAAGGGTTCGAGGGTTGCCGCCGTTCGTTCTGCGCTTGCTTCTGTGTCAGAACTGGCGAAGAAAATGACACTGGTTCCTTATAAGCATAGCGATGGCTATGCCGAAACGGAAAGCATGGCATCTCGTCCTTTGTATGAGAAGCTGTCAGATTGCTTCACCCTCCTTCCCGAAGGAGAACACATTGAGAAATATGTGTGTGAGGTCAGTAAGCAACCGACCTACGAGGTATGTGGGAGAAAGTTTCAGGGAACGTGCAAGCTGGATTATGTTAAAAACTGTCTCCAGCAGGTTCTTGACAGCTATGGGGCACGTGCCCTGCAAGCTGAGAAAAATGAAAACATCGACTGGAAAGCAGTCAGCCACGCCTTCCGAGTTTGTTACGAGGCGATTGAGCTTCTGCGTGACCACAAGATTACGTTTCCTTTGCCGCAGGCTTCATTTATCCTGAGAATCAAACAGGGCAAGCTCCATTACAAGAATGATGATGTAGCTGAACGGCTTGATGCGCTGATGAATGAAGCGATTGAAGCATCCAATGCTTCGACCTTGCCGGAGAAGCCCGATTATCGTGGAGTGAAGAATCTGCTGAACGACATCTATAGCACTCTGCACTTCTCACAGGAAATCAACAGGATTGCAGATGAGCTGTTCGTTGCCGGTCGCAACTATGAAATGTCGGAAGTGTATGCCGACAACAAAGAACACGACAAGGCGATGGACAATCTCCGCAATATGAAAGGGAGATTGATGGATAAGTTCCGTTCAATCAATCAAAGTCTAACTTCGGGGGTTGACGATGGCCGTTAAATTCATCACCATTGCGATTATCGCCTCTGTTCCGTTTTATCAGGCGATGAGTTTTGAGAAACTTCTCGATGCCATCGCTCAGGTTGAAAGCGGCAGAGACCACTACGCATTCAATAAATATGAAAATGCTCATGGTATCTACCAGATGACTCAGGGAGTCATTGATGATGTGAACAACTTCGTATTGAAGAAAAGAGTTTACACCATTGACGATGCCTATGTGCCGGAGAATGCACACGCCATCGCCATCGCCTATATGCAATATTGGGGCAGGAAGTACAAGAAGCGTACTCGCCGCAATCCCACCCCGGAGGTGTATGCTCGGATATGGAATGGTGGTCCTCGTGGATACGAGAAAGAAAACACCCTCGCCTATTGGGAGAGGGTTAAAAACCTGATGGAGGCAGAATGATTCGGCAGATAAAGAAAATTTGGAACAGGATGGGAAATCATGGTCTGGAAATTATGACAGTGATTGCCATCATTGCAATATTGGCCGGTATGTTGATGCCAGCGCTAAACGCTGCCAGACACAAAGCCGAGCTGATAAAAAGCGGAAAGACGGCCCAATCTCACATTCATGTGAAAGGCCATAAATACAATCATGCAGATGACTGCATGTGTCACAAAATCCAAGGAGAAAAGAAATGATTTCTGAACTCTCACTGTATCTGATTACCAGATGCGACCCTGTTGGCAAGACATTGTTCGTCTTGGCTTTTATGTCAGCAATTCTGCTGGTCATTTTGCTCATCGGCAACATCATTGCCTTCTGTGGTCAGGAAGACAAAGAGTGCGCCAAGTGCTTGCCGAACATCCGCAAGGCGAGAAACTATGCGCTGATTATCTTTTTGGCAATGTGCATCGGCAATGCGCTGATTCCGACAACCAAAGAGATGGCGTTCATCGTTGTTGTTCCGAAGATTGTCAACAGCGATTTCGTACAGAAAGATATTCCCGAAGAGGTGAAAGCAATTTACACCTATGCGAAGGATTATCTCAAGAGCAAGCTCGTTATTGAAAATCATGACGAGCCGCAACAGACCAAAGAGTAAAAAGAATGGGCCTGCCCTTCGGGGCGGGCCCTTGGAGTATATTATGGAATTCAAATGCAAAGAATGTGGTAATACCGATTTGTTTGAACAGAGAAACAGAGCCAGCGGAACAGTCACCACCCTGTACAGTGCCAATGGTGAAGAAGCAGATAATAGTCAGATGTACAACGGCATTGTCGAAAAGCCGAGGAAGTATATGTATTGCAACCGGTGCGGGGCAAGACAAAAATTTACTCTTGACCAATTGAGGAATAAAGGAGAATAATCATGGAAGCATGGCAACTCGCTCAAGAGATTCGTAAACACAATAAACTTTATGCTGAGGGAAGACCGGAAATCAGCGATTTTGAATATGACCGTCTTGTTGACGAGTTGAAATTCCTTGACTTCGATAACGATGCTCTCAAAGAAGTAGGGGCTCCCGTTACTTACGGCAAGACTGTTCGTCACCTTATTCCGATGGGCTCCCTTGATAAAATCAAGTACGAAATTGACAAGAAAGGTAACGTCGTCGGAGATGGTCTTGGTCCGATTGCCGCATGGGTCACTGCCATGCAGAACAAATTCGGCAACGACTCCATTGTCGCTTCGTTGAAGATTGACGGCATAGCCGGACAGTTGATATATGAGAATGGCCATCTCATTCAGGCATCCACTCGCGGAGATGGTGAAACTGGTCAGGACATCACGGATAATATCCTGCATGTAAACTCAATTCCGAATGTGATTGACCGCAAAGAAAAGATTGTCATCCGTGGAGAGTTTTATATTCCGAAAGACATCTTCAATCGTCTGGCGGTCAAGACCAAAGAAACTTCGATGACCAACGAACGTAATCTTTGCGCAGGAGCCATCAATTCCAAAGACCCAAGAGATACTGCGTCCAAGGGGATTCACTTTCTCCCTTATCGTGTTTGGGTGGATGGGAGAGAACCTGAGTCGATGACCATTGCCGACTTGTTTCTTGATTCGATTTCCGGGTTCCACTTTGGAATCAAGGCTAAGTTTGCTCCGGTCATTCATCATCCGGTGGTTGATGCGAGAACAACCATCAATGAAATGCAGAGAATGCGTTCCGGTGCCAATTTCAGAACTGATGGAGTGGTGTTCTCCATAAACAATCTCGGCGAAAGAGAATCGATGGGTTGGGTTGATAACAACCCCAAAGGTTCTGTGGCATTCAAGTTCCAAACGGAACAGGCTCAGACCAGACTGATTGACATCAAGTGGGAGGCTTCCAACTTTGGTGTGCTCACCCCCGTGGCTGAATTTGCTCCTGTGGTTCTTTGCGACACGGTAGTTCGTGCTGCTCAGTTGTTCAACGTGAACTTCATCAGAGACAATCACATTTCAATCGGAAACGATGTCGTGGTCGAGAAGTCTGGAGACATTATTCCCCATATCATTCGTGGCATCAGGAGAAACATGAGCGAGAATATCAATTATCCTGAGCTGTGCCCGGTATGTGGAAAGGCCACGGTATTTGACGGAACCATCATCTCCTGCGTGAATCCCATTTGTCCGGCAATTCTTACCGGAGCGATTGTCAATTGGCTGAATGCCATTGAGGTTTCCGAACCGGGTCAGGCAATGATTGATACGATGGTCAAGGCCGGATTGGTCAAGAACATTGCCGACATCTACAAACTGGAAGTAGACAAGGTGAAAGCACTTCCTCGCTGTAGCGAGAAACTGGCGAAAAGATATGTAGAAAATCTCAGCCAGAAGAAATCGATTCCTTTGGACAGATTCCTCTTGGGATTGCCCATTCGTGGTATTGGTCCTTCTGTATGGCAGGATATCGCCAATGAGTTCCATTCCTTAAAAGTGGTGAGAACCACTGGAGTGGACCGTCTGAAAGAAATTCCGGGCATCGGTGGAACAACTGCAATTCTGATTGTGACATCATTGCACAACCTCACTCCGATTATTGAAGAACTGCTTCAACATATTACCGTTGAAGATGTTTCTGCAAGAGATGGCGTGTTGGTCGGAAAGAGCTTCTGCTTTACCGGAACCTTGTCTCAGCCTCGCAAATTCTATGAAAAGACGGTAATCGATAACGGAGGTATTCTGAAAACCGTTGGCAAAGAGCTGATGTTTCTTGTGGCAGGTGGCAATGCCGGGTCGAAGATTCAGAAAGCGGAGAAACTCGGAACCAAGATTATCAACGAAGAACAATTTATGGAGATGGTAAAATGAGCAAGCAAATCACCCCTGCATGGGCCGACACTCCGGGAATGGAGCAGAAGGCCAAGACCAATCGTGAAATTTACGAAGAAATCAAGCATCTTGGCAAGGCCGAGAGGATTGGGACATCTTATGCGTGTGCCAAATACAGAGTGACTCCGACGACCGACCGGAAGCTCAACCCTCTGGAGATGGCACTGATTGCCGATGGCGGAAATCTGTGCTTCGGATATCGCTATGAAGGCGGCGATGTCGTAACCATTTATACTGATTAAAGGATTGTCAAATGTCGGCAACAAGAATAAAACGTAAAACATATTGTTTCAAGTTCGACAACGGACAAGAAATCGAAATAGACGGAATCACGATGATTGTGTGCGGTCTGCTGGTAACTCCAACAGGAAATCAGTGTAAATTGTGCTGGTTCAACGGTGGTTCATACAATGAGAAATGGATTGACGAGGAAGTTCTCGTCATCATGGCCGAAAGAAAAACAGGGAAGATTGACTTTCCTACTGGAGAAGAAAAATGAAGAAACAAGAGTACATTGACGCTTTCATGAGAAAGAATCCTGCCTTCAAAGAGCGCGAAACAGTGACAATGAAGTCAAGGGCGATGGAAAAAATCATCGCTCAGGCTTATGATGAAGGTTATAAACAGGGGCAGGAAGACAGGAAGGCGTCTGATAATCTGTTCAACTCAATGTTCGGAGGAGGGAAAAGATGATAAAGTTACAGAAACCCGAAGCCAATCGATTCATTACCGGGGACAGCGTGTGGGCTGTCCAGTATCAGCAGATAGACGGAAAGTGGATTCCTCTGTTCGCCTACGAGTTTACCATTACCGGGGTAGCCTGCAAATTCGGCGGAGACAAGCCGCAATACAGCTATTGTTTCCGTCAGGAAAATGGGACGTGCGTGTGGATTCTCGAAGATTGTCTGTTTTCAACTTTCGAGGCGGCAAGAGATTCAGTATCCTATCCGATTATGACCAAAGAAGATTTTTCAATCGCATATCCGGGAGTGAAATCCGAGTTTTATCCCCGGTGTCTTTGTGACGGAGAGCAAAATGTGTAATTGCCATTCATATAACTTGGACCCGCCCGATAGTGGCAAAGAACCGAATGTTCTGGTCCGAGTGTTCGCAGGAGTGGATGAAAAATCCATTCCTATCTACAGGGATATACCAGTTGACGCCTGTATCGCAGAGATTATCGAAGAGATATGGGACAACGGAGTTCAAACACTTGAATCATGTTGTGGTCATGGGCTTGGTGGAGAAATTGGAGAAGGATATATCATGCTCCAGCACAACGCACCTCAAAAAGAGGTTGACATCGTTTCTCGCATTTTGAAGAAACACGGAAGAAACATTCCCATCCTGTCTTGGATGAGAATGACCAGAACTCCAAGCTGATATATCTCGGGGTCTAACACGAGGTAGTTATGGATTATTCCATATCAGACAAAGTGATTCTGAGAACAACGGGTCAGGAAGCCGAAGTAATCGAAATAAAAGAAGACAATACTTTGGTAGTGTTCTTGACAAATGACGGCGGTTGTGTTATTGTAACCGAAGAACAAATAAGGAAACGAAATGAATGCTATGACAGAAGAATTGGGGAAGACTCTCCGTGATTACTTCTCTGCCAAGCACAAATTGGCGGACACCTTGCACAAAATTAAGGGCAAGGTGTTCGTCATGAAAGGCAAAGAATATAAGGTAGGAGACTTCTATCGTTATCGTACCTCGGATACAATATACATGACCGTAAGCCCGGTTAAGTATTTCCTTGTTCCTTGGGAAACAAGAATTGAACTGATTCCATTTATGGATATGTTGCTCAACGGAGAGGTGGTGTTCAATGAAAGCTGAATCATGCTATATTTACATGACGGCATATCCCCACATGATTATCGGTCTGTTCTGCTGTGGAAAATTCTTTGGGATTCCCCGCAAAGGAGCAGACCGATTGTTGACTGTTGAGGAAAGTGAATGTGAACCGCTTGAAAAGGTTGAAGAATTTATCAACTTCTGCGAGATGTGTTCATGTTGTCACAAGGATTTGGTAAAAAGGTTGAATGAAATTCTGGAGGAAAAGGAAAATGGATTACATGACGCTTGAGAAGTATTTGAAGTCGGATGAGTGTCAGGCAGGGCACTTCTACCGTGGAGCAGGAAGAAATTTCAGTATCGGTCTTTGCGTCACGGGCAAAGACGGAGAGAAGAAATTCAAAGGAATACGCAGTAAGTGGGGAACGGAATACATCGACTCCGAAATTCACTTCGATGACGACAATAAGCACGGGACGTTCAAACCGATTGAGGACCTAAACGAACCGTTCCCGATTGGAAGTTTACCGTCAGACCACAGTGAGTGTTTGTTTATCAAGCTGAAAATGCTTGAGGGAGGCAAGGTCACTCCTCTGGAGATGGTCCAGTTGGAAAGATTCCGTCAAATTACGGCAGAGGGGTATAGCAAGGAACATGACCTTGAACACAATCCCGATGAGTTTGCCTTAGCCGCTGCCGCCTATGCTATCAACCCCAACAATATCTCTGAGGACACCGTGAATTTCCTCAAGGACAATGGATTTCGTGGCATTCCTTGGCCGTGGGAACCCGCCTCTGACAAGAGAGCCAAACACGACAGAAAGCGTTCTCTGGTAATCGCCGGAGCGCTAATTCTCGCAGCACTTGAAAGGGAGATAGACAATGAAGACAAAACTGCTCAAGTGTAAGAAGTGCGGAAGAGAAACTCTTCATTATATCGAGAACACAGACAAGGTGTACACGGGTGTCATAGGACTGTTCACCCTTGGCCTTGTCATTCCTCGTGATATGAAGAGAGTGTGCTCTGTTTGCGGCAGAACAAAATACTATGACGGAACCAAAGTATGTGGGGTGCTCTGATGGCAAACGATTTTGAAATTTCATTGATACGTCACATCAAGGGGACGAAGGAACATGTCTGTCATCTGTGCGACAGAATCATTTCCAAAGGTGCCATCCAAACGCTTGGAGCAGAGTCGATAAACGGAAAGGTAACTCGATTCCGGGCGCACGACTCCTGTATGAATCTCATGTGGGAGCTGTGCAACTCGTGCAAGGAAAACGACAGTCCGTGTAAAAAGACCTGTAAGGAGTGCTTCAAGGAAAGAGGACAGGTAATTACCGACAAAGAAGTGAGCAAACTACTGAAACCAGTGTTCACCGCCTTCCCGGGTCTGAGAAACATCAAGGTATCGGAATACCATGCTATCGGATTTGATTACAAGGGAAGAAAACTTTTGGAAATCAATATGTTTGCTCTCGTTGGAGACTTCTTCTCCATGCCCAAGGGGATAGACATATACCGAGACTGGTATAAAAGGAAAGATTAAACAATGGTCAAAGTAACAGACTGTCATTATTTTTATTGCTATTCTGTCAGGTGGACTGGAAACAATAAGGAAGAAATCAAAGAGTTCTTTGACTTATTGGGCATAGTGGAAAGAACTCATGCTCCGGGTACATGCGGAGAATATCGTGAAAACTTCAATGGTTACTATTATTTTGATGAGAACAATTTCATCCATACTTATCAAGACAGGAATCATTTCGGTTGTTGCAAGATTGACGGTATGATGTTTTTCAATATACCGAAAGAGCCTAAATACTTGGATTTATCAGCATATTTTAAAAAGAGAAAATCATGAACATAAGAGAAGAAGAAATCACCATCAAGCAGACGGCATATATCTGTAGTCTTTGCGGCAGGACATTTATTGACGGGGACAATCCGAGAAGGAGCTGTTCCAATCATGAAATTGCCTGCAAAGAAAGACAAAGAACAGAAGAAATTCTTGAGAAGTTCAAAGAAAAGCATCAGCCGAAGTACAAACAAGGAGACCTTGTTACCTACACGATATTCGGCACCGACCTTCTTTGTGAAGTTCAAGAAAGCTATATTATTCTTCCTTCTTCTGAAAAGCCATCATATAAATATAAGCTGGTTCCAAAGGTGGAAGATGAAGACGATAACGAATACTTCAAAGAGGCACTTGAAGCAGACCTTGAAATGTTCATGCCTCATAAAGAAGTCATCAAAAGAATAGAAGAGTTGTTTGAGAAATTTCAGAAGCTCGGAATTGAAGTTGATGTACAATTATCGTTTTACAGCAAAGAATTTGAGGTTGTGTATCGTGAGCCAATCAAACAGGAGAAGAAAGATGTGTAAAGAAAGAGACGCCATGCCGGATTCGGTCAGACAGTGGGAATTGCGTTGCAATGGAGCGAGTATCAAACTCACCGACGTTATGTCGGGAGAACCGCTCGTCATCCAAATCAACGACATCAAATACATGAAAGGTATCACCATTGACCTTTCCAATCAGGAAGGAAGAGGATACACCAGACGACCGGAAGAAATGTTCGGCAGGAAAGAGGTGAAAGCCACTATGGTCTTCACCGTACACGGAGACTTCAAGGTCAAAGAGTCTCTTGAACAAATCGGTAAATTCGTCGAGATTGTCGATGCTACCGGAGAATGACCAAACCACTCAGGGGAGCGGGCGTAATGCCTGCTCCCCTTTTTTGTTTATCCCCACCTTTCGCGCCCGAGAATGGCTTCGGCCACTTCTTCTACTGAAATAATTTCCATACACATGGGCCGATTTTTCTCTATTCCGCGCACCAGATTTGTGCAACTTCCCTGCATTTCCGGCACCACATATCGTTTCATACACGCAGTTTCCCGGCAGCAATCCAACCACCCCACTCTATTCAGGAACGTGTGATTTTCGTACATCGAAAGCCTCGGGGTCTCTCTCGCACCGGAGATGACGACGCACGGCCTTGGTCTGCCATCTTTTGTTTCCATCGTTGCCATGTGCATACACGCAGAAACAGGACCGACAACGCCCCGGGAATGATATGTCAGGAGAATCCACTCTCTTATCGTGGTCTTTCCTCTGAGGTCTACCACTCCATTAAGGGCATTGTGCTTGTCTTTCGGGCCAAGTCTGCCTATCTGAACAAACTTAACCTTGCCTTTGAGAGCGTCAACCAACTTCTGATAGTTGTCGTATCCCCAATCTTTCGTCGGCGTATCGTCCATGTATCCGGCGTTGATAATCCAATAGTCACCTTCGACCATCGGAGGGAGTTTCTTTTCTTCTTCTGTCAGATGAATATCACATGCAAGTTTGGTCAGGGGGATGCTCACTCCGAGTTCTGCCTCAAAAGATTTTATCCACCCCTGAATACAATGTCCTTGACTGGCATTCTTTTCGTCTCCGACGTATCTTCCCTTGATAATCATATCTGCATTGCGTTCAGTGATGCTACGATTCAAATAAGGGTTGTTATTCCATATCTCCATCGCAGTCGTTTGAACGTTTATGTTGAACCTGTCACCGAATGCCTTGGCCAAGTCTCTCACGGCAGCCGTCATGATTAAAACATCTCCCGGATGATTGTGGGTCTTGAACAGAACGTTGATTTTCGGTTTGCGGGCCACTGGCGTCGATTCTGGCAGCTTTCGCAGAACGAACATAATCTGAGCAAGGGCGGCACCTTTCGTCTGGTCTATGCCCCTGTATTGAACGTTATGAACGTATCCGTCAGACTGCTGCTCAACACACAGAATTTCACATCCCGGAAGAGAAGCGATAAGGTCGATGATATTTACAGAGCGCTCAGACCAGCTCTTTTCTTTGTAGATGGTGAAAGTCCACTTGTGGTCAACGTTCCATTTGGACGGAAAAATGCCTTGCTCATACAGGTCTTCGTCTGGAACAGTGACAATCATCGTTCCCGATGGCTTGACAAGTTTCCACCACTCCCCTAAAGCATGAAACGGGTCAATCATATGTTCAAGAGTATGGGAGCTGTACACAAAATCAAATTGATGGTCAACATACTTAGTGATGTTGTTGGCATCTCCATCTTTTTTATCGAAGCCAATACAGTTTGGATAAATGATATCCTTGCCGCAACCGATGTCTATTCCCTGTCCAGAAAACCATTCTTTCACTTGAAGATTGGTCAATTTTCTTTTCAACTTACTTGATTCATTCATCTTCCTGCCCTCCTATTCCTTTCAGCATCCTTACCTTTGTCGAGTGTTTCCTGTTATTTTCACAGTAAGGACATCCTCCATGATTTCTACAACTCCTGTCGAATCTCTTTGACCTTCTGTATGGTTTACGAAATTCTTTTCCGTGTTCAATAGCCTTTTCAAGACCCATCTACTACCTCCAATGGTAATCTTATCTTCTCGGCAGGGGCAAAACCATATAACATGGTCCAACCCTGCTTGAACTTATCGCCAGTGTTCTTATATCTTACAATCTCAAAGACATCTTTATCAACTTTCACCTTGATAAATATCTCAGGGATGTCTTCCGTGAGGAATATTCTGTTGTCCATAAACGAAAATGGAGAGGTGGTTGGCCTCTCCTGCCTCCGTATATTATATACAGAGTTCGTTTACTTTGAGTCTGCTACACATTCATCGCATCGTTTCCATTTTGGATTTTTGCGCTCATGGACGGTTTCTTCCCAATCTGCCTGTAAAAACAAACGATATTTCCAACACGTGCCATTATCAGGGTCGAGTTCTTTGCAGTCACCACAGTATTTATTCATTTATTACCTCCGAAACGACAATCTCAAACTTGCCATTGTCCCAATTGAATCTGGCCTCTGCTGGCATACTCAGCATCTTGGTTACACAAAATGCTTTCTGTTCAAGCTCTGCCATCTTCCTGTCGAAATCTTCTCCAGTGCAAACAAGCTCAAGACAGCTTTCCGGTTTCGTCTTATGACTGAGACGGTAGTATCTTATGAGCTTTTTGCTCCAATCCATTTCGACAATCACTCTGGTCACTCTTTTGACTTCAACCGCTGGTTTGCCCCTGTGTTCAAAGCGATAGGCGACAACATCACCAACCTTGAACTTGGGAGGATGGTGTTGTTCAAACCATTCACGATATCGATGTTCTTCTTCGCACTGAGCAACCACTCTTTCGTCTTTCGACTCTTTACCGCATTGCTCACAGATGTAGATTGTATATCCGTCTCTTCTGGTTTTCATGTCAATACCCCGGTGATTCGGTTTTGTTTCTGGCACGGTCCATGTCGAAGAATGCAAGGTCATCCTGATAGTAGATGGTGACGGTCTTGCCCTTTCTTTCTTCGGGCTTGATTCTTCCGGCATTTCTCATCTGTTCTTCACGCTTCTTTACCTTGACCATAATGTCTTCCATCGGAATCGGAGCGTAATTTGAATCCCAAGCATCAACGCCAACATCAAAACTCAGGTTGTAGGTCTTGAGTCTGCCGTGGCTGTGTCCGAACAGATGAACGCTACCGTAGTGAGACAGCTCCCAGACTCTCATGCAACAATGACTGCATACAAAAGTCTTCCCTCCAAAGTTGAAGGTGTCGATGAACGAGACCTTCGAGAAACAATCAAGATGGACCTTCGGCATTTTATCATGGGAGCCGATTACAAGCTCCTTCTTGCCGTTAAGGACATTGAGGAAGAAGCCGTGTCTGTCCCAAGCAAAGTCGCCAAGGATTTTCACTCTGTCTCTTTTGGTTACGACTTTGTTCCAGCGTTCAATCATCTGGTCATTCATGTCGTAAATGTCCTTAAAAGGACGGTTGTTGTATTTGATTACATTTTCATGACAGAAATGCGTATCTGCGACCACAAACAAATTGCTCATATTTTCTCCATACTAAATTGATTGGCTCCCCGGAGGGAGCCTGAACACCTTAAAGCTGAGGAATCAACTCCTCAAAGATGTTCTTCGTTGATGTAAACCTTGCGGCACGATGGTGTCCGCCCCCACTTGCTCCATCGCCATAGGCATGACGTTCTGCAAGTTCCGCGAAACTTTTCTTCGGCGTCTTGTGTTCGGTGTAGAGGCCATAGGAGAAAAATTCCCCGTCAAAGAAGTAACATATCATGCCATCGTATTTTGTCAAGTCGAATTTGTCAACAATTTGGTCAGAACCTTTCAAAGGACTGTTGATACACAGCCAGTGAAGTCCTTCCCAATCGAAGTCAAACGTCCGCTCTTGAAAACGAGGGTTCATGTATCTTTTGAGATAGCGCTCGATTGTGTCGCCATCTTCAACCATCTTCTTGACGAAAGCCTCTCCAACAGCACTCTTTTCTTCACTGAGCCTGCTACAGGCATAGTTCAGATAGTCAACCAGCTCTCTGCTGTAGGGAGACCAGCCGTTTGCCTGAAATGCGTAGAATACTTTCTTGGCCATATCCCAAGGAACCATCGGTCGGTTTTTGTCCCATACGTCATACGTGCCGATAAGGTCAACAAGACTCGGATACTGTTTCAGGTTGCCGATTTGCAAACCGAAATATTCGAGAGTGAGCTGACATCCGGCAGAACCGATACGACGGATTCCGGGGATTTCTCTGACTTCGAGAGAAGAGTTCTCAACGGCCTTTGTCCAAGCGTTGATGGACGTGGCGTGATGGTCAATCCACACGAAGTTTGACATGAGGCTGAGCTTGACCAGTTCATCGGGAGGAAGAGAAAAGTCCACCATATAAACTTCATCGTCAGGTTCAATATCGCCCCAAGGGAAATCCATGCCGTAATCACAGGGGTAGAATGTAGCTGGTCTTTCCAGAGGGAGAAGAGCAACGTTGACAATCGCCCCGGAGAGAATGCCGTCCGGGTCGTCGTGGTAAAATACTCTAATCATTTTTCCTCCAAGTATTCAATGATTTGATTTTTGATTTCTTCGGTAATGCCTTTACCGAAGGTCGTCTGGAAGAACTTCCCTCCAGACGGAAGGGATTGTCCCGCATCAGAATCATCGTCAATGACCGCAAACTTCTCAATTTCTTCTGGAAGAGTATGGTTATCAACGAAATATTTGATTTCATGACCACGAGGAGGACGACCCTCAGATGAAAAATCAGGAGTGAACCCAACCAATACGGCGGGCAATCCCAATCTTTCAAACAGAATAGCTCCCTCTTCAAGAGTAAGCCCCTTCCTCCAAGTGGAGGAAAGAACGATGTTCGCCCCGGTTCTGGTGCAAATGTCTGAAATCATTCTGACTTTTGCATCGGTATAGAACTCAATCGGGGCAGGTCTGCCGTTTTTCAAGGAATACTCTCTGTAATCCTCTTCGGAGTTTAATACTCCGTCAATGTCGAGAAACAGTACCTTCATTGTTTGCCAGTGCTCCCAAATCCACCAGTTCCACGAGTCGATTCAGGGAGGGTGTCCACCTGCTCAAGTTCAACATCCGGGAGCTTGGAAACTACGCCCTGAGCGATTCTATCTCCAGCAGAGAAAGAGAACGCCTTGGATTCATCGTGGTTGATGAGCACGATTCCGATTTCTCCACGGTAGCCGCTGTCGATGGTTCCCGGAGTATTCAGAACCGTAATCTTGTTCTTGAGAGCCAGACCGGAACGGGGACGAATCTGAAATTCATATCCCGGAGCCAGAGCCATATAGATTCCGGTGGGGACCAGCATTGATTCTCCGGGTTTCAAGATACCGGAAATATTCGCCCTGATGTCGTAAGCGGCATCGTCTTCATGAGCCTTTTGAAGGGGCTGACCGTCGTGAATGATTTTCCCATACGAAACGAGAACCTTTGTCTTTGCCTGTGTCATTTCTTTAAATTCCTTTACCAGTTTATTGTAATCTTCTTGATTACAAATTGTTCTTTTCTTTCTTTCGATTTCAAGCTCACAATAGCCGAAATCTCTGACTTGTTTAATAATCGGCTCCTCGTTGTTGAGGAGCCAATCCAACCACTCTTGTGCCAACGGTTTATCCATGACTCTTTCCTTCTTTGGACATGATATCCAGAGTGAAGTTCGAGACCACTTCTGAATGCCATGAGCTTAGAATACGAGAGACTTCTTGAGCATTTCTCACTCTGGTATTATTGCCATGAGTGGGAACGAAACCGCAGATTCTATTGTCTTTCAGTACCGACCACATATCTTTGCCATCTACAAGGTGAGCTCTCAGACCAATTCTTGAACCTCTATAAGAAAGAAGCTCAAGCATTCCCTGAGTAGTAACACAGAACGGAATCTTGTTGATGTCGAGATATTCGATTACGGAACTGAGGTTGGCAAACTCAGAGAGATTAGCCACCTCAAAGTAAGTCGGAGACGTGCAACGAACCGCCTCTTTCCCATTATTCTTTCCGTAAACAGCGAAACAAGCAGGGCCGAGCGGAGTTACTACTCCGGGAACAATAACCGCCAGTTTAAGATGGCCTGACATCGCCTCTTCCGGGAGGATGGAAACGCTGATGGTTCTCACTCCACAAAGCAGATTGAACAGGTCGATTACTCCCTTGTTGAGTTCGCCATCATGATTTAATAGAATACTCGGCTTATCAGCCTTCTTTTCTTCTTTCTGAGCGTTGGCCCTGACAACGTTCTCTTCAATCATCTTGAAGAGATGTTCGTTTGAAGCGCATCCGGGCTTCATGTCTGCTGGACGGTCATCCAGTTCTTTGGGAAGTCTGCCATCGGCAATGGCATCAAGCGTCCAGTCGATTGCAAAGAGGTTCCAGATACAGGCAATCAGATGATTTTCATCGGTGAGGCCCATCTTGAAATACTGAAAGTGTCGTTCCGCAGAACTCATATACCGGGTGATGGGTTGACCCTTCTGCCAGTTGAAATCTCCATACTTTTCACTTCCGGCAGCATAGTGAAGAGCAAGTTTCGTTACTACCGAAGCCGGAACGAGGTCATATCTCGGCTTCCCTTTTTGGGTGTCGCGTCTTGAGCCTGTCTTCATCTCTTCACGAACACCGTGGTCTTTTACTGCAAAACCATTTGACATAAAAAATCTCCTTTTCTTTGGTTGTTACCCGTGGGTTTTGAAGATAACATACACCAAGAAAAGGAGAATGCAAATCAAGCAGTTCACTTTTTAAGAAAATTTAGGCATTAAACCTGAAATTCCTCAATCCAGATACGGAGTTGTTGATTCTCGCAGGGAGAATATATTCGACTTCTTCGGTCGCCTTATCATCGGAAAGAACTCTCATCGCCATATAGCTGATATCAAGATATGCCTGATTGTTGAACAGCATATACTCATTGAGTTTTTCTCCAATGAATGTCACCTCGAAGACAAACAATCCATTGGCAATATCCGACTGGTCAGGCTTGAACACTCCAACAGAGTAGAATGATTCTGGGATACCAACCTGAATACCTGCCTGATACGTCTTCTGCGGAAGAGCATTGATATAGAATCTGAACCCGGTTGCGAGTTTTTCTTTCTCAACATACTCTATCTTCTCAATGTTGCCATTGTCATCAAACAGAAGAATCGTTCCCTGTTTCTGAACGTCACTGAGGTTTCTGTTCGTAATCGATACCTCAATGTAATATGGGGCGGTAGCATCCCGACCGGAACTTGAACCGGAATTGGATTCATCAACCGCTCCTACAGAAACAAGAGTTGACTTATAGCAATGCAGATAGTTGTTGTCAAACACAAGGGTAGCAGAGACATCGCTTCCAGAGAATGAATCATCCTTCTCCCATGTGGAAGGAAGACCATCTCCTTTGGTCTTGATGTTCTGCCACTGCACAGAATAAGTGTTTCCGTAAATGAAAAGAGGGAAAACAGGAGTGACGCTGGAAAATGTTGCGGTCGGAGCCACAATCAAAGTCCCGTCTTCAAAATATCCCTGAGCTTCATCTTTTACGTAGAAAATTTTCATAATTCTTATCCAAGTGTTTGAATTAACAGATTGTTGGTCGAGAAGTCAACTGCTTCGTCAAAGGTCACATCGTAGACATAAGCGAACCCGCTTCCGTCTGGAATGAACTTTGAACCGAGCATGACCTCAACGCAGTCTGTCGCATCGGTTGTGTCCACGAGATACATCTTGCCCATAATGAGAGATGTTCCAGCATCAATTTTGATATGAACTGTTCGCCCTGTAACAGTAAACTCCTTGATAGGAGAACCTGCCGGGACAGATGGGGATGAGAGGGAGAGGGTGTAAACCTTTCTCTCTACAGAACCTCCACCAGAACCTCCCGGAAGATTGGTCAGCAAGGAGCCGTCGAGGGCGGGGAGTTTACCTCCCTCAGCCACTACGACGGTTTTGTTGGGGTCAAGCAGTTCAATTGTGTTGAAAGTTGACATAATCCATTACTCCTTATGGGGTATCCGTTCCACCAGAACCACCTGCGCCGGAAGCATCAATCGTCAGACATTTCCCAACGAGGATGACGAAATCAAAGCTCTTGTCGGTAGCAACATAGCCATCGCCAAAATCAGCTTCTACAACCAGAGTTGTAAGGCCGGATTCGCCATCGTAAGAACTGGTGGTGTCGAGAATGACATTGGTTCTTGTCGAGTTGGTGGAATCGATGAGCGTTGCTCTGATGAGCTCAAGCACAACTCCAACCGGGTCCGCAACAGGAATCTGCGTAGTGAACGTGAACTTATAGTTCGTTCCCTCTACAGTTCTGGTCACATTGACCGTGTTGTCCTCATAGGAGAGAGTTCCGGTCAGAGGAACGCTGAACTTCATACAGACTGGAGCAAGTTCCTGAGAATCTTGCAGGTCTTTCTTTGTGACAAGGCCGATTCCATCGACTTCAACAGTCAGGTTTTCACCACTTCCGCCAGTCTTGATGGTCTTGAGAACTCTTGCCTGTTCTGCCGTGACATCTGCGAGGTCAGCGAGATTGATGGTGATATTACCGTCAACCGGAGTTTTTCCATTGACAGTGATATTGATTGAGCTTCTGCTGTAGGTTTTCTTCACATCGGTGAGCTGCATGTTCGCAACAGTCACTTCATTCAGAACGAAATATTCACCGCAAACACTGTCATAATAATCGTCGCTCAGAGACGTTGAAGAAGAATTTGATTCTTCTCCTTCTGGACGATAAATCATCACCAATTCGCTGTTTTCAACTTGAGTGAGACCAGCATCGGTTGCCGCTTTCTTGAGAAGAGTCAGAAGGTCGCTACCATCTGCTTCAACCGGAAGAACCTTGGTGATGGCCAGAGGAGGAAGTTGTTCTTCTCTCAACTTGCCGTTAGAATCAAGAGTGACGATACCACCGGCAGTATTCGGATAGTTACCAGAAAGCGTGAGCTGTCCAGTGTTGACATTGACATCATCGTTGAAGCTGACTTCCCATCCAAAATCTACCGTACTTGAGAAACCAGCTTCCCCAAATGATACTTTGTCGTAGAATCTGACGGTAGAGTGAACGTCCTGCTGATTGGCGTTGGTCAATCTCAGGAACGTGCCCGAAAGAACTCCAAGCTGTCCTGCTTCTGACATGGTAAAGTCGTTGCTGACAGTGATTGCTCCTTGTTTGCCAGCAAAAGACGTAACGGCTCCAACCGGAACATTTCCATTGCTATCAAGAACAAGTAATCCTCCAGCAGTATTTACGGCCTTGCCATTCCAAAACAGACCTTCTTTTTTGACGGTAAGAGTCTGTCTGACATCATAACTTCCGGTAAGGTCAGGAAAGTGCATATAGTCGAGGTTGACACTTCCATCAGAATAGCTTACCCAAAATCTTCCATGAGACTTGTCTGTCGCTTCCTTGATGTTTCCGAGAATTGCTCCTTGGGGGTCAACCATCATATAAGACTGTGCCCCACCAACTTTCGGAGAGGCAAACTCTGTAGAATGGTCGAACTCAAAAGTTTCGTATGTCGTGCCAGACTGTTCTTCAATTGCTCCTTTGACGGCAATTTCTCCATCTTCACTGATGTCGATGAATTTTCCGGCAGTATAAGTTTTGCCGAGTTCCGGCAGGATTGATTCTGGAAGTTTACCTGTTTCGGAGTCAACAACAGCAACACCGCCAGCGGTATTGGCAAATTTTCCATTATAGAAGATTTTGCCATCTACAGTCAGACCAAGGCCAAATGTGCCTGCTTCTGACACTGCCGTGAATCCTGCCATGTCCTCAAGGATACTGACATTTACCGCAGTAGATTCTTCATTGTTTTCATTTCCGATAACAATACTATCACTGTCGATAGCGACAGAATGTTTCCCGTATACAAACACGGTTTTCTTGTCGAGGTTGAATGTCTCGGTGTTGCCCTCAATCGCTCCTTCAACATTGACAGTAATAAGTCCGCCGCCCTGATTCTTTACTTCGATAAACCTTCCGCTTGAATATTCTGGGGAGGCAGGAATGAAGCGATTATCAATTTGCCCTTCATCGTTAAACAGGTCGTCTTCTCCAACTTGAATATTGGAACCGGTTCCTACTTTGAGCTTGGCTGAGGTGAGAGTGATATCTTTGCCGTTGGAAACCATGCCGTCAGCCATAGAGAAGGTGATTCCCTTGTCCATTTCTGCTGCAAGGGTAACAACATCCGCAAGGTCAATTTGACTTCCACCAGACAACTTGAGGTTGCTGCCAAGGGTCAGGTCTCCGGTTGCCTCGGCAATACTGTGAACGACCTTGATATCGGAATCAAGTTTTTTACCTTCGCCGAGAACAACAAGACCGCCTTCGGCATTCGCCGCATTGCCATTATAGGTAATATTGTTTACAGAAATAGATTGTGCAAGACCAAGTTGGCCCTGCTCACTCATTGTAAAGTTGCTGTCGATGGTGATATTGCCAGATTTGCCAGCAATACTGGCGACACCTGCGGTTGCGGCGGCAATCTTCTGTTCGACCCACGGTTCTGTGGCCAGAAGTTCACCTTTAAGGTTACGAGGTTTGTTAATCATTGACATGGTGTTGTCTCCTACTGTTTAAGATATTGAATTTTAATGATGTTCTTTCCATCACCGAATCCAGAAAGATGAATGTATTCGTCTTCGTCAAAAACGATATGAGACATTCCGTCTTCCTTTACATAGAAAATCCTTGGATAAATCTTTTCTGTTTGTGTTCCGTCCTGAGACTGGTATGATTCAACCCCAAGAATATATCCGTCGAATTCGATTTCTCTCGGTCCATCTGCCTCAAGAACGTATGTGGTCTCAAGGACTTCTATTTCATCGATAGGAGCACCGAGGAAGATAGCATCTCCCCATGTCAGGCCCTTGTCCATCGAAAATCTGATGTATCTCGTTCCCTCTTCGACTTCATCAGACCAGTCATCTGCTCCATGAACGGAATATTGAACGAGGATATTTGCATCTACCGTAATCTCAGGACCGTACTCGTCCTGAACATAAGGGTTTTGATAAATAGGAATGTTGCCGACAAACGATACTTCTTCCTGATAACCGTTCCAGAAATAGAAGGTGAAGTTTTTGGCTCTGTTTGGCTTAGTTTCAGCAAGAGCATCGCTGAGCGCTTGGGTTCTGAGTACGAGAACACAAGTAAGATTGCCGTCTTCCGTTCTTTTAAAGTCGGAAGCAAAGCAAAGTTGTACGTCAACGTCATAAAGAGCGGCCCTCACCAGTTTCTCGTCTTCAATCTCAAGATTGGTGATTTCAATTTCCACTCTTTCCCAGAAATAGAGCTTGCCCTGCACGGTAAAACTCTTTACCTTGAGGGGCTCATTTTTGTCATCAAGAGAATTGATTATTAAGTTTATTTTCTTCATTTCGGCAAACCCACGTTTGGAACAGTCAGTTTACAATATTATATCTTATTTTATGGCCATAAAACACAAAAACCGAACAGGTTTGTTCGGCTTATTTGCTTAGTCCATCCATTTTTGATAAAGCTCAATAGTCACAGCCTTAGACTTGCTATCCAATTTCAGTGCATCGAGGAATGTGATGAACTCATTCAATGACTGCTGTTTGGTAATCTCTCCCATCTTATATCTATGGAAGCAGTTCACCCATCCTCTTTTAACAGCATCAGAAAACATATCGTCAAATTCGATTCTTTGAGCGTCGCTCTCAATAATATAATCTGGAGGAAGGCTGATTCCTCGGTTTCTGATTTCCCTGATGAATGCGTCGGTAGCATGGTTTCCATGCGTATCCTGAATGATTTTCACGATTTTAGAAATGGTTTCCCGCCTCTCTTTTTGCTCATTTCTCATCTTCCCATAGAAGAAATAACTGGCGATACCAACCAGAAGAGCGCTCATCAGAAAAGCGATTAAGTATGTCACTACTCTTTCTTTTATGCTAATAGGGTCCATTGTCGTTTCTCCTTAAATAAAAACAGGTGGGATGAAAACATCCCACCTATTATATACATCGGAGTAGAAGAATTACGCCGCATCATTCAAAGAACTGTCAGCTTTTCTTCTGGGGAACTCCCATTCGCGTCTCGGCTTATTGAAGTCCGACACTCTGACGAAGAATCCGACAATTCTTGTGAGCCAGTCAACGACATTGCCTCCGCACTCAGGGCACTTACTGCTCTTCCCGAAAGTAATGTGACCATGTTCACATTCAGAGTAGATTGCGTTCAGAGCGAAGTGTTCGCATCCACAGGCAACAGCGAACAGGATGATGTTCATCGCCTGTTTGAACGTGACCTTAGCTCCGATAGTGGCGTGGACAATTCCGCCTCCGGTAATCAGACCATTATATTTTCCGTCAATGGTCAGACGCTCCCAAATGTCAACATCGTTCCAGAGAGGAGCGAACTGATTGGAGTAGAGAGGAGCCTTGACATACTTGCTGAACGTCTCTTCTCCGAAAATCAAGCGGTCTGCGTCTGCGAATCTGACTGCGAATGATTCTCCGGGAATCTGTTCAATGTTTCCGGCAATTCCAAGCTCTCTGGAAACTCTTCTGACTTCATCATTCATGAATTTGAGGATGATTCCCTCAATATCACGACCATTACCGAACTTCTCGCGGAAGATTTCAGAGCACTCGTAGATACCGATGATTCCGAACGTGGAGAACATGCGGTCGAGTCTCAGCCAGCCATTCGTGATGAACATGTGCAGTCCGGCATCAGACAGCTTCTTGATGAGCTGTTTGTGGGCCTTGAGAATACTGCCGGAATCTTCAATTCTCTTCTTGAGGATATCGAAGAACTCATTCTCGCTGTTTGCTTCCATCGCGATTCTCGGAAAGTTGATGGTGACGACCCTGTGTGAACCCAAGGAGATTGCCCCGCCAGCTCCGAAAGAGTTGGATTGAGAAGCATAGTCATCCATAAGCTCTTCGTCATTGATGAGACGGCAGCATGAAGCGAATTTGCTTCCTTCTGAGGCGAAGATATTGTATCTGTAAATCTCTCTCTTCGCAAAGTTCTTGAGCGATTCCATATCGGAAACTTCCCACTTGTCATCCTGATTCTTGTGCTTGGACAAACAGAGCGTGGTCACAGGGAAGCGATACGGAGCACCGTTGAGAGACGGAGCACCCTTATCGAAGAAGTCGAGATAGATGTTCTGCAACTCGTAGATGTAGTCAATGATATACTTGTCGTAGTATTCCTGCTTCTTCTGACGGTAGACTGTTCTCTTGATGCCTCCGAAGATGTCTCCGGCAATTCCCTGAGAAATACCCTCATAGGGGAACATGTGCTCCATCTCAGAAAGCATCTTGGCAAGTTTTACCTTATCATTGACCGAAATATTGGTGAAGGGAGATTCCACCGAATTTCTTGACAGCATGTTGACGCTGTGAACGAAATGCTGGAAGGAGTTAGTGATTTCCTTCCTGATTTTCTTGTTGTGACGGAGCTGACGCAAAGTGTATTTGTGCTTGTACATGCAGAGATGGGCCACGTCCAGAAAGAAACTTCCTACGGCAATGGCTCCGGCGAGGTGAGAACTCAACTGGTGAATCGTTTCCGTCAGGCAGGACACATATCCTCTGAGATTTTGAACTGGAAGAGATGGAAGTTGTCCAAACGGTCTTCCTTCATAAATCAGCTTCGAAGCGTCAATGCTGAAACAATAGGGAATCCTCAGCTTGGTTGAGTCGCTGATTCCCAATGACAGGGTATACATTTCCCCGGTCAGTCTTTGTGCTTCCGCATGTCCGAACAGCTCGACCATTTCACGGTACAGAGCGTCATGTCCTTTGGCCTTGTTGGACGGTGCCGCTGTTTCTTGGTCGATTCCTGCAATTGTTTTTTCGCTCTTATTGGCATTCCCATCGATAGAAACGTCATTTAAACGCTCGGAGATGATGACGCTATCCATTCTCACTGCGTCGAACATGTCCGGGTGCATACCTATCACTCGAAGAAGGTTATCAACAGTTTCCCCACTGTCGATACCGTAATTGCTCTTGAGCGAGTCTCTGGTTGCCTGTGCGATGTGTCTGACGGTTCTGTCTCTGCTGGCCAAGCCGATGCTTTCGTTACTCATGATTCCTCCAAAATAGTTTTCCGTTGGTTGATATTTTTTTATATTTCGAATTGTAAAAGTCCTGATTAGGGCTTGCCAAAACAAGCTGTCTGTCGTCCTTGAAAGAAGGACGTTGCAGGTTCTTATTATACACCCCGCATTTGATAAAATCAAACTCTTTCAACTGAATTTTCTTGACAAAATTTATGTCGTATCCAGTGTAAATACAGACGTGATAGCCTAACATCTTCAAATGACGAAGTAGCCACTTGGTATTTTCAAGATGTTGTGAAAATAATGGGTCTCCACCGGACAGGACAACCTTATCAGTTTTGGGTGCCGGAGGAGTATTGCTTACTGCCCTGATATCATCCAGAACTTCCTTGCCGTCAAACGGTATAAACTTCTGCATATCAGGGTTTTGACAACCGGGACAGTTATGAGAACAACCGCAAAAATAGACAATAGTTGCCTCACTTGAATCGTCTGGATAGTCGATAAAAGTTCTGTCCACGGTGTAGCCGTGGCGAATGATGTTCATAAAATGTCCTTGAATTATGCGTTTAGGAATTTACAGAATTCCGTTCGGAAATCCCCCAAATACAGGTCGCAACATTCTTCCAGAAGACCGGAAGTAACGAGAGACGGGTCATCCATGTTGCCATCGATGACGATGGGGTTGTAGTACCGGAAATAATGGAATCCTATGTCTTTGCCCCAATGTTCTGAGGCCATTTCATTTGCCCTTGTGGAAAAGGGCAGGAGCATCTTGGTTCCCCACTGCCAAGGCCAATAACCCTTAACTTCTTTCAGGGTCTTGTCCATCTTGACATCCTTGGAGCCGGTTCCCAAGATAAAAATGTCCATGTCTTCGAATCTTACACCTTCCTTTGCTTTAAGTTTTGTCACCGCAGTCATAAGCGGAACGTTCTCAAGAAGCCCTCCGTCAATCATAATATCCTGACCAAATGGGTCAAAATAATATGGTGCTGCCGAGGTTGCTCTTCCGACTTTCCAAGTATCGTAGTTCAGGTCGATACTTCCCTCAAGATTGTGGAAGATTCTCGGAACTTCAACTTTAAAGTTGATGGCGGGAATCACCACTTTATGCTGGAGGTCTTTCATTTTCCCCGGCAAACAATCTTTCAAGAATCTTTCGATACCGGAGGCATCATATTTAGGCCCTTTCCAAAGAGGCATTACCCTCTTGATTGGTCTGGGCCTGAATATTTCTCCAACGCATTCCTTGAAGTCGGTAAACAGTTGGGAAGGACACTTGCCAGTAGCAAGATAAAGAGCCTCAATTCCCCCTATTGATGTACCGCTGAAATGGGTAATGGGTTGGTTCGACATAAGGTCTTCCACTTCGAGCAAAAACCTTGCAGGAACCATTCCAAACACCCCACCTCCTGCAATAATCAGGAGTTTAATTCTCTTTCTACCTTCCGCTTCCATAATATACCCCCTTACAGGACGACAAAGTTCACTGCTGCGCTGAGGGCCAATACGGATGCCTTCTTGCAGATAGCAATGATGGTGTTTGCTACGTCGAGCTTGTATCTTGCAGAGATTGCGGCAACAGCAGACTTGTAGTTGTTGAGGCTTCTCTGAATCGCTTTTACTTCTTCTTCATCGCTCGTATACATCTTCTGATACAGAGCAATCATTTTCATTGCTACTTCTTGTACAGTAGCACGGTCTTGTTCATTTTTCAAGTTGGTAAGGAGATTTTCCAACAACTTTGTGCTTTCCTCCTGAAAGGAGTTGAGGAAAACCGCCCTGTCAACCGTCAGAACGTTGGTGAGGTTAATTGCTTCACTCATGATAGCCTCCCTTAAAACTCATACCAAGGAGTGTCTTCGTTGTACTTCTGGAGAGTTTTTTCATACTCTTCGATGTTCAACTTCAAAGACTCTTTTTCTCCGGCAGAGATTTTGTCTGATTCGAGAACCATTTCCAGATACGGTTTCGTGCTTGATTGATAAGCAGTCGAGCTTGCAAGAAATGCCTGATTGACGCATCCGCTGAGGGTTGCGATAAGCATTGCGGCGGCGACGAAAAGGATTGCCTTTTTCATTTTAATTTCTCCATGTCAAAGTTGTCGAGAATGTTGTTCATGTATTTATAAGAATGCTCATAGACCGAAAAATCATTCGACCAGTCAAGCATCGGACCTTCAATCGGCTTCGGCCTCAGAATGGAAATCTTTCTTCTGCCACCATACGCAGAAAGCATTTGCCTGAATCCTCTTTCCATCGTCTCGGTAATCCAGTTGATTGCCTGAATGAGAACCGGGTTGTCTTCCATTTCTTCCGGCGATTTATCCGTTGGGCAGCACAGAACGAAGATATGTTTTGCCTGTTTGATTGATTCATGGTCAGGCATCGGATACAGGTCATAAACTCCTCCATCATAAACCGGACGGTCTTTCAGAAGGAATGTTTCGTGTGCACAGGTCATTGGCTTATCGTATTCGTATGGAGTGGTCGGTCTGAAAACCGTGCCATTCAGAATACGAGGAGGAAACACTTTCGGGATAGACATCGAGGCTATCACCGAACTTCTCGTTCCCAATGCGTAATAAACATCATGGGTGGCGATATCCGTCATGTTTACGACAAGGTTCTTGTAAACCCTGTCGCCCATAATTTTTCCCAAAAGTCTCTCAACTCCAATGGTCGAAAAGATTCCTTCGTCAGAAAGAACCGATGTCAACTGGTTCATTTTGAGAATCTGGTTTGCGTCTGTGGTCGTAAACAAGTCGAGGAAGTTGACTCTTGAGAAATATACTGCACCGGAGAGAGCCCCGCCTGAACAGGCGTAGGCAAAATCCGGCACGATATCATGGTCCAACATGCACTGTAACATTGCGCCCTGTGCCTCAAGAGCTTTGACTCCTCCTCCCGGAAGAACCACGCCAATCTTGTCCTTTGTGTCGATAATCATCGTCTTACCCTGCTGTTGAATTTGATTCTGTTCCCACATCTCCGACACGGATAACTTCCAAGTTCGGGTCAAGGAACACTGCTGCTGTAGGATTGCCCGATTCAAAGTTGTCACTGTTGACCGAGAACTGTTCCAACTGGAGATAGATGTCTGATTCCTCATAAACGTCAACGAAGTATTCTTCGTAGAACTGATTCAGAACATACGTCCAGTCCCATCCTCCGTCTGCAACAGTAACTTTGTCTGCGGCATTGTAATACGTCCATTTGGTTCTGATGCCGGTCTTGTAATACTGGTAGACGTTCTTCTGGTTGTTCGCCGGAGTAGTAATTGTATTCTCAACCAAATCCGGGCCATAAAACGCACTGTGAACTCTGATAATATATCTTCCCGGTGAAAGAGTTCTGCTGGAAATACCAACCGTATCAGAGCCAATAACCGAGAGAGGATAGTTTTCTGTTCTTGACTTATACCCATATATCTTGAGGGTATTAGTTCCATTTCTCTTGGCATTGGAGCTCTCAATGAACCTGTTCAGGGAACGATACAGGAATTTGTGACTGTCCCCGATGTCTTTTTGAAGAATGAATGATTCATTGTAATAGCCGTTGCCTGACCACCAGATAACTGAGTTTTCCAGCCCCGGAATATTCTGCTTGTCAATCTGAATGCCGAATCTCGTCGAGTTCGAGTCAATGAACTGGCTGACCGAAACATCTTCGACAAACAGTTCTTTGATGAGAATGTTGCCGAAACTTTCATTGTAGATTGACTTTGAATATGGCGCTTTGAGCGTCATTGTGTCAATCTTCAAGTATGACGCAGTAGAGAACGCAACCGAACCTCTAACTTCTGGAATTTCAGCATAAACGCACTCAAGTCTGATAGCCGTTCCCCACGGATGGGAAACTTTCAGCCCCTTAATGGAGTTGCCCTGATTGGCCACGTGATAATGACTGTATGATTCCCAAGTAGTATAGCCTCTGAAATAGATGGCTGAACCGCCACCGAATCCTGTGGTTTCAGAATTGCGCTGAGCACTGATGATGGCCATATCGCTTGAGCTGATTTCGTTGACTGCCGGACCTTCTCCGAGGATGATTTCCATATCCTCGAACTTCTTCTGCCCGTATCCCCAATACATTCCTTCCGAACCTCTATCTGAGGTCTGGTTTCTGTTGTCCATGTGGAACATATGGCAACCAAAAACGTTCCACACTTCCGGGAGAATAATTTTGTTGTTGACGATGCAGTAATCATAACAATATGTTCTGCTATCGTATGAGAAGTTGAACATATTCATCTGATGCTGTCTGCACTTCAACGCTGTGAAGTCGTAACTCCCCATGTGAACGCCGGAATGGACATAATTGTCCTTGAACTCAAAGTAGCGATGGAATGGGAAATAAATCAGACCCGGCATATTCTGGTAGTCACTGCATCTGAAAACAAATTCATTGCCGTTGACCCTGCCGACATCCCAAATATTTTCGTCGATGGACAGGAGCCATCTGCCGCGCATCTGAGTGTTACTCGTATTGTTGTAGATGTACGATGTGGTATTCTGCAAGGTGTAATACACCTTGTTGTTGCAGAACGAAAGGTTTGTTCCACCACCAAAAAAGGTAAACGCATCATAACAAGGGGCTTCACTGCCATAGCTTTTGCCCAACCAGTTGATGACGTTCTCTTCCATGATGAGAGAGCCGCCTCCGGTTACTCTCATATATGCACAACACTTGTGAACGGGAGTGCCGTTGATGTATGTTGGGTCATCAAGGTCAACTCCGAAAGCTGAGAATCTACAACGCTTGATGTCAACGAGGTTCACCCCGCCAGTGAAGAAAATCATCCATCTTCCGCTTGCAGAGCTGGTATTCTGGTCGAAGTCTGTGGTTTCCGGGTCTCTTTCGAGGTTGATATCCCTCATGAAAAAGTCCTTCATCGTGGAATATGCAAAGTTGATATTGTTGGTTCCGACACATTTGACCTGAGCATATCTGTCTGTGGAGGTTGACCATCCGGCAGTATCGAGCTTGGTTTGCTCAGATTGAGGAAGAGCATAATACTCCTGAGTGCCCTGCTGAGGTGCCCCGATGAATCCCATTTTGGTCTTGTCTGATTTGAATGAGCCGAATACAGGCCAGTTTGCCCACGCTCCTGTTGCAAAATCAGTTGGTCTCTGGGAACGTTTGATGATGTACAGAGTGTCGTTCTCAAGGCTGTCGGCTCCCGGAATATTGTTGAAAGCTGTTTCCGGGGCAAGACCGTCCCCATTAGATGACAGACTGGCATCAATGTATCTTACGTTGGTGAATCTCATATCTTATCTCCTTTTATTCCCAATCAAATTTCGGGTCCATGAACAGTCCGCCGTTTGCCTTGGTGTCTATGTTATAATATACTCGGACATACGCTTTTTCTTCGGCGTCCATGTTGAAAGTCAATTCAAACTTGAATTTTTTCAATTCCGGCTCGTTCCATGTTTCGGTATCTTCCACCCATTTTCCGTCAAGCCTGCTGTCATAGACAAAACCCGGAGTGGCCACTTCCACATACATCGCCCCTTCCACGAAGTCTTCAAAACTCTTTTCTTCGCCATGAGCGAAGTGGATTGTGAGTTTGTGAACTCCTGCTGTCAAGGCTTTCTCAATACCGTCACTCGGAACCGGAGGAATCCTGAACGGTTCATTCTGAGTGTTGAACTTTGACAATCTCAAAGATACCTCTGCTCCATTGGTTCTTCTGAATTGAACTGGAAGAACTGCTTGACCAAGCCCCTTGAGGAAGAATCCGTTAGCAACTACCGTGTTTTTACAATAAATCATCGCGTCGTTACGATAGCTACCACTTGTTCCATAGCTGATGGAGTTCAGCGGAACATTGCACTCGTCAATAACGATATTGCAATTGCCAATATCATTGAGGATGACAACTTCTCCACCGTTGTAATTGGTGACATTCACCTTCTTGACAAAGGCTTCTCCCTGTCTCCATACACTGATTGCATTGTATCCGTCTCTCTGGTCGATGGATTCAATATCAGCAGAAGCATACAGGAGAGAAACAACGCCCTCGGTAACGACATTGACGGCTTTCACTCCACGCAATGACAGGGCTTTCGTTCCCGGAGACTTGACGTAGATGTCTTTGGCCATCGTAACCTTATATTGAGGAGTTCCATAGCCGAGAATGGCAAGTGCAGTATGCTGATACAGATATTGCCAATCGGAAGAAGTCGTATAGTACGTTCTTTCGGCCATGCTGTTCGTATTGTCGGTCGCTTCACTGAGAATGACGCTGATATCCTGCATCAATCTGTTGACGTTCGGGCTTCCAGAAGTCCAACTTGCATCCTGTTCATAGAGTCTGAGCTCAACAACTGCATGAGAGGGAATATAGCGGCAATAATCATTTTGAACCGAAATATTGTTGAAATAATTGTCGTATCCGGTTCTGATATGAATTACGCCGTTTCTCCATCTCGGACTGCCGGAAGGAACGGAAATGGGATTTTCTGTAATAGAAGACACATTGTCCATATACACTCTGCGACAATCGACCGCAAGAACGATACCATTCATGCTTGTGGCATTGGCAATTCTAATATGCTGCTTGACATTCTTCATCGTCAAGTAGTTGATATAAGAGCTTCCAGTATAACTGTTTATATCGTCATAATCATAGGCATCGCTTCCTCTGATGAACGAGAAACAGAAACCATTCCAACTATCGCTGTTGTAACTCGAAGAGTAGATTTCAACGTCATTGATGTCCGCTCTCTCACAGTTGACAACCCTGAATGCGTCATTGTAGTCATTGGTGAACATCACATCACAATTCGAAAAATCGAACTTGCCAAGAATGTTCTTATACCTGACATATTTACAGGCATAGGGATTCCACTCGTTGCTTTGAGAATCATCGAGGAAATTGTCTGCTGAACTCCAACGACAATTCTTGCTTCTGAATATGGAATACTTATCTGAGATGTTGATGTCGAAGATATAATTGGAGGAACTGGCATTTCTGTTGATGTGCAGATTCCTCAAATCGTACTTCTTCAATGTTTCAGTATAGAACCCGGTGTTGGCTCCAACTTCCTCGAATACAACTTCTCCCTCATCATTTAGCCACGGGCAGGTTGATACTGCGGCAGGAAGCTCGTTAAGCTCAAGGTCTCCTGCTTTCGGGAAACCGAAGATGCCAATCTTGGTTGCTGTCTGCTGACTGAAATCAAGCCTGAGCTTTGTATCGTCATTGTATCTTCTGATGAGATAAACCGTATCGTCTTCCATAACCTTCGGGATATTCCCCAATGGATTGGTATAGGTCAATCCCGGTCCAAGAGTTGTATCAAACTCTGCTCTGACGCTTTCTGCTTCATCGTCAGAAAGAACCTTGTCGTAGATTCTGAATGCTTTCATTCTGCCATCAAGAATGCCCTGATAGTCGCTGTAATCAACGGAATCACCGAGCATAATGCGTGTTCCGCTGACATTGACCTGCATTGTGGTCGTCAGCTTGTTCTGTCCTTCAAACTTGAATGACACTGCCTGAGTGGTCGGGTCATACATAAACAGGAAGTGGCAGAAATCCTTCTTGTCTCTTTTCTGAAACTCCGTCTTGTCAGAGGAGAATGTCATGAGCTGAGTTGCGCCATTGGCAGTATCATACATCCACAGGGCATTGCTCTTGAAGTAAAGAACAAATGATACGTCCGTTCCATCATCAAGAGAAAGGAGCGTTCCTTTAATGTCAGTGCCATATTTATACCAGATGGAATAACTTCTTGCGGTATTGTTGTCTCTTACGAGAACCGAATCGGTAGAAAGAAGCAATCCGGTATCGGCCACCAATCTCTTTAAGTTATATACTTCTGGAGTTGGCGAAATGGTGAGAGTTGACGTACCATACCTGTTTCTGTTATATCCACCAACTTCGAGATAGTAGATTCCATCTGCACTCGGAGTATAATTGAAGTGCGGGTCGTCATATCCTCCCACCTGACTCTTGTTCGTATCATAGAACCAAAGCATATCGTCATAGTCGGTAGCAGAATCAAAACGATAGTTGACCCCGGACTTGAGCTTCATTGCGATAAACTGAGTCGGGAATGATGAACTGCTGACAAACGTGTACGAACCACCGGAAAGAACGTCTGACCAAGCTACAGGGTCATCAATTGTCCTTCCTTCCGGGTTGAAATATACTGGAACATCAACGTCAACGCCGTTCACGATTTGATAATCAAGAGCGGTTTCATCATCAATAACGGCCCCATTCAACTTTCCTCTTTGCAGGAAGTTATGTTCGGCAATGCTGATTTCATCAAGCGGATGCCATACACGGTCTTCTGCATAAAACAAACTTGCCGGTGGAACAAGAACCCAACTGCTATTGCTCGGAGTCTTCCAATACAAATACCAGTTTTGTCCTCCTCCCTGTTCAACATGATAATATTCAAGCATGTGATACCCCTTGGTCAGGGTAACGTCCTGTTGATTGTTGCCGGAAGCGCCGGAATGAGCCACCTGAACACCATCAACGCCAACAACGCTGCCGTCGTCAGAATCGGTTCTGAAATTGTATGTTCCGTCTTCCGGGCAGTAGATGTATCCGAGAAATCTCTGCCTGAAATAGTCGGAATACCCGCTGACATGAGATGTGCCATCGCTATTGATTTGGGAAATGATAACCGTATTTGCGTTATATGCGGTTCTTCCCTGAGCGTCTGCCAAGCTGGAAAAGTTGCCATAGCTCTCGTTGGAATCATAAGCAACCAAACCATTTTTAAGTGGAACCTTGCCGAAAGGAGTTTCCTCCGGCCCATAATTGAAAGAAAACTGAACCACCGATGCAGGAGTAAGATTTGGATTAAAATCCGGCTCACCATACGGGAGATACAGCTTTGGGTCAACATATCTGACGTTCTTAAACATTAGTACACCTCAATTTTGTTTACGTATGAACCATATCCGTTATAGCTGTTGTCGAATCTCACTCTCAAATAGGTGTAGGCAATGCTATTGGAAAATGAAAACGTATATGGGTTGGACTGGTATTGGTTGGTAATTTCCTGATAGAAGATGGTCTCCCAAGAAGACCCGTCTTCCGAGCCCTCCACCCAAATTTTACGAGGAGACCCCGGGCCATCTGGCTCAAAGTTAAACTTGCATCCAGATTGAGCAAGTAACTTCTTGCTGTCAGTTCTGCTCCAAGCCACATAGGAAGTTTCGCCATATTGGAAATATGATTCATAATTATAATTCGGAAAACCATTGGCACTGAAAAGCTGCCATACATCAGTCAAACTTCTATTCCATCCCACAACAGAAAATGACCAATTCGGGTCACTGGTATTCGATGTGAGGTTTGACGGACAAGCGACATCGGCATACGGAGGAGCTTCATAGGTGAATGTAAAATCATCGGTAGTCCACAAAGAAGCCTGCAAAGTCGAAATATCAATAATCTTCACCCTCCAATAATAATTGCCGGAAGTGAGATTGTTGAATGAAATAAAGAAGCTCTTGCTGATTCCGGTCTTGTCAATAAGGATATTTGAGAATGCCGCATCGGTTGCAATCTGAACAGTATAATATGGCCTTTCAATGGTAGTATTGATTGTGAACAATCCACCCTGACCCTTATCATACGAATTGTCCTTGAGCTCCATTGTGACATCTACCTGACCAAGACTTTCATCCGGTGGAGTGAAATGGACATCTCCATTGATGTCATAAGCATATGCTTCCGGCGCGTTCTTTCTATTCTCCTGCAATCTGTTGACGTAATACCATGTCATCTTCGTCATGGAAATATTGATTCCAGAGAACAATGTGCTCAAATAACAAAACTCCTTCGGAGGAAGATTCTTCAAGAAATCGAGCTTCTGTTCCTCTGAGAAAATTGTGTAAGAAACACCAGAATCAGGAACATTGGCAGAAATCTTGAGTCTGCCGTCTGCCATCTGTTCAATGGTGATATTGTCTCCCTCAATGATATCCTGACGAGCGATACCGATTTCAGGGTTGATTCTTCCACCGGTAAGCAAGTCTTTGTTGTTTACCTTTGGATTATAAAGCTCTGCATCAATAATGAGTTGATTGTCCGGCATGATTATTCTCCTTCGTCGTATCCGATACTAAATTGATAGCTTATCACATCGTCTTGTCCAAGAACGAGGGAGCCAAAATATATCTTAGCATACGTATTGTAAAATTCAACAGCCTTTGGCTGAAATTCTTCGAAATTCCCATCGGCATTCTTCTTTGTAATGCTATACGGGGCGGCATAAACTTTCAGAACATCATGCTGAACGGTAAATGAATTTTCATCAGCATTGAATCCCGGGTCGTTTATCGTAAATTCTCCAGAAACATTTATCATAATGGCGTCTCCAGCATTGTCGGATATGCCTTGATTTCAGCAAACGAACAATATCCATTGTTGCTCGAAGCATAAATTCTGTGATAAGTGAATATTTTTTCATTATCTGGCAACTGAAATCTATGATATTTCCAGCGCTGGTCTCTCCAATCGGTCTTTCCAGCAACAGAAAGAAGCGTCTCCCAATGTTCTCCATCATTTGAGCCTTGCAATTCAAAATCGATAGGATACCACAGGGTATTGCCGGAAACTGTATCACTCATAAGATACAAGTCCTTAATGAGCACGTTTGGATTTTCTCCAACTGCTTTCCACTGAATCCATTGAGGAGAACCACTATTGCTATGCCAAATTTCTCCCCCTCCTTCTTCCGTTAATCCATCGAATGCCTTATAAGCTCCGACGTTTCCGCCATATTCAGTAGAGGCAGATACTTCCCATGAAGCATTGGAATTTGATGTCATTCCGGTTGGAGCAGAAACCTCTCTATACAACAATTCTTCATATGGGTCGAGCACCACCGTCCAGCCATTTTCCTCAAGACGCTTCTTGGAAAAATAAAGAGTTCCTCCAATTACATATTCCTGTTGCCCGGTAATGATAATCGTCCCCGGTTCTACTCCAAGAATGGGAGCGAATGTTTCAATAGAGGTAAGTATGGATGTAACTCCATTATTGCCAAGTCTTCCGGCAGTAATGTTTATGTTGTTGACCGGGGAATTGTACACCCCAACAGATACTAAGTTAGGGCTGTGGCAAGAAAAACTTGAAATTGATGTGCCAGAAATGTCTGCCGTTACCAAATTGGTGTATGGAGAAAAGTCAAACGACTTAATTTCCGTGTTTCTTATATCAATATGTTTAACAAGGGCCACCGGAGTAACAATATTCAAACTGGAAATAGGATTACCACCAACAAAAATACTCTCAAGTTTGGTGTTATTTGAAATATCAATAGACGAAATGCTGTTGTTGATTACGTTAAGATATTCAAGGTCTGCGAGATTGTCAACATCAATCGATGTCAATCTATTGTTGTACAATGAAAGCTCTTTCATGTAAATATTGTTTGACACGTCGGCAGATGTCACTTCCTGACCATCACATCTGAACAGAGTAATCTTCTGATTGTCATCTTGAAAAACTGTTCCGGCAGAAGATGAACGGGTAAACGTCTTGCTGAAAGTTGACGATGTTCCCATCATTACTTTCTCTGCTGTAGCCGAACCCTGATAATAAACATTGACGTTGCCGGAAGCGTCGCCTCCAATGGTATAAGTGAACAACCCTGTCTTGGGAGAAGCAACCGTAAGATATCCGGTGGGAGCACTCGGTCCGCTGGAAGATGCCGATATCTTTATCTTACCCTCTGCTGTCTTTTCCACAACAATAGAAGTTCCTGCTATCAAACTGGTATCATTCAGTCCGATTTCAGGATTCAGCTTTCCGCTTTTGACCAACTGAGTTCCATTGACAGTTGGGTTTTGAAAATTCCAATCATAATAATCCATGTTTCTTCCCCGGATAAAATCTTTGCCGATGTCTTTATATTATATCACTATCGGCAGTCTGAAAACACAGAAAGAGAGTAAAAGCCGCCATTTCTGACGGCTCTTTTCGTTACTGTTGCTCTTCTGCCTCTTCTACCGGAGCATCCCCTGATTCGGTTGGAGCAGGGGCTTCGGTAGTCCCATCTTGGGACTGTGACATGGATGCAATGATATTCGGATAGTTGATGATGAAGTTGGCAGCATCGGCCCTCTTCATGGAAGAAACCTTGTCAACCCCATACTTGGCGAGAATCAACGCCACATCAACATTATTGTCACGTGCGATTTTCATGATTGATGAAGTCTGCGCCTTGGTAGCTTTCTTGTTTTCGTCAGAGATTTCCTCCCTGAGCTCTTCTACCTTGGCTTCTGTCTTCGGTGTATTCGGCGGAACATAATTCGCTGTTGCAGGAGCACGTTCATCGTCATCGGCATAGAGGTAAAGACCCACTCCCAACAGGGTGGCGCATTTCTTCAAAGAGTCGGTAGTTGCCGCCTTGACATCATTGCCAAGATTGATTACCTTTCCATTGGAGAAGGTTCCGATGATGCCAGAACCCCATTGTTCTTTTACAACAGTTCTTCCATCAACGGTTACTTCAAGCCTGCCCAAAATAGAGATGTGGCCAATGTCTACGTCGATAATCTTGTCCTGAATTGTGAACGACCAAACGCCGTTAAAGCATTCGTTGAGCCGTTCGATAATTTTATCTCCGGGCAAATAACTGAGTTCCTTGACCTCCCCATTCATCTCGACGACTGGTCTCGTCTTGACGCACTTATCGGGGAACTTCATGGACAGCTTTTCCATTGTCGAGGCGTTTTTGATAATTTCTTTTTTGCTACGCCTTGTTCTGATTCCTGTATCCATTTTTTACTCCTACGTAAAATTCACGATGTTTCTCTAACATCATTCCTCTCATTTTGCCGAAGAACTCTATCCCTCTCCCCTCAAGTATTTCGTACTCGATGCCCATGTTATTTATGGCAGCGGATGGGAAATAAGAATATATGACCTTCCCCGTTCCGAACGTCATCTTCTTCATCTGACAAACAAACACGTCCAATATCGGAGGAGAGTTTTGCGTCATATACCAGCTTCCCGCCAGTTCTTTGTCCAAAACATAATCTTCCCATCCATTGAACCCTATTATTATATCATCATTTTTCCTATTTTCAAGTATTATTCCTTTATTTTCTTCTATAAAAGAATAAATCGGCACATAAGAGACATAAATATCTCCTATTTCATATTTTTTGATGTCTCCAATAATGGGGTAATCAGGGAATACAACCTCTTCTATGTTCTGTTTGCCGACGAAAGTTGCTTTGCTTCCGCAAAAAAGACACTGACCAAAAAACACGTCAACAAGATTCCCCTCGTAAACGTGTTTAATGGTTTTAAGTGGGCCGAAGTAATCCCTTCGGCCACATGTTTTGCAGATGTAGTCCTTACTCATCTTTTTTCTTGAACCATTTGTGAAGGGCTCCTTTTGAAACGGACATCCCTTGCTCTTTCAAGATTGAGATAATCTGACTGAACGTCTTACCTTCACTCCGTAGCTGGAGCGCCAGTGACCTCTCCTTTGGCTTCGACATGCTCTCCTCCTTCTTCGTGTTTGCATTCTCCACCGTCGCACCCGCCTTGCTGCTGTGCTCCCGGCTGTTGCTGTTGTGCCTGCATTCTCATGGCCATCAGCTTTTGCTGTTGTTCCTGATACAGTTCGCTCATCATCGCTCTGAATTTGTCAGGAGTGACGAGCTTGGCTTCGATGAGAACCGCAGAGATGGCATCGATTTGAACAGTCATCTCATTGATTTTCTCGAAAGTATCTTTGGCAAACCCATTGAAAGAGGCAAGCTCTTTCTGGATTCTTTCCTGATTTCCGACAATCATTCCAAGGACATTAACCAGTCCTCCCATTACTTTGTTGTTTCCTTCCTGCGCGGCAGCGATTCTCTCCAGCACTGAAAGCATTCTTTCTTCACTCATCATTTTCTCCTTTTGACCTTCTGGCCAACATGTTTCTTTATTGTTTCTGCCTTTACCTGTTCCAGCTTGCCGAGTGGGTCTGGAACATTTGACACAACGTCAACTACAATTCTACCGGACTTTTCGTCTACCCTTGCCCCGGGGTATCTCTTCCCGATACTATCTTTTGCAAGACCGTCTCTTCCGCCTTGATTGGCGAATCCGAATTTCACCTCTTCGCCTTTATGAGCAAAGCTATTGGTCATTCTTGTCGGAGCAGGTCTTCCTCCCTTAACAATTATGCCTCCCTTCCAAGGGGCAGGATGAGTTTTGCTTCCGCACTTCGGGCATGGATTGTTCGCCACTTCTTCTCTTTTGGCCATAGGAACCATATAGGTTTCAGTATGACCACACTTTTCATTGTCGCAAATGAACTCGTAAATCATGTTCAGCTCCTTTCGTCCCATTTCATCATGGGAACGACATCAGACAAGAGGATTGATTCTCCGTCGTATTTCCCCAAGAACGTATAAACCGTATTCGGGAAAAGTCTGTCTTTTATTTTGTCATACACATCACAGAATGCAATACAACCGATTTCCATCAGAGAGTCAAACACATCCAAGAAGCACATCTCTCTTCCCTCGGATTTGCCCCTTGTTACCGTATGAGGATTGAATGACTTCAAAACCGCAACCAGCTTCACGGGTTTGTCTCTGTTGTAATGGCCATCAACAATGTCCATAATGTCCCGGTATTCCTCGTCCTCAATCATGTCTTCAAATGGGCTGAGAGGATTATTCACAATGTAGCATTTGCAAAGCTCATGCTCGTTCATAATATAATCTTCAAGCGTCCATTCTGGACCTTCATGACGATAGTTTCTCTCTTCCTCAAGAATTTCCTCAACAGAAATTTCTTTCTTGACCTTTACTCCTCCGGCTTTCTTGGCATCGATTTCCTTCTTCTTGGAAACGAGCGCCTTGATTCCGAGAACGGTCGGAGTCTTCTTGTGGTCTTCCTTAATCTCACGATAATACATGCTGAGCAGAGCCGCACGATTCTTCCCCATGTAATCAAATGCTCCAACTGCAATCAGACTGCATATCACTTCCTTGTTCAGGAGACTGGATTCATCGTGCATGAGCAGGTCGGTAAAAGTACCACAGTGGTCTTTGATTTTGGCCAAAGCCTCTATCGCCTTTACACTGACCCCCTTAACGAAGCTCAGTCCAAACCGAATTGAGCGTTTGCCTTCAATCTGGAAGTATGGATTGGCGATTCTCGCATCGGGAGGAAGAATGGTCACTCCGTTCACGCGACACTCTCTGAGATAAGAGTCGAGCTTCGGTTCGTTTGAGTTGGCCTCGCCGTTCAGAAGCTCGGTCATGAACTCCAAAAAGTAATGGCACTTCAACCATCCGGCCTGAAAGGTCAGCTTACCATAGGCAACGGCGTGTGATTTATTGAAAGAATATTTCTGAGCAGTTTCAATCTGCGAGAAAATCATTTCCGTCACTTCACGAGGACGACCGAGAGCGTCAGCCTTTTCAAAGAACTCTTTCTTCGCCTCTGCCATCTTCTCAGCAATCTTCTTGCCGATGGCCTTTCTGAGGTTATCGGCTTCTGCCATAGTAAACCCGGCATAGTCACGAGCAACCTGCATGGCTGTTTCCTGATAGAGAACCACGCCATAGGTATCGGACAGAGCATGTTCAAGAGCGGAATGAGGACACACATACTCCTCGGCTCCGGTCTTTCTCTGAATATAAAGCTCTGTTGCTCCTGAATGCAACGTGCCCGGTCTAATAAGAGCGTTCAGGGCACAAACCTCTTCAAACCTTTTGATGTCCATTCTTCTGCACAGGTCTTGAACATATTTACGTTCCAACTGGAACAACCCATTGGTCTTCCCTGCGTTAAACAGCTTGATGGTCATCGGGTCTTCCATGTTGATTCCCTCGATGTCGATGTCCTGATTGAACCTCTTATGAATAAGCTCAATCGTCCGATGGATGACATCAAGAGTGTTCAGCCCAAGAAGGTCGAGCTTCAAGAATCCGGTCTCCTCAACGTCATACATGTCCCACTGAGTCACGGATGTCTTGTTACCAGAACCACGCCCCATAGGAAAAATCTTCTCAATGGGAATGGGAGTTACCAATGTTCCGGCAGCATGAACTCCAACCGACTTTGGTTTACCAGCGAGAGCCTTTGCCCTTGAAAATAATTCAGGATAACGCTCCTGATACTTTTTCAATTCTTCACTTTCTTCAATACACTCGCCAAAGTCCCTTTCCATAGACGGGAAGAGCTTTGCAATCTTGTCCACGTCAGAACCTTGACCAGTGGGAAGCCCAAGGGCAGTTCCAACGTTTCTGATGATTGACCTTGACCACATCTTACCGAACGTCGTAATCGAAGCAACCTTGTCCTCTCCGTACTTCCTCTGGAGATACTCAAACACTTCGTGCCTTCTGGCCGTGCCCAAGTCAATGTCAACGTCAGGCATGGAAATACGACTTGGATTAAGAAAGCGTTCAAAATACAGTCCGTATTTAATCGGGTCAATGGTCGTGATGTTCAGGCAATATGAAATCAGAGAACCGGCAGCAGAACCACGTCCTGCACCACGAGGAATGCCATTGTTGTCAGCAAACTCAAGAATGTCTGCGATAATAAGCATGTAATCAACGAATCCCATTTTGGTGATAACGTCAATTTCGTATGCGATTCTATCCTTGTACTCCTGAGTGTTGGGAACCCTTTTCTTTTCCCAACCTTTCTGAATCTTCCATTTGAAATAATCTTCATTTGTCAAAGTGGCATTGCGCATTCTCTTTGTCCTTCTTCTACTGGCTCGATTGCCATTTCTTCAATGTTTATAAGCGGAGTTTCCAGTCTTTTCTTCCCGCCATACTTCCTCAACATGTCGGATGGAATCATCCAGTTGTTGTTGGCTATAGCGTCGATGATTTCCCTTGCCTCTTCCATAGAGATATCCGGCGCTTTATCGAATATTCCACTTCTGGCCAAGAGAAACATCTGTTTGACTGTGCATTTCTGCTTCTCAATTCTCTTTACTATAGCATCAATCAGTTTGGAAGCAAGTCCCTTGTTCACTTTTTTACAGGAAATATTGCACTTCTGCTCCAAGAAGTCAATCTGCCTGACGGTCGGAGGCATCATCTCCCAAGCGTGAATCGGTTCATATTCAAGAATCTTCTTGTTATTGATGATGAACGCGAACACTGCCGGACTGTTCTTGCATCTCTTGGACAGCTCTTCCTTACAAGTTCTTCTCGCTCCTTCCATAAGGTGAAGACCGCCCATGACCATATCCACATAAGAGCTCAGCTTCGACAGGTCATAAGAGTTGTTGACGTGCATAACCAAGAAGTCTCTCATCGCAGTAGACATCGTATCGTTCTTAGCGAACAGTGAACACGGATTGATAACTTCTCTGTCGGTCTTCCAGAGGAAGTCAACGACAAGAACATTGTCCTTGTTTACATGTGGTCTGGTGCCACGCCCAATCATCTGTTTGAACAACGTATTTGACTGCGTTGGTCTCAGGTTGATGACGCAATCAATCTCAGGCTCATCAAAACCCTCGGTCAAGAGCAATGAATTACAGAGAACCTGAATTTCCCCTCTATTGTACTTCAAGAGAATCTCCTCGCGGTTCTTCGATTCTCCGCACACAAACTCCGCTGCCAACCCCTCCTTTTTCAAAGCAATAGAGAGAAGTTCTGCCGAAGCCACTCTCGGAGTGAAGATGAGAATTTTCTTTCTGGTCATAAGGTTATTCTTGATGTAGCGGGAAATGCCACGGAAATTCTTGATAATGGCATTGTCCAACTCATTTACAACAAAGTCTCCGGCGACGGTTCTAACCTTGCTGAGGTCAACCTCAATATTCGCAGTTCTTCCGATAACATCACTCAGCCATCCGTCTCTGATTGCGTCTTCAAGGTCATATTCAAACGCCGTCGTCTGGAAGAAAGCCGAAAGTTTCTTTTGGTCTGAGCGTGACGGAGTAGCAGTTACTCCCAACACATTGCAATCTTCAAAATAGTTGAACACTCTTTGATAGGTGTCGGCCATTGCATGATGAGCCTCATCGCAGATAATCATCGAAAAATAGTCTTTTGGAAATTGATTCAGTCTGTCTTCTTTGCACATGGACTGAACACTGGCGACATAGAACATGCTGTTCATGTCAACCTTTGCATCGGCCTTAATGATTGTTCCTTCAATTCCATTGAAGCGAACCATTTTGTCTGCTGCCTGCTGTAACAGTTCCTCTCTGTGAGCCAAAACGAGAACCCTGCCACCGCTCACGATTCTATCTTTGGCGAGAGAGTTAAAGACCACGGTTTTACCCAAACCAGTAGCCATTACAACGAGCACCTTTTTGAACTCATTGAAGGCATCCTCTACGGCCTTTACACACTCTTCTTGATATGGTCTCAATCTCATTGTAATTTCCTTCACTTATAGATAAAAAATTCAGGTTCCATGTCTTTTTTCTTCTTTACCAGTTCCTCAAGAAGCAACAAACAGCTCCGAGCATCTCCAAGAGCATCATGGGCACCGAACTCAATACCAAATTCTGCACAACAGTCTTCCAGCTTTCTGTTGCCGGAGGATAAAATATCTATGGCAAGACGATAAGTATCGATAAGACGATAGTTTTCAATCTTAAATCCAGTTTTATCCATATATGACCCGATAATCTTCATGTCACATGCCGCCGCATTATGACCGATTATCGTTGACCCGCTCAAATACTTTGCCAGCTTTTCGCAAGATTCTTCAAACGGAGGACATCCATCTCTTGACTCATCGGTAATTCCATGAACTTTGAAAGCATAATAGTCGCTCTTCCCGCCTCCAAACAGTTTGGTATGCTCTTTTACTTCGCCATTGATATACGCGACAATACCCATTTGGATAATCTTGCGTACCTCTTTCTTGCCTCCGGTGTGTTCGATATCGAGGGCGATAATTCGCCCCCGACCGAACTTGCCGAACTTCTCAATGATGTTCGGAATTTCTATCACTTTTTCTTCCTCCGCTGACGAAGACTGCAAAGTTTGGTTTGAGGGATGTTGTCCTTTTTGAACTCAAGCCCACAATGCAGACATCTGACCTTATCGTCTTTGGCGATATAAAGCAAATGACCATCATGAGACCATACGTCCATTGCCGACTGAATGCCCCGGACGAGAATTTGTCTCATCACGTCAGGCTTGAAAGATTCCGGGTTATCGGTAATCTCCTTGATGATGATGTCTGCATAGGTTTCCGGCTGAGTCATCCGATAGATTGCCATGCGCTTTTCCTGTTCTTTGCGCTGACGCTCCTCTTCTCTCTTAGCCTCTGCAACAACCGCTTCATGACGTTTCTTGAGTTCCGCTTCCTGTTCCGGCGTGATGTCCTTGAAAAACTCGCTCATCATTCACCTCCGAGCTTGAGATTGCCGAACATCTTCATTTCCATCTTGATGAACTCAGGATGTTTAAGCTGTTCGATAACCTGTTCGAGAAACACGTTCCAATGAGGAAGTCTATGCCCATTTCTCTGGAGATAAATATTCCTCAACGTTTTGTAGTTGATGTTCCAAATTCTTCTCTGCATAAATGCTTCCGGGAGAAGACCTTTGGCAAGGACCAACTTTTCTGCGTCCGACATCGTGTCGCTATTCACTCCGAAGTGAATGTCTTCCAAAATCTTGGCGATGGTCTTTTTGCCGATAATGGAATAGTCAAACTGGTCTTCGATGTATTTGTCAAGCTCATCGCAAACCATAAGATTTGAAATTTCATCATAACGGAACTTCATATTCTTGATTTGCTTTACCAGCGTGTGCATGGTCGATTCGCTCTGCTTGGTCGAGCCAACTCTGTAAGTGTCTGCTTCTGACCACCAGAAACGAGGAGCGTTGACATCCAGCCAGATTTGCATAGATTCGAGAAACTTGTTGTGTCCACCATCTTTAGTGGCATTGTTCTCAAACACCTTCATCATTCTTTCCTGAACATCCACTCTGTTGTTGCCGAAGTCGTCGAAGTTCATGCCCGAACATACTCCGAAACTCAACCCCATTCCGAACATGGCCTGTTCAACGCCATATTCACCGATAACCTTTGCCTCAATTCTTGGATTCATTCTCATTCTCCTGTGGTGGTTCTGGAAGATATAATACTCGTTCTTTTAAGACGAGAAACATCTTTTCCAATTTATTTGCTCTACCATTAAAAATAGCTCCTCCCTGATTTACTCTTATTTTGAGTGTGGAAGGAATACAATATCCTTTAAAAAGAGAGAACTCTACTACTCCCTTTTCGGTCATTACCCAATAACCTTCATATTGGCTGTACACATACTGTTTGCCATACTTAATGCCTTCATCGAGATACTTTATGGCATAGTGATAGCACATCTTGTGGCGAATTTTCTGCATCCGCCTCAGTTTCATATCTTCTATTAGACACCTGATGACGTTAAACATGTAATACCTCTTTTTTGAATTGCTCAAAATCATGCTGCTTTTTAATGTCAAAATGCGGGAACTTGTATCCCTCGAACTTCAATCTGAAATCAATTCTGTCGGCAATTTCCAAAGTGGTATCACACATTTCCGGCGTGATATAGGAAACAATCATCTCTTCCCTGCTTTTGAGATAGAGCTCGTTGCCTTCTGCATCCTGACCCATCTTCCCTCCGGTATTGATGCTCATCAGCGTTCCTTGAAGAGAAGCATCTTCCCGATTGATGTAATGAACGTCATTGGTGCAAACGGTCTTTACCCCCATATCATTGGCAAGTTCAAGAATACGAGGAACACCATCATTGCGAATCTTCATTGTATAATAATCATCATACGCAGAATATCCGGTGTGCATAGCCTCATTGTAGAACCTGTCTCCGAATACATCAATCAAGAACTGCATATTGGCTCTTGCCCGGTCAGGGTCGAACCACTTCTCAAGCAAGTGAGAAGAAACAGGAGACTGATGACAAGCGGAGGTACAGATGATTCCCTCGTTATATTTCCTGAGCAACGCTTCGTCAATTCTCGGCCTGTAATAGAAACGGTCACGATTGGCAACGGTCATCATGTGGCAGAGGTTTTCCCACCCCTTTTGATTCATCACAAGGAGAATCAAGTGGTAATTGTTCCTCTGCTCTTTGTCCAGTGCATCGTTGACGAAATACGCTTCCACTCCGTGAATCGGCTTGATTCCTGCTTCTTTGGCGGCTTTCTCAAACTTATACGAGCCATACATATATCCGTGGTCGGTAAGGGCCACGGCGTGTTGTCCAAGCTCTTTGGCCTTGTTGCAAAGCTCGTTCAAGTCGCAGATACCGTCCAGAAGAGAGTATTCAGAGTGAACATGGAGGTGAACAAAATCTCCTCTCATGATTTGCTTGTCTTCCGGTTCAGCCAAAACTCTCTGCGTTTCTGCTGCTTGCTCTTGCCTCTTTTCTTGTTTGACGAGGTAAACCTCCTGAACGGGTTTTCCGTTATCTCGTAATATGTCTTCACCATTACTCTTCTCCCGTTCAATTCCATCGTCTGCACCGGACAAAACAATAGAGCCGAGGTCATAAGGAGAGACATAAAGCATTCCGGGCTTGTAGTCCGCATATTTTACTCCTCTTTGCTGGTCATAAACTAAGACCTTCGGATAGCCAATCGGATTCATATCAAAATATTTCACCTTCTTGGCATAATCAGAAGTTCTCTTATATTCTTTACCTTTCATAACTTCAAGCTCAACGAGCAAGTCATCATGAGAAAACTCTGCATAAACTCCGTGGTCTCCGACCACAAATCTTTCCATGTTGCGGCAAAGTGGAATTGTCCCTTCTGAATCAAGAAACAATTCTGCCTTATTGTCGGTAGAAAACCCCATTTTCGTCTCAAACTCTTTCTTGAACAAGGCACGAATAAGTTCGCTTTCCTTTTCATCGAGAGTATCGTATTTATGGGCAATACGAGAGTTCATCATCATCTTGTCCATGACGTATGTGGCTTCAAATCTTCTGGGTATCACCACGTTTTTAAGAGGTTCCTGATAGAACGGCAACATGCAACGCATGATTTCAGTATGATGATAACCAGCCAATCCACATCCAAGCTCAGTCATAAAAAACATGAGCTCCTGATGTTCTGCCGCAAAATGATAAAATTCTTCCATCTCGTCCGTGATTTCATCGAGAGACGAGCTCTTCTGTTTTCTCCAGTCCTTCTTGGTAATTATCGCATAAGACTTTCCACAAAGCCCTCTTGATACCCCTGTCCTTGCACCGAAGAAGTCTTGGGCAAACTTGGCAGCGCCCTTGCCATGAAGTCCTTCGCTATTGCTACCAAATACAAATACTCCGTTCTCCGGGAACATGGCAACGGTTAAAAATCTCATCACCTTTGCCTGAATGCCCGGAGCAACAGACTCTCTGTTACCGGCGATATTAAATACTCCGTTTACAGAATTGATGAATCTCTTCAACCCCTTCATCCCGGTGACGAGATAGTATGGCTTGTTGTGTCTTCTGCACATGTCCAAAGTCATCAACGTTCCCTTGGACTGCTTATCGTCTGAAAATATCAAAGTCGCATCGGATTCAAGAATATTCTTCTCTGTTCTTTCGGCAAGGCTACCAGCCTCTTTCATGTGAAAGCGAGGAAGAAGTTCAGAGTTAAATCCGTTCTCATTGATAAAACCCTTGGGACAAAACCCCCAATGGGGGATTCCCAAAAGCTCTGCGGAAAGCAATCCGCCGATGTCAGCTCCGGTTTGACCCCCGGAAATAATTCCATTTATCATATCATTCTCCTTATAGGGATAGAATATATCATGAAAAGTGAACAATGCAAGAGCAATAAGAAGAAAAATTACTTCTTTTTGCTGATTGTCGGGTATGCTGCGCTGTCTCTCTGAATTGAAACAGCTTCATACTCTTTACGAGCTTGAGCACTTCCCTTGATTGCCTTTTCAATATCCCCCGGAGAGAGATTGGCGAGAACCTTGTCAATGAGGTTGTACTTCCTGATGATTTTCATTCCGTCTTCCTGATTGATGCTCGTTACCTTCCTTGAGGTGAGCTTCGCCACGGACTTTTCGGATTCAATCTTCCCGGTGCTGACGTTTCTCAACATCGAAACCATCCATGAGCTGATTTGTTTCTTCTCCTTGTCGAGGCAAGAAGAAAGAGTAGAAACCATCCCATAGACATCCACCATTTCTCCGGCAGACAAATCCTGAACTTGGTCCACGTTGTCAATGTTCTCATTTCCAAGTCCACACGCAGACTTCAAAGTGCAGATGACACCGAGAGCGTTTCTGTATTCAGGGCATTCTCCACGATGCTCACAGTTCCAGCAAAATGAATTGATGGTCGGCTTCGGGCTGTTGTCATTGACAATCGCATGATATAGATGGTCGAAATATTCCAGATAGGAATAAGCCTGCTGCCGAGTAATGTGAATCGTTTTCTGTTGACCGCTTCTGATATACTTGTAGTTGAAGATAACATCATTGATGTCTTCGAACTTCGGTTCGAGATAAACCCACAGAGCATAGATATTGGTCTGATGCCCATTTTCCAGCTCTTCCATTGACGGAACAAACTCTCCGGTCTTGTAGTCAACAATTCTCACCGTGTCTTTTTTCGCCAAATCAACCCGGTCAATAAAGCCTCTGGCCTTAGCTCCGCTTTCGAGGAAGAATTCGAAATTCAACTCTGTGGTGATAATGTTCAGAGATTCTTTCGGCTCTTCGGCAATCAGGTCAAAAAACATCCCCTTGGCCGCCTCAAACTGTTTTCTATCCGGGCAAAACTCTTTTCTCGACGCTTCCTCAAAACATTCCTGCGGTTCCATGTTCAGGTCGGGACGATAATAAAGCTCAAGGGCTTTGTGGGCAATAAGTCCTGCTCCAATCGCCGGAGTAGTTCCGCTCCTCTTGCCCAATTCATATTTCGCATAGTATCTCAACGGACACTGTTCGTAAGTATTTGCGCCGGACGCACTGAGAAAATCACACTTCATATTCCTGTTCCTCCATTGCCGCCATCAAACTCAAAAATGAGATATTCCCTCATCGTTGCTTTGACAAGCTCCTTAAATTCTTCTTCGGTAATCTTACCGATATTCTTTTCCGTAACCTTTTTCTTCTTCCTTATGTTGGAAGAAACCATTCCCATCTTATCCTTGAGAGTAAGAGAATCGAACGAAGCAGTCAGAATTTTCTTCATGCTCAGTGCAATCATATGGGAGTCTGCGATGTTGTCGTCTGTAAACTGAATGCCTGTTTTGTTATACGCAGTGAGCAGGTATTGCGTATCTTTTTTTACATTACCAGCTCCAAGAATGAGAAGTTTCCAACTGTTAGGGGGAATATTGTAATACTTGATGCTACCTATCCCGTCCCTATTCACCGACTCGAACAATTTCATATCGATACAGCCGCCCATCTCACCCAAATCGAATACCGAAGAAGAAGCACTGCCATAAGAATATCCCTCTCTACAGATTACCAAATGGTCCCCTGCTTCTATGGTTCCTGCAACGATATCTCTTATCCTGCTTGAAACCATCGAGGTTCTTCTTACACCAACCATCCCCTTCTCCGGTATAACGGAAAAATGAGAGGGCTCATGGCCCTCTCTAAGAATGGTCATCCCGGTATTGTTCAACGATTGGTCAATTCCAACGATAACCATCTCTCACCTCTCAAAACGGGATGTCTTCTTCGCCGCCGTCACTGCCGCCACCGCCTTCGGGGAAGTCCCCTTCCGGTTCCGGGTCATGCTGAGGATGGGGCTGAGGTTGGGGAGTTTGACGATAGCTCTGGCCGCCATTGTTCGGACGTTCATCGTAGCTTACGCCACCCTGATTGCCGCCATCATAGCCGCCTCCATCGTCGTATCCGCCGTCATTGTAACCACCACCATTGTTGCGCTGTTGGTAGCCACCGCCATTGTTTCTCTGCTGATATCCGCCATTCTGCTGGCCGCCACGATTTCCACCGTTCCCGCCGCCGTTATTGTTCGGCAAGCTCTTAATGGCATAGTTGCTGACGACAAACTGAATCTCTCTGCGTCCATTGTATTCTTTGCCGTAACCGATGGTTCCGGTGAACTCAACATTCGCATGAAGAACGATGTCATTGGCAAGCTGTTCTGCGGTCTGGCCGAAAGCGACCATACGGAAGTATTCTTTGTCTTCGTTCCAGATGGTTTTCCCGGCATCATCTCTTCTTCCGCTGTTGCTGAACTTCGAGACCATTACCGAAATGGTGACAAAGATGCCGCCATTTCTCGTGGGGATGACCTGAACTGCATCGCCGTCTTTGTTCTGACAGACGATACCACGGATTCTGAAACCGGCCCCGAAACGTTTCTCGTTCTGCTGTCCGCCGCCGTTGTTCTGATAACCGCCATTGTTTCCGCGATTCTGATAGCCACCGCCTCCACCACCATTCTGACGATATTGACCACCGCCATTATTGTAGTTACCACGGTTCCCGCCGCCACGATTGTTGTTGTAGCCACCACGATTTCCACCGTTGTAACCGCCTCTTCCGTTTCCGTTGTTGTAAGCCATTTTTATCTCCTTTTAGGGGTTGTTTAGCTTAATATACCGCTGTTTTACCCAATTTCAAATGTATTTTGGGTGTTTCTCGAAAAATTCTTGAATCTTCTCCACTGGAGACGCACCAAAGTCAACATTATTACCGATGAAGTCAACATCAACATTGATGTATTCGGACAATCTCTCGGCAATCTTGTAGGCATTCTCTTCATTCCTCCCTTCATCATAATCAAAACAAATCAATGCCCGGTGACATGTTCTGAGTATCTTCATCATTTGCACGTCAGTTATTTTCTTGCCCATGACCGCCACAACGTTTTTGTAACCGGCCATCCAACACTTCCACAGGTCTGCAAAACCCTCTACGATAATTACACTCCTTTTCTCCTCAATATAAGGTCTTGAAAGATAAAATCCGTAAAGAGTATTGAACCTGTCGCTACCCGGCAGAAATCTGAACTTGGAATCTCCTGCCGCAATCTCCTGAGTTTCTGCTCTTCCGGACACGCCGACCAGCTTAAAATGCTCATCTCTAATCGGAATCACTGCACGATTTTTGTGCATGGAATACATCCAAGGAGAATCTGGCGGAGCACAATGACCAACTTCAAACACATCGAGAACATGCTTTGATATCCCTCTGTCTATGAAATACTGGTTTCTTCTTCCGAGACTCCTTTCCACGAAATCTTCATTCAAGAAGGGATGACGAGTGTTGGAATCCGGGGGAGCATCATTGAATCTTTCAAGCTCAGAACAAATCTTGCTCAGCTCATTCCTGCTGATTATTTCCCCAATTGAAGAATCAACCTGAGCAATATTGGCAGCATCTTCTTCGGTCATTCCACAAAACTCCATAAGGAATTTTATGGATTCAGAAAAAGAAGTTCCAGCCGCAGACATGACGAATCCGATAATGTCAGAACCATGCTCCTCATGGCAATTGTTCCCATAGCAATACCATCTGAATATCGGGTCTCCAGAGCTGTCTACGGTTCTGACAGTGAAACTGCTGGTATTGGTCCCGTCATGAATCGGACATTTCGCCCTGATTTCCTTGCCCATAGCCCGTGGATGCTGTACATCAAAATAACGCAACAGTTCAAACGGGTCAATTCTATTGACAAATTCATCTCTCAGGGCGGCGATGTCACCATGAATAGAGTTGCCGCAAACAGTCAGCTTGCCACTAAAGCTCTGGTGCGAGTTCTCCATCATCTCCTCCTTCATCTCCTTCCGGGTATTGTTCAGCTAAAATACGCTCTTTTTCTTCTTTGGTTCTTTTCTTTTTGCCCTGCTTGTACTTTTTCAGGTCAATCGCGTCTTTCTCTTCATAAGAAAGTGTGGCCCCTGTAAAGTTGAGACCAATACCTTCCATGCACACCGGACCACCACGCTGGTCAACAACGTGAATCATCTGATTGTAGGTCTTCTCCGGCTCTGTTTCTCCAATCTCAGTCATAGCCTGCATTTCCTCATAGTTGAGCCTTCTCAACCAGATAAGACAGGTACAAAAACGAAGAAGTCTATCGGAGTCGGCAAGAAACTCACTTGCTCCATAAGCGGCATCTACGCCGCTATTATTCTTCATTCCACCATCTCTATTGGCCTGAGCACCTGCAATGAGAGGAACATCAAGTTCTCTTCTGGTATCATTCAGGGCGGTGGCGATAAGACCAAGCTGTTGGTATTCTTTCACGTCCCTGTCTACTTCTGCGACCTTGAGCCAGTCATACACAATCAGACATGGCTTGGTTCTTTTGTTGCCCTTCGGGTCGATTTCATATCCCACGTGTTTTGCAACGAACTCTTTCATCAGAGCACAAATCTTCGTTACATCTCCACCCTTGGCAGCGACATAATAGATTGGGGCTCTTGCGAGTTTGTCCATGTGCTCCTGAACCTTGACCTTTTTCTCTTCGTCGTCAATGTATTCTCCGCCCATGATGTCCCATTCACGAACCCCGGACCAGTTTGCAACAGCACGTGAAGTCTGTTCTTTCTGCGTCATTTCCGTGTCAATATAAAGGACCGGAATGCCCTGTATGCCGGTAGACAAAGCAACCTCAAGAAGAAGAGACGATTTACCAGTTTTGGGTCTGGCGAAGAGAATCAAGAACTGAGTCCTTCTCAGGCCGTTGATTACCTTCATCAATCTCGGAAACTTCGGTATCCAAATCCCCATTCTTCCCTTGTTTTCCTTGTTGAACGCAATGTCTTCCTTCAAAGTATCAAGGCAGTCACCAAGTCTTACGATGGAACTTTCTTCGTCAACAATTCTGATTTGGGAAATTGATTCCTCCGCATCAATAAGAATCTGTCTGGCATTATTCGGACTTGCATTCTTGAGAATGTCAAGCTGAATATCGTATGCGGCACGATATGCCTTAATCATCGAGCTGGTCTCTTTCAACGTCTTGATGTATTCGCCAAAAGATTCCACGTCAACTCCGGCAGCCTGCTGAATTGTGCTCAGGTGCTGAAATTTACTGACGGTTCTCGAAATAATCTTCTGTTCTTCTTCCGGGGCCGATTCAAGCCAATGGCTAAGAAGCTCCTGAGAGAAGATATATCTCTTCTGTTTCATGTCATAATGATTCTTCATACGAAGAATAGTCTTGTAAATGACATGGAAGTTCGGAGAATAAATATCGTCAACCGAAATCTCTGCCTCTGCTGAGGTCACAAGGTTGGGGAACTTCATCAAGCAAGCAATGAATGAACGCTCTACCCCGGTTGCATGAAGTTGTTCTTCGTTAGGATAAGCTCTCACCATTTACTGTTGTCTCCTTGATGTTTCAAACTCAATTCTCCGAGTGTCGATTAACTTTTTGAGGCTATTGTCCATCTGGACAAACGTTTCGCTGATATTGTTGCAGTGGTCAGCATACAGTTTATAAATTTCAAGAATCCTGAGACGCTGTTGCAATTCCGGGCTTCTGCTGATTGCTTCTGCCCTTCTTTCATCAACGCTTCTGGCCTTGCAAAATCTTGATGCTTGAAACACGGCACGGTCAAAACTTCTGCTTTCAATTTTGTAAGAGGACATCCACTGATTCTCTCTACCTTTGACCCAAGCGATATGGGAACAGAGAATCATTTCTCTCTCGTGCAGATAATGAAGGTCACACTCAGACAGGGCGGCGGGGTTCCATCTCATGTTATAGATGATTTCCTCCAGCTCACTCTTCGGGGTATAATCTCTTCTCTCAAGTGGAAGAAGTCCTATTTTTTCTCTTAAATTGTTGAGAGTGCGTTCAAACTTCTTCGTTTCTTTTTCGTCTCCGATAATGGATACGACAATTTCACGAATCTTGCTGTCTTCTTCCGCCCTCTTCTGTTCTTCGTTCTGTCCCGGTTCTTCTTGAACGACGTTCGGAGCAGCATCATTTTCTTCGCTCATATTCTCTCCTTAGTGCTGTGTCGATGGTTTTGTTGAAAAACTCGGTGGTTAATTTATCATTGTATTTGAAAAATACAAGCACGATACCATTCTCTTTGCACCAATTTTTCTTTAATTCGTCTCTGTCTTTGGCCCTCTTAAACTCAAAAGAGCCCCCATAAAAAAATGCGTTCGGTTTGAAATGTTGTTCGCCCTGACATTCAATGGCAAGGCTAAGTTCTTTGATGAAAATATCAACAAATAAGCACTTCTTCTCTCCTCGGTCATCACACTCTATTGTATATTCTTGAAAAATTGTAAACAGAGGAAACCTCTGTTTACAAAGTTCAAATACCTTAGCGTGGAGCTTGGAAGCGTTACTCTTGACCTTCTGACTCGCTGTTGGAGCCTTCTTCTTCCTCAGCATCTATGCTTACCCCATAAACGTCGTTATACATTCTGGAAACGATTTCTTCTCTAATGGTATCCGCCAATTGAGGATTCTCCCTTAAAAAATTCATCGAAGCCTCTCTGCCTTGGCCAATCAACTCTCCAGAGTAACTGAACCATGCACCCTTCTTCTCGAAGATTCCATAGTCAGTGGCCAAGTCAACCAGTTCTCCCATTCTATCGATTCCAACATTGTAGAGAATGTCGAACTCGCAGGTTTTAAACGGAGCGGCCACCTTATTCTTGACAATCTTAATTTTGCAACGATTGCCAATCACGTCCCCGCTTTTCGACTTAACGAGGCTTGTTTTCCTGATGTCGATTCTTACGGAAGCATAGAACTTCATGGCGTTTCCACCCGGAGTAGTTTCGGGACTGCCAAACATCACGCCAATTTTCTCACGAATCTGATTGGTAAACACGATAATCGTGTCCGTCTTGTTGACCACGCCGTTGACCTTCCTCAGCATTTGAGACATCAATCTGGCGACAACTCCAACAGAAGAATCACCAACCTGCCCCTCAAGTTCTTTTTGGGGAACAAGGGCGGCGATGGAGTCAAAACAAATCAGGCCGAATTTACCTGTTCTCAAAAGAGATTCCAGAATATTCAACGCCTGTTCAGCGAATGACGGCTGGCTGAAAACAACACGACCGACATCAACGCCGAGCTTTTGAGCATAAATTGCGTCCCACGTCTGTTCCATATCAATCATGGCGACGAGCTTGCCCTGTCTTTGGGTCTCTGCCATCATATGATTGAGGAAGGTTGTCTTACCGGAAGATTCCGGTCCGTAGATTTCCACGATTCTTCCACGGGGGATGCCGTGACGAATTGAGCCATCTTCGTCTTTAATCATTACTCCTACGGCCTTGTCAATTGCAAGACTGCCGGTCGATAGTAACTGTTGCTCCTTGACGCAACCTTTTGCGTTGCCAAGAACCATAACGAGATTCTTGTCTTCGTAACTCTTGCACAATCCCGAAATAACCCCAAGAACCTCGGGGTCGAGTCCCATCGGATTGTCATTTTCTACCTTTGCCTTTGCCATTATTTTTCCTCCTTGCCCTTGTTAAAAGAGTCTCTGTACTTGCTTAATGTATCACCGTCCACGCTATTGTCAAGTGGCGTTTCTGTAATTTGTTCACTTTTTTCAGGATTACGCTTAGCGCCCATCTGCTGCTCGGTCAATTTCTTCATCTGAGCGTTGGCCTCATCTTCTTGAACAAAGTCCCAAATGCGCTCCATCATCCAATCAACGTTCAAAACATTGAAAGACAGATGGAAGTCTTTGAACCCGCAATATTCAATCATTGCATCGGTCTTCTTAACCATGCAATAGATAATCTTGTTGAGCCTCTTATTCCCCCACTTCTCCATAATGCGCTTCATCTGAGTACATTCCTTGGCAAAATTCGGAAACAAAAAGTTGCCCCTCTTCTCTTGGAGCTTGGCTATGCCGCAATAAAGATATGCCACAAAATCACGTGCCGTCCACTGGATAATCGGCTTCTTCATGGCAATGCTGATTTTCATGTAAGAATAATACTTCATCAAATCATTTCTTGCCAGCTCTCTCTCCGACACTTCTGGTTCAGACTGGCTATTGCTTTCAGAAGAAGACCCTGAGTTTGATTCGTCCTCGTCGGGCTCATCAACCACTCCCTCAAGTATCCCTCCGATAGAAATGATTCTATACTTCTCATCGGCCTTGAAGAACGGACTGTCCTTGGCGAAGGCGAACATTGATTCTACATTAGACGGAAATTCTTTGCCATCAACGCCGGGGACAAACTTGTCTCCGTCCATGTGCTTGGAGGTTTTCCTCACATTAAACCGGTAAACTGCACAGATATCGTTGAATACTGCTTCGTCACCGTTTTCAAAATTGATGTATTTCTTCCTCTCGGTCATAGACCTTCTTTCCTGAATCTTTATGTCGGTAAGTTTCAGGCTGTCAAAAGGAATAATAAAACCACAATACTTCTTTGTGTCAAGCTCAGACAGTCTCGCTTCGTATTCCTGCTTGCCCAACAGTTCATATAAAATGATGTTCATGATGTTCAAGCTGAATTTTCTGGTCTTCTTTCCAGACTTTTTGTGGAAAAAGATGAATCCAAACTTAAACAAATTGTCAATTCCTGACTGTACTTCGTCCTGAGAAAGGAACTTTATCCTGCTTCTTTCACAAATTTCGCTTTTATTTAATACGAAAGATGCTATATTACCCGTACACTCCTTAATTTCTTCAAAGAAATATTGCAGGAGAACGCATTCTTTCAGCCCAACATCGTTCAGATAGTAATAGGGGCAAGTAAAAAGGTCATTCATGTGTGGTATTCCTCCATTTTGGGATATAATAAATAATGCTTCGTGGCTATAAGATACCACGTTTGACAAGTAAATCAAGGAGCAAAATATGAAATGTTCACAAAAATTCTCTCATCTGCTTCCGCAGGTGAAAGAGCTCATTGGCCTTGGCTATGGCAGATATCGAATCGCCATTACGCTCGGAATCAAGGAGAATCAAGCACGGGCACTTATGACCTATATCCTGTCCGGGACAATGGATGAGGATAACGCAAATGTCAAAACCATGATAACCCAAAGTCAAAAGCTCATCGACAAATCGAGAGCAAGACGAAAAGAAACCAGAGAAACAGCGAGGCAGGTAGGAGTCCTCGAAGAACTCACAACAGAACTCTCCAAACTCCTCAAAAAGAAAAACCTTTCCCATCTTACCGTATCTCACGATACAGAAAATCCAAGCAAAAATGTCGGAATCATTCATTTGTCCGATGCACATTTCAACGAGTTAATCAACACTCAATGCAACAAATATGACTTCAATGTCGCGGCAGCACGGCTTAGGCTCCTCGCTATCCGAGCCAAGACATACTTCAAAGCCTTGGGCATCACCGATGTCCTTCTCGCCATGACTGGAGACATGATGAACAGTGACCGCAGGCTTGACGAAATACTCAATGCCGTCACAAATCGCACCAAAGCTACGTTCTTGGCCGTTGACATTCTTCAACAATTCATCTTGGACATCAATGATGACTTTAATGTAACCGTCGCCTACGTCTCTGGAAATGAATCGAGAATAAATCCTGAAATTGGCTGGAACCCTAATCCGGTTTCTGATAGTTATGACACTACAATATTCTACATGCTGAAATTCCTGTTCAGGGATGCGGAAGGGGTAGACTTCATTGACGGAGACCCGTCAGAACTGATTGTTCAGGTTGGAAATATCAACCTGCTCCTCATTCATGGACATGGTTGCATCAACGGAAGTGTAGAACGTAGTGTTGAACAAATCAAGGGAAGATATGCCTCTCAGGGAATCATCATCGATTATGTTATCTTTGGGCACATTCACAGCGCATATGTCGGAGACCACTTCTCTCGTTCCTCTTCTTTGTGCGGTTCTAACGCATACAACGAAAAGAAGCTCAACATCAGAGGACGGGCCAGTCAAAACGTCTACATCGTGAACAACGACCAAAAACTTATCGATGCCATAAAGGTTGACCTTCAAATCATTGATGGAGAACAATATAATGTAGATATGTCTTTGGCGGAATACAATCCGAAAAGCGCAAAAAAGGCTATGCCAGTGGAGACTATTTTCCGAGTAGTCGTTTAATCACATCTTCCTTCAACATGTTTTTGTCGAAGGAACGAGCAAGCAAACAAACTCCGGTAACGAATGCTGTTGACATTGAGTTACCGGATTTTTTTATGTCCGGGTCTCCAAAAATAAACTTATCCTCAGCATACATATCTGCATCGTAGCCATTATTGTCCATAGAGCTTACTGAGATTACCTCGTCATATCCATTTGGATATGATGGTTTCCCGTTGTTCGGAACAGAACAAACTATGATAGACTTCTTTGATATTTTATCTATCAAAGATTTGATTCTGCTGGTAGTGCTTGTCGATGAAACGCTAAGGTTCATAACATCAAAATCATAATCGAGCGCCATTTCGAGCGCTCTTTCCAGACCAAATAGAGTTCCTGTCTTTTCAATCAAAGCCTGTATGATGACTATTTCAGATGCCGGAGATACTTTTGATATGATACTGCAAATGGAGGTACAGTGAGATGTCCCACTGTTTCTCTGGCGATGAAGCATCTCATAAGACACCACTTTGTCAAATACTTTGCTGTTCTTGTCTATGTGGCTATCTATCACGACGGCTTTTGTTCCGTTCCCACCAGACAAAACCCATTCTTCCGGCACTTTTACCACATCAACTTTCGGTACTACCATTCTGGTCCGCTCCTTCAAACAGCTCATTGAGGAAAAACTTCGTGGTAGTGACTTCGTGGGTTTTTACCTCTCCAAAATTGTCTCTGGTCATAATCACCGCTTTGGCTCTTACGACTCCCCCAAGACACTGCTCAACCCAAACACCGTCACTCCTCATGTTCTCTGGAACCCTGAAAGTTACTTTCTGTCCCTTCAATTCATCCGGTGTTCTCCACTCATCGAATGATGGGTCGGGGTTTCTCCCCCACTTCGGGTCTCCATCTTCATCAGTGAGATACCCTGAAACATGTTCTCCTTCCGGCAAATCTTTCGGAGCTTCTTTGGCAAGTTCAATCCTGATGAGTTCTTCCTGCTGATTCCCTTCTTCATCAGTGATATACCTTACAATTCTCCATTGATACCAACCGATATCGCACTTGTCGTATTTTGGATAACGCAATACTTTTTCTGGATACTTCTCTTCAAATCCATGATAATATGTTCCAGCCGGAGCAACATAACCATTGTCATCGCTGAATGGAGATTGCACAACCCCATTCTTTTCATAGGGAAGAGACACGGAAATACTGAATCCATCTCCGCCATTATCTCTGTCTCTTTCTTCCCATCCCGGAAGTCTTTCCCATTCAAGGTGGACGAGCTTTTGATATTCTATGATTGGATGAATATATCTCAAGTCATTGAATGACTGCTGATAAGCCCCAAAATCATCAGAATAAGTATAATATCCCTGACTGGTCCCCTCTGGCGGATGATACGTGGCACCAAGTTCTTTGGCCTTTTCCTTGCCTCTTTCTGCTTGCTCTGGAGACACCCCACCGCTGGTAATCCCAAGATAATATTCCATAGGACGGTCTACGAATCCACCTTTAGGAATGAAAAATTTAGACTGCTTTGCCTCATACTTGTCATTGTCGTAATTCGGTATTTCGTATGGGTCAGAGCCAGAAAGAACGTTGTCTCTGTATTTCTTCTCTTCATCCTTAAAGTATTCAATTGGAAGAGCTCTCGCCCCTTGGTCATAGAAAAAGAAGAAGTCTCTTCCCTCACGAAACGGACCATATGTCGTATCCGGGTCGGCAGCATCATACTTAATACCGGTCCTGCCGACAAAGCCATTTATCTTGCTGTTGGCATCATGGTCATCCCAAGGCTGGATATAAATTCTTCTCCAATACTCTGTTACTTCAAAGTACCATTTTGGAGTTCCGACATATTCGGTATTATCAGCTTGGTTAGGGTCTCCAGAATTGGGACCCCAAAGAGATTCAAGGGAGAAGCTATAAGTCTGTCTGCCGCTATATGCCTGTCCTTTTTGGGTTGTATCCTTGATTGGATAGTCCGGCATAAACAAGTGCATGTGACCCCTATGCCTCTGTTCTCCTCCGACCGTCCATCCTGTCCAATAATTCCAGCTCCATGTCCTGTTTATCCAAGAGTCATGATATACCCAATAAAGCGGCATGAATTTGATTCCTGCATTGTCCATTGTCCTTCTCCATTATGTTCCGTTTGATGTTCCTGTTTCCTGAATGATAAATTGATTATCCGGGGCAAGAATATCCTCTGTGCTTCTCAGCACCCCGATAAAATGCTGTTCTGAAATCATGTCAGGGAAATTGACAGGAAATCCAGTATGAAAACCAATACCATCATATCTCGGCTCGACAATCTTTCTGAACGCCCAACTTGGATATGCGCCGGTGTTTCCAATCAGCTTACTGTAGGCTCTGGTGCTCTTAATTTGAGGAGGATTCATAACCATATCCTGCGGAGTGGTTCCTCCAGCAAGGTTAGAGCTTGGATAAAGGTCTTCTGCCGTTATCGTCACCCTGTAGCTATATCCTGATTGTGTCAGCTTTGCCATTACATATACCCCAATTCTTTTGTCAGGAGAGAATAGTCGAATGGATACGGGTCCATACTTCCATATTCCTTGTAGTTGCTGTTATCAAGCCACATACTTTCAATCCTGAACTCTTTCACCTTGGCAGCATTGACTCCAGAGACTACCCATCCCAATATTTCATCGAGCTTCTTGTCTCTGAAATCTTCCGTACAATAATAATATCCCCAACTGCTTGCATTTTTGTTGATTACCAGCTTAGTTTTTGAACCAGATTCAGAACAAGGCATATTATTCACCAGCCCGGTAATGGCATTTCCATACTCTTCCCATCTGTTCAATACCGGTTTTTCTACATAGTCTTTCCAAAATGCAGTATAAATTTTGTCGTTCACATCATAATAGACACGATAGCCATATCCCTCCTTAATGATGGATATGCTATTGGCGTTTATCTCTGGGAATATGCCACCTGAACTGTTCTTGATTGTATAAGAATCACCATTGGCCTCTGTATAGAATATAATGTCTCTGTCCTTGTGCGTCAACACAAAAACACTACTGACATCATTAACTCCTTCAAAATAAATCTGAGGCTCCGAAAAAGTATTCCCATCTGGACTGGTGCTTCTCTTTACTATCGATTTTCCATTTTCATAGCAACAGTAATAAAGAGCAATCTGACTTCCTTCAACTCTCGCAAAAAGATTATAGCATATTCCGGTAATGCCAGACGTATCCGATACCGTCCAAACATGACCATCCGTGGAGGAAGCCGTCTTAATCGAATATTCTGAGCCTGTTTTGAGGACAAAATACATGATAAAGACTCCTTCTCTCGAAAGAACCGTATGACCAAATACTGCGTCAGAACCCTTGAACGTTTCCGCTACCGTGGCATTATTAAAAGGAATCGCAGTATTATAATCTGCAAATCCATTATAATTTTTGGACTTCGCATACACAATCATTTTTTCTCCATAGGCACTGCTGTTTGTATACCACAAATGCCTCTGGTGCTTTTCGTCTACAAATATTACTGGTCTGTTTCTGTTCTTACTCAAAGGTGTCCAGTTAAAGTCATAACACTCTCCAGACGCAATCTGGTCGTCTGGCGGGTCGGTCTTAAATTCCAGAGCCTCATTATTGTAGGAAGAAAATATTCCGGTAAAATTATCAATATAAGAAATTCCGGTGATATTCGTAAGAGTAATATCTTTGTCCCCGAAGCAATCAACGTTAAGCTCTACCATATAATCAGCCACTCCCTGAGAGTGAGATGCAGAATACATTGGCTGCTCAAAAGGTCTGCCATAGAACAAATTATATGAAGAAACCCTCCAAGAATATTTCCCCTCAAAAGTTTCTCCCCATACCGTCTTATCTCCTGTCTGTTCTCCCGGAAGATAATCAGAAGGAATCTTGAACGTATCAGATGTTGCCTTTGAAGACGTATCTACCGTGGCAGGAGTATATCCGCTGTCATTGGTCCCGGGAATCGGGTCATGGACAGGAGGAAGTTGATTCTCTTCAACTATTTCTGTGTTTCTATCAAATACCGTATCCCCTCCAGCGAGAGAAGCGATTCTCTCTCCGTCAACGATAATAAAGTCTCTCATAGGGAAACCATCGGCAGAATTAAACGTGCTCAATTGGTCAAGCTGTATTCTTGAATAGATGTCGCTTGTTCTATCGTACTCATGAATGCTGTATGGAGATGTCGTTCCGTCTGGGTTTTCCACCTCATAAGTATAAATAACATCTCCAAACTGTTCATTGTATTTCGGAGCATACATCCCATATTCATCAACATTATCAGGGAAATAAATGAGAACCTCAAAAACAAACTTCCCATTCGCAGGGTCATTATTCTTAAAGCCATTACAATAATATCCTTGGTCGATGAGTTTTCTTCTTACGTATCTATAATTTTCATCAATATCATCTTTTGCTTTATTGGCGTTCTCGATGTAATAATTCATCTCCTGACCATAAGCAGCCATTCTATTATTTCTGCTCTCGCCGTTCTCGTTCTTATAAGCAAGCCAGTCATAAACACTGTATGTTGTACCATTGATTGTAATGTTTTCATTGATTTTAGCACTGATAATATTCGGGTTGCCATCTTCATCAAACTCAACATTTTCCATAAAAGAATAGTAGCCATGAGCAGTGCTCGGCAAAGGAGGGTTCTCTTTTTTGATTTCGTTGATTGCATCTTCAAATTCTTGCAATTTACCCGGCACAAAGAAAGGATTCTCAAGTCTTACTATTTTCTGAATCGTTTCGTCATAATAAAACTGATTCCAACTACCCTCAATTTCTTCGACCACTCTTTTTTGACTGTCGCTGACAGTGTTCGGAGATTTATCCCAATTCAATGTTGGCTTGCTGAAACCATTGACATATCTGGTTGGGATAACCTCTATTCTGATACGATAATCATCCCCGGCAGGAAGATTATAAGACATTGTATTCCAAACAATTACATGCTCGTTACTTGCTCTTCCTGCTTCCCCTTCTTCTCCGGGAACAGAACTGAGGCTGTAAAAATCTCCAGACATGTCTTCTTGATTTATTTGGATAAACGTATTTCCATCAATAGAATACCACACCCTCGTCACATTATACGGCTCATAATGAGGGTCATCAATTCTGAAATAAATATAGAGTTTTCTTGAAAACTTCATATATTCTACAAAGAAAATATTCGCAGGGTTGGTAACTGCATCGGCAACGAAAAACGTTGTATCTCCATATACCCACTGAGAGAATGTATTTGATACAAGATTGAACTGTCTGATTCTCAGTCTGTAATTCCTCGTCGGGTCATAAGGAAGTTGGTCAGAAGTTCTCCAATAAGCGTGCCAAGTCAGCGGTTCTATCAGCCATGCGCTATTGGCAGCGTTGTAGCTTGACTGCTCAGTAATCACATCTTTGTACTCTCCGCTTCTCCCATCTGAGAACACTTCACAATACTGAATCTGAGTCATTGTGTTGACAGAACCGGGCCCAATCCAGTGTATCGTATTGTATGTGCTCCAAGAATCTTGAAGATATATAATCCTAAGACCCTGTGATGTAACCGATTCTTCTCTGTACAAAGAGCCTACAATCTTGAACAGTCCCGGTTCCCATTTGTGGGTTGGAACTTTTCTCCCGCTCATAAAAATGGCTTCGTCATAAGTAATACCCGGTACATAATCCTTGTACCCAGACCTCAGTTCACCCCTGACTGGAGAAATGTCTTCGTCAATCTCCATTGGAGGATATTTCAGATTTCCAACAATAGGAGCATCTTCTTTGACATCGGTATGAACTACGTTGATGGCCATCTTTCCTCTAAAAGAATATCCATCATAGAGACCATATATCCCGTATCTGTCTGTATTATCAATTGTTGGAGCAATCGTTTGAAAATAACTATTGTCTGGAATATTGTCTGGATTTACACTGAACCCTCCGGCAGACTGTGTTCCGAGATAGAAATTCTTCATCGGGTCAATAATATTGCCCCTTAATATCGCAGACTCCATCAATTCTGGAACCCTCAAAGGAGAAAAATATCTGTTGATTGGAACATAATATGCCGTTCTGTACTCAGAATAGCTTATGTTATATTCTCCAGTCTCTTCGTCTTGTTTGTAATCTCCTCTGACGAAACGAAATCCGTTACACACGGAGCATGGCGTCCTTTTGTATCTATAAGCGTAATCAGCAGGAACAGAACTATCCAAAACAAGCTCTTCTTTGTTCCACCCCTTCCCTCCACATTTCGGGCACAGGTCATCGGAACATGCAGTGAAACTGATGAAAAACTTGGCATAACCGTCTCTATATTCCCAAAAGTCAGTATATGGCACTTCTCCACTAAGCTCATGATATTGACCATCCGCATTTACATGTATGAGGTCGGTCACAAAATCAGGGTCGGAAGAATCAAGGTCTGTTCCCTGCGGTGTTCCTCCAATCTGAAAAATGTCCATTCCCGGAGGATAACCAAATCTCTCTGTCTGGTTTTCGATTACTCCAATTTCCTTGTTCAAGTCACCAGACCTATACACTTTCCAACTGGAGATATTGCCCCTCACCGGACTTGGTTTGTCAAAATATATTTCATTCTCGGTTATATTGCCAGTCAGAGGAGCCGACTCTTTTTCTGCCTCATGCTGAGTCCTTGTGGCCAGATACCCGCTTATGATGTAGTTGTTGCTGATGCTTCCATCCCCGCCCGGGTCTGCACCAATGGCAGAGTTGTCCATGCTGAACATCGTAGAGGTATCCATCCCATATAATCCCTCTCTGTCCATTGCGACTATCTTTATTCTGTAGTCGTCTGCCTTTATTTTCTTCTCATTGATGCTACTTCTCCAAGTAAGAAAATAAGTTCCGGGCTTGACATTTATCAGGCCATCCATCATGAATGCCGCTTGAAAAGTTGCCCCAACGGTTCCACCGTTGTAATAAACCTCAAGAGTCATAATATCGTTCGCACTATCGTCAATCAGGACTTCAATTATTACATCTCTTGTCTCATTGTTCAGCACAGTAATATTTTTTATCTTGACGATTGGGGCAGTATTATCAGAAATTGAGAATCCGTTTGTGACCGTGAATGGACCATAATCAAATCCGTCATAAGCCCTTACCTTCCAATAGAAAAACGGAAACAGTCCCTCAATTTCCATCCCAAAAGAGGTATAGTTCTTGCTCGTTGGTTTTATCATACCATTGAAAATGACATTCTTCTCTTCAAAAAGAGGGTCTGTCGCCACAAGAAGATTATATTCAAGCTGGTCCCATGCCGATTCCGCATCGTATGAGTTTGACCATCTGAAAACCACCGATTCTTGATTTGAAATAACTTCCGCATTGTCGTCAAAAACAAACATAAGAGGACCAGAAGTGTATTCATATCCTCCGCTGGAAGACTCGGATATTGCAACCTCAACGGTACACAGTCCGAGAAATTTAGTGGTCATAGGATTGGTCGTTGGATACTGAAATGACGTATTAGAGCCAGTTTGAGAGCCGTTAATAAACAGCCCTCCTCCTTCGACCGCCGTAATCTTCACGTTGTATCTTACTTGATTTATTCCCTGTGGGAGAGTCCAAGTCACAATTGGAGTTGGAGAATCAACCACACAGGGACAACTGTTCAGATACATGGAAGAGTTACCAATCTTGACCTTCAAATCAAGAAGCGTAGCATCTGCCATGTTATTCCTCCACTGTGTAGTATTTCCCTGTCACTTCACAACTCCAAGTCTTTCTCCCGACGGTCAGTCCGTCAGTCGGATATGAGCCTCCTCCGAACAAGTTCCATACGATTCTTCCAAAGATGTGTTTCTTTGGAGAAAGATATGGTTCCGTCGATTTGTCAACATATATTTCCGCTCCAGACTCATTGTCGGTAGACGAGTTGTATGTGTTCCTGAGATTCGTTACGCTTGGAGAGAACTGGAAATAATTTTCGTCATAATACTGACTCAAATACACCCTTGTTCTTCCATACGTGACAACCTTTTTTCCTTCTTGAACGTCCCAAGGTCTGTTCACATCAAGAACTTTTGTAACCTTGTCTGACTGTTCGTTTTCTGTTTCTCCTCTGGCAGTGAATTTCAATCTTCCCGCTTCGAGAATGGCATCGCCCTCATTTACAATCATAATGTCTGCCCAAGTAGCATCAGGATAAACCGGAGTGCTATCCGCAACAATCGTCTTATTCTCAAAGAGAACCGTTCCATATCCATCGTTCGACAACCTGTAGAACGTATGATGAATATAGTCAATGGTAATTCTCATGTCCTTCGGGACATAGGCATATTCTCCGAGAGAACCACCGCTGGCAATTTCAATTACTCCACGGTCAGGGTCGAGCTTCCAATAGGAATCAACGAATTTACCCGAGAAGTTGTCTCCCGGAGTCCAAGGAACACCGCTCTTGTCGATGCTCATACCCTTCGGGGTGACATAGATAGACGGTTTCAGATAGTCATAATAATCATCATCCGTAGAAAGGAACAGTCTTGTGAGGTCTTGGGCATCCTTATCTTCTTCTTTTTTGAAGTAGCTATAGTCAGCCGTAACGATTGCATTCGTTCCAATATCGTTGATGTTGAGGATTACTCTTCCACGGTCAAAATCGTATCTGACATCAGAATCGTAATAATTATAAATCATTCTTACGTTCTTGTCGGTTGAGAGACCAGACGGCTCCTCGTGCAGCCAAAGCTCACCATTGGTTTCATCAACGTCCCAATTTCTGAACAGGAGACCGTTCTTCGGTCCGCCCTTGATTTTGAAACCGCTCTTCTGTTTCTGGAAATCGGTATAGGCAATAATGCAAACACGGTTTACAAATGGGAAACTTGCATCAAAAGCCCCATTGTCGTTCTTCACCTGAACAGACTCTCCGGTAAAGTAATCCACAATCTGTCTTCCGCTTCCGGTATAAACAGCAAGGATTTCCATATATGCAGTGTTGACCTTATCTGACGGATAGCTGACCGTTCCGTCTGCGTTTTTAACCTCTTGGAGACAACGTTCGTCATCGGCGTTATAGACGACAACGCAATCTCCTCTATACGGAGCAACGTTATTGTACGGAGGCCCTGTCGGAGAAATATCCATATCGAAGTGTTCAAACTCCAGCGTGATATCTCCATATCCGGTATTGTCAATAACCCAATAGTTCATGTTCGAGCTGTTGCTCGAAACAAGGCTCCCATAGAGCTTTTCCTTGTTCCAAGTGGTTGTAACTCTGCCCTCAGAATCATAAGATACCTGCCATACACCATCAACCTGAACCATCGCCACCGGGTCATAACTGTTCTTCTCATCGGTGGTCACGTCTCCGGTTCTTGCTCTTCTTGCCCACTCCAAATCCACTTCTCCATCAGACATCTTCGGGGCATGGGTAGACGGGAAATAAATATCGTCCCATTTTCTGACAAATCTTGAGTCATCATCAGAAACACTCTCATTGATAATGTCGTACACGCCATAAGAATTTTCCTTCATTACAACGTGACTATATGAGGAGTCCTGCTTCTGTAGATTTCTTTTCTCGCAGGTAAAGATTCTGTTGTTGAGAACAATTTCAGAATTTTTCTGAGTGACGTTTCCGGCCTCATCCTTAAACTCAATGTAAAGAGTTCTCAGCGCAGATTCATTGTAATCTGCACCGTTAAGGACACAGGACAGTGAAGACAGAACTCTGTCCTTATCTTCTCCATCTGTAATCTTGTAATCAAAAAATCCAGTATCGTAAACAAGAGTGTTCTCGTCAACAGATATGGAAAGCTCATCTCCAACCACAGAAGACGTGATTGTCGGAATCTGAACCTGCTCGTCATTGGAGAAAATCCTGCACTGCAAATGCAGATTGCTATTTCCGAAAATCATAACCGAAACTTTTCTATTCGGCGTAAAACTTCCGTCTGCATTGATATCAATCCCTGCATACCTGTCGTTTCCATCCTGACCATACATCTTTACGAAGCACTCGAACGGATAGGTTGTCTGGAGAATGGTGTTGAATCTCGGATTGGATTCACTTTCTCCGTCAATGTAGTTGTAAAACTCGTCCCTGACCCTCACATCAACAACATAACTGCCATCTGGCGTAGTTCCAGAGGATGCAACGTTAAGGTTAATCAGGATTGTGTTATCCTCAATCTGATTCCAGCCAGAGAAAGACCAGTCAGAGCCATTTACCCTGTATTGATAAAACTGAGCATCCCAACTCTTTCCCGTATCAGGGTCGATATTCACCCTGAAACTCGTAGAGTTCACATATCTTGGAATATTGATTAACCCATACAGAGTTGGATTGGTGGTCTTGATGCTGGCATCTACTGTTTCATCTCCAGATTTTTCGGTAGTGTGGACATACGATGGCGTTCCATCATTCACATATACACCAGAAACCTGCTCCTTGAGCAGAATCTTGAAGTATGCTTTTTTATTGTAGGTGTTTGGACTGTCTTTCTTGACTGCCCAATAAACTGTATTTGAGATGCCGTCTTTAGCAGAAACAATCTTGTTCGTGTCAAGCCTTGAAATGTTGTTCTCTGACCAAGTGTCAGGCGTTCCAGAATAAGACATCTCCTGCAACGAAAACTTAAAGTCCACAACATCAATATTCTTCTGGCCACTAATTCCCGGATTAGCCAGAGAAAAGGTTATCTTGACAGCAGGCTGATTATTGTACGAAGACATCTCCGCAACAATGTTAGAAATTTCGTAATCCATATCCTTTGTCCTCTATGTTAAATTATCCGTTCATCTTTACCTTGAGCTGGTCATACGGGTCTATGGTGAGAACCGTAGGTTTCAACTCAGTTACCCTCGTGGTCGTTCCGTCGCCATTGTCCTTGTCGAAGGTAACATAAACATTTCGAGGCATAAATCTGTTTGATTTCGACACCCACATCGCATCGATAGATTTTAGATACCTTGCATCAGACGCAGAAGGCTTGAATACGATATCTCCTTCTCTGAGGTCTGGAATCGGGTCTGCCGGAGCAGATGAGCTGTTTGAACCATGAATATCATCGTAAGAATATTCTTGCTCAAATATTTGTTCTGAAACGTTTTCTACTCCACAAATATTGGCATAGGACACATGAACACTTCCTGCGATACCAGCATTCTCGGCTGTATTGCTTGCCTCTGTGTTATCAAATGCCCCGGCGAACGTCACGCTTCCGTTTCTGTGAGACAACGAATATGTTCCCGGGTCAACAAAGCATGGAATCGTTCCAATGTTCACAATCTGACCTGTCTGCGGGTCTTCATATGAGTTCGGCTCATATCTCTTCATTCCGACAAAAACATCTGGGCCCATGTAGAGATGGCCACCTGACTCGTCCTGCTCATTCTCTGGAACCCAATTGATGTGTTCCGCAATGTATGTTCTTGCCACCGTAGACTCTGCCACATAAGAGAGGAATACCTCTTTAACGTTAGCAGTCTTGAGCTTTACCTCTCCTGTGGTTGGATTGATATACCAATCGCCATCGGTCATATCCTCAGTCGTCGCTCTTGTGAAAAACTCGTAGTCTGTAACATGATTTGTAAGAACCTGATAACCATCAACAGTTTTGTATTTTTCCACCACTCCATCTTTGAGGACGAAAATGAACGGCTTGAAGAAAGAATTTCTCCCATCGTAAATTGGAGTCTTGGCAGAAGCAAATGTGTCGTTTGCCACACCAGATGAACCATGATTCGTGAAGTAGATGTCGGTAAACACCTGCTCCATATAGGCTCCTTTTGCATATATTTTTCCGTCCCTGTATTCATAACCGGAACGAGGAACCTGAACAGAATCGATAAGAACTCTTGGATAAAACCCATCTGTCAAAAGTGGATTGACTTCAACAGATTCAAGAGGAGTAATTTCGTAAATCCCTGTGTTTTGAGAAACGGAAGAAGATGACGAATTTGATTCTTCGACCAGAGAAAGGGTTCCGTGAATTTCTCCGGTAGAGGAAACTCTTGCCAGTTTTTCGCAGAACTTTCCTTCTGACGGGATGATTCCCTTCATTTTTCTGTTGTCCATAATATCTTGAGGAACAACATATTTGTCCTTCACCGGAAGGAGTTCGTCGTTTGTCTCCGTCTTCCTGTCTTGGTCGAGGTTGTCGGTTACAAAATCCCTTTTCAGCCTATACAATTTTATTTTTGGAGCAGACATCTTCTACCTCTTTTTAACTTATCGTCTCAGTTAAAAGTCTTTCCCTCAAGTAAACCACCAATCGCGGTTTGCTCATTGCGTAGCAGGCCAACTGCCCACCTCCGGCATTTTCGTTTCTCTGTGCGAGACTGTTCACAAAGAATCCGAACCCTGTCCTTTTCATTCCGCCCGTTCTTTCATAGGTGGTAATCTGATTCCCATTATAATTCTGAGAATAAACAATTTTTTCAGGAGCATATACACATAATATACCGCTGATGATGCAATTTGGCAAACCAGTTAGTGTTATTTTTCCAGTTGATTTTCCAGAAAGTCTTCTCGTGACCTCATCTGTGCTTGAATCACTGTTTACTTTTCTGTCAAGACCATTGAAAGTTTCATCGTTTCCATTCATAAATTCTTTCAATTTTGCATGACTTACTCCCCCTGCAAGCTCAAGGCCATTCAGGGACCAGCCACCAAACTTATAAGTGGTTCTATCTTTGTTCGTTACCTGCCATTCAAGGTCTGCTCTTCCCATCTTCCTTTTCAAGAATACGGACTGACCCATACTCGGCAAGGTTTCCCACTTGCTTTTACCAGCATATTCAGAATAAATTCTGTTGACTTCGCTATCATATTTCTTGTCCGGGTAAATACATCTGATACAATCCCTCTCAACGATATAAGATGGCCCCTCTCCAATCGAAGTGATATCCAAATCGATAGATTTCCCCGCTCCATTGATATATCTGAACTCGATAGCAGATGGCACAGTAGTTTGGTCAACCTCATCCGGGTTATATACATTGTCGATGTCAAGAATTTCTCTTTTCGCATCCCCGTCCATGCAGCAATATACAGGAAGATAAATAACGTTCTGGAAAGTATCATAAAAGAACTCTCCTCCAACAATAGAATACTTGGTTGCCCCATTATCTTTCCTGACAAAGTATCTCAATTGATTCGTCGTCATTGGAGCAGTGGTTCCCGTATCCGTCAAGCAATACGGAGAAGCATCACCGGCCATAACTCTGGCTTGAAGAATCTTTGTCGCTCTATCATAGAACATTACACTTGCCGCTCCGCTCGGTACAGGGATAACCAAGGAGTCTGCGTCTTCGGTCATTTTGAGATAATCACTGACTTCAAAACCAAACACTTTGAACTCTCTCACTGTGACCATGTACTTCGACATGTTGATTCTGTAATAGTAATATTGCTGTTCTTCACCTTCTGGGGGCTCACCGGGAAGTGCTGGAAGAGCGTTCTTTACTGTTATCACGCCAGTCTCTTCATTGTATGCCTGAATCTCCAACTGCCAATCCGGTTCTCCGCTGGTGTCTCTGCTCTTGAATATCTCAACCATACAACCTTCTTCGATTCCAGAAATCCCGGTGAACTTATTTTTCAATGAAAAAGAAGAAATAACATCAGACTGGTTTATTACGACCGCATCGGTGTAACTTACTTTTCTTCCTTCGTTTGGAAGGTCCTGTCCATATTCGTCTTTGGTTTCTGGTTCAAATACAATTTTGACTTTGTTCCCTCTATAAGCGAGGAAGTGATTGCCTGAGAGAATCCAAGGCTGGCTCATATCATATCCGTCAACCCACTTGCCTTTGAAGTTAGGAAGCTCCTCTCCCCTCTTCTCAACCATGTTTCCGTCTTTATCATATTCAAACCACAACCATTGCTTTGCTCTCGAAAGCCATTTTACGCTGAAAAGCAAAGTCCAATATGTGCTCGTAGATGAACGAGCATAAACTTTGAATGAATTATTTTCATAGGCCACGCTCGTGTCAATACCAATCTTGACACCGTTAATAATGCTGTCTTTCTCTGGCATGTGAGAATAATACACTGTCTTAATGCCGTCTCCGCCTACATACATAGCTCCTGTGTCTTTGTCAATAAGACTGGTCCCACATGCTCCACATTTGGTCGATGTGGAAACAAAACTGCACCTCATATATTTTCTGTTGCCGGAAAGAGATGCCGCTTGAGCCTCTGACACCGTTGCGTTATCCTGATGAACGAAACAGTTTGAGTTCGGGCACACAGCATTTGAAACATTCCAAGAACCTGCCTCGAATCTATAGTTTCTTCTTTCTGTCTCGGTTGGGAAGCCTGAAATATTTACGGTAAAATACAACTCATTCTTTCTGTATGATGCCATCCTGCATATAGCAGCCGTGGAACCCGGAACAAAAACAACGTTCCCAGAGCTGTCAACGTCCCACGTTCCTCCAGTCGGCTCATTGTTGTCGTTCGTCTGAACAAGATTGTACGGGCTGTATTTGTAATACAGTGGGTTGGTTTCATCGAGAGGCTTACCTTCTCCGGTGTCTTCTGATATGTCAAAATAAATCTTGCCACAATAATTGAGGTCAACGATATCCATTGGACTTCTCTCATATTCTCCTCCCTCGTCAATTGTCGGAAAGTCTCCGTTTTGGTCGAGTTTCGGATATGTGAAAGAATTTGTGAGTAGATAACCATCAAAATTTGGGTCTTTATATCTGTTGTTGATTCCCTTGATAATCCCCTCTTTGTCGAGGTCTACCTTGTTCTTTTTGATATAATCCCAAATTTCTGAGTATGCTATTCCGCCCTGAGCCTCAAAAGCACGAGTTACCCTGTCGTCATAATACCCTTTGACATATTTCGTAGCATCCCAACTATAGGTTTTGCCCTCTCCTGCATATTTTCCATTGAGGGTATCGGCACCAGAGTTCATTCCGCTCGTCCCTCCTGAGCCACCGTCATCAGCATGGGCATTGACGCTACTCTGAATAATGACCTGACCGCCTTCTGCCCAATCTGAATTGTATTTCTTCTCTGCGTTTGGCATTCCCCATTTGTTGTAAACGAGACTTGTGTTCAACCCCGTAAGGTCAAACATGCCGGGTATGGCCTGACCCTCATTATTGATAAGTCCATCAGCGATATCTTTTGGAATAACCGTAATAGTGTCCTGAACGCTGTTCTCTTCGCTCGGGTCCCCAATCTCAATTCCAATGTCATAGGTGTATCCGTCCACAAGGTCATTAAATTCTTGGAACGTGTACTTTTTCCATATTTCTTCTTCTGTATATTTTTGAACAAGGTCTTCTCCAAACCCTTTCCATTCCAAGAAATCTTGAACCGTCTTCCACCCAAAGTGCTGTTCGTTATACTGAGAAATCACCTTGTCTCCGCCAGCAAACATTTCGGATTCATACAATACCGGCCAATAATTACCCTCTGAATAATCATTGTTAGGAGATGCTCCCTGCTCGTCAACAGAATCACCGTACATGATTGCAAACAATGCTTTCATGTCTTCTTCATCATGGGCCTTTTGGTCCGGCTGCCAGTTTTCAGGAGTACGAGAATGCCAATGCTTATCGTGCATCGGGCCACCTGCATTTGTTCTTCCGAGAGGTGGCTCATCCGGGAACATGGCTCCTTCGCAAAGCATTACCGCTCCAACCACCTCTTTGTCGAGAGGAAGCCATCCCTGAATGGAATGGAATGAAATTGTGTAAAGATTACCGGTATACCCATAAAGAGTTCCAGTTATTCCAGCAGAACTATCGTTGAAGTGAATCGCACTCTTTCCACCCGAGCGCCTGATTCCTCCGATGTAATCTCTTCTGAACCACCATATCGGACTTGTTGGATAATACGCTCTGACGCTCTTTCCGGGAATAAGAGTACCGTCCCAAAACTGCACATAATTAGCATCATTATGGGCATCGTTTGAGGCAAGAATAAAAGAATCTACTCCGCTCAATTCATCATAAAGGCTTTTCCTCACCAAGTCTTTTCTGTTATTATACCCTGCCTGTTTCATAACCTGAACTTCTTCATAAGTCTCTTGGAAACAAGGATATCCCATAACTGGCTCAATCATATTCCTCATGTACTTCAACTGATTGGCCGTAATAAAGTCAAGACCGTCTGTATTTCTGCTATTGCCGACGTTTATCCTGTACGGATTTATATATCTATCTCTGTATTCAGAATATACCTGAGTGCCACCATCATAATACCAATCAAGCTGATGAGCATCATTCATGTGCTTCGGCTTCCAAGTTTCTTCTCCGATTTTAACATCGGTCATCGCATATCTGGAATCTTTGGCAGGAATATTATAGTCAAGGTCAAGGTATTCTTCATCTGTCATATATCCGACAACAATATTGCTACCTCTCTGTTTTGCCTCGTTTTTTACCTGTTTATGATTGAATCTCTCATCAACAAGACCATATTTGTGCACAGAGCTTTCAGTGTCCTGATTGGCACTTCCGTCTTTGGAAAGTTTCGGACCGCCACCGCCCGGATTAGGCTCTCCGAGCTTACTTCTAAACTCAGAAACAAGAGAGCGATTTATTTCTGTATGGTTCTTCCAGAAATATCCTGTTCCACGAACAATCTCTCCCGGCAATCCAAAATAGTTTACCGTTCCGTATGCTCTGCACTTCGGAAAATTCCTCCAGTCTCCTCCCTCTACAAGTTCGGTTTCTACTCCGGCAGCGGCACATCTTGGACAATATTTATATTGCTGATATTCAAAATCAGTGAAAATCTGTTTGATTGGTTTTTCACCATAATAATTGTAGTCTGGTTCTTCTCCAGACATCCAGCTATAAGGATGAGGACTGCACTTCGGGCAATAATAAAATCCACGCTCTGTCGGGAGACACGCTTCCGGTACAGAGGCAATAGGAACTTCTTTCTGCTCTCCGTCATCAGTCTCTACCATAACTGGACCACTTGCCTCAATATTTTCTCTCGTGTCGCTGGAAAATACCCATGCACGAGTAACTCTTGCCTTTATATTACCGTCAGAACTCATGAGGGTCTTAGAAAACGAACCCTTAATTGGTCTCGCACCATTGACAATGCCCGGAGGCAAACTTGCTCTTGACTGGTTCTGTTCTGGCGGAACAAGATTTCCGAGACTTATTCCGTCTCCGTTTTCATCTTCTCCCTCAATAATCCATTCTCCAGTTGGGTCTACTCTGTATCCCTCATAAGAAGTTACAGATTGGGTGTCATTGTGACTGTCATCTCCACCCTTTCCTCCGGTAAGTTCTCCATCATAACCCAATTCAGTAGTGGTTACAGGACAAAGAATCTCTGCACCCATCTTGGAGAAGTCTTTATATTCTGGCATTCTACCGCCGATAAATGGCAACATATTGGTTGCATAGGATTCAAATTTTACCGGAGAGACATAATCATCATGGAGCTTCACAAGCCAAGGAATACCATTTGTGGAAGAAATAAACGCAGGAGTTTGAACATCCATCTTGAGGAAGTCGTTTCTGTCTATCTTTCCTCCCTTTTGGGAGACTCCATATTGACGAACGAATCCATATACATTGGCTTTTCTGTGATTTTGGTCATTCGAACCAATATCATACATGAAGACAATGGAACCTCCCTCGCTAAAGCGAACTGTCTCAACAGCAGAAAATCCGGTAGAACTTACTGCCGCATACACACCATCTCCAACGCTCTTCTCAACAAATCCATCGAATCCAGCAATGCCATATTCTCTGAACACTTTAAGCACATTGGTGATGAGCTTTTTATATTCTCTATCGTATTCTCTTGCTCTTTGATGAACCTCGGTAGTCGGACATCCTCCGGTATAATATCTGCAATATTCTTCTTCATCTCCAACTCCGGCAAATATCGTATCGGCATTGCCAGCACCCATCTTCAATGGGCCATATGCTTTATTGCAAAATTCTGAATTATAGCACTGCATAACAGATGAACAAAATCTGTTTCTGCTCATCAAATTTGTTCCAGAGAATATTTCGGTATCTACACCTCCATATCCAGAACTGTATTTATCAAAAGCAAATTTTCCCGTTCCGAGAACCACTTGGTCGTAATTTGCAGAACTTTTGCTTCCTGCCCTGTCACTTTTGATTTGTCTTCCTTCTGCATCAACACGCTTAAATTCATATTCGACCTTGAATCTCGTGGTAACTCCACTGAGAGTGCTTCCACTATCGGTTGTCTCAAACTGACCAAGCATAGAATATTGAGACATCGCATAAGCGCCAACGCCACCAATGCCAATACCGGACATTTCCATCGCGGTATCTTTTTTATTCTGAACATCTTGGCTATATCCACTCAACTCAGCATAATCATCAGAAGACATTCCTTCTGCCGTGAAGGTAAAAATTTCTTTTGGTCCTTGTTCAACATAATACCTACAAGCTGAGCCAGCAGGTTTATCTCCCTCTTTCTCAGAATAGCTCGAACAGACATTTGCAGACTGAGTTCCCACTCCCGGATTGAAAATAACATTACCCTGATTATCATAAAGAGTATCACCAAAAATTCCCTGAAAATCAGCAGGATTGTCAACCGGATTCTTTCCGTCATCTTCAAGAAGTTTCCTCTTTACTTCGCAATAACATCCTCCGCTATTGTTTCCCTTGAAATAAGCACACCCTCTGTGAACATACGTTCCAACGCTGATTCCGTCAGCAACACTGCCAACGCACATTTTTTGGAACTTGGTTCCCAACATTGGCTTCGGCTGTACTTTCTTATCTCCCTCGGATGGCATGAAAATATTGAGAAAATATCTCTGGTCTGTAATGTTGTTGATATATCTTCCGGTAGAAGACCACTGATTTACGACGGCTATCTCAATGGTCGGATTCATGGCAGAACCATAATATATGATTCCGTTATCAGTGGCATACATGGCCTGACCAACAGTGGCAGTAACTATAGGAACCACTACATTGCGATACATGCCGTCTGGATTGAGCCATTCTTTCGGAGCCGCCATGTTGATTGTGTATGGAGGAATATTGCCATGCTCACCACGGTCAACGCACTTTGCAGCGATATCTGCTCTGTAAAGTCTTATTCCTGAGCTTTTTTGCTCTCTCGCTCCGTTATTGTCTTCGTATTGATACACTCCTCTGTTGGCAACTTTATATCTGAATCTTTTTCTTACGCCACATGCTTCTTTCGTATTGACGAAAGTGTGCATATAGCAACCTTGAGCTTCCGGGTCTGTCCAAGGCTTATATCTCTTGCCATTGATAATCAAACCAGATTCCAAGTCACCATTTACTTTCCTGAGTTCCGGGTCTGGCTCATATTGTTTTCTGTATGGTCCAGTATCCCATATTCCATTCTCGATATTCTCTGGCTTACTGCTCTTTGAGTATCTGCAAACATAATAATAGACAAGTTCGTATTCCGTATCGTCATACTTCTCGCCTTTGAGTTTTCCCTCTCTCCTATATATTTCAAGAGGACCATCTTTTACGAAACCTTCCGGGTTTTTTACCCCATTCCATACGGTAAGAGTTGCAGGGTCATAAAGGGGAGGTTCAATAATGATATAATCATCATCTATTCCCTGAAAGACATATTCTGTAAATTTCCAAGGATATTGAATTTCTGGAAACTGATAGAGGTAAGCATTTTTGTCTGACACCGCACCAAATCTGACATCGAGTTCAAATTTGTGCATCCAATTCATCCACCCGTTATATTTGGCCACAGAATGCTCTTCTGCATCCTGCCATGTTCCGCCCTCTTTATTCCAAGGAATAGACACATAACGACCACCATACAATGACTCGTCGGTGTTCATGCCATCATTTTTTCTTCCACCCGCAACGTCTCTTGGACGTGTATCAAATTGAAAACCTGACACATCTGGGTAAAACCATTTCTGGTCGTCTTTTACGCTTCCTGCTATATTCCTTGCCATCGCCTTAGTCCTTACTCTTCCCAATCGCTAAGTGGAACGCCAGTAGCAGGATAAAATACTGCAAAAGCGAATCCGCCATTCCTGTTGTCCTTGTGTGTATGGGCACCCAAAACACCGGGCAGAACCCCTCCATCATATTCGCTTGTATGACTATGCTGGTTATATCCCTCTGTCGGATAAGAAGGAACCAATATCACATGTTCTGTGCTGTCCCTGAAATATTCATTGATGAGATTGGCTTCCTGAACATCGTTCCAAGCAATAGCAGGAGACATTCCACCGTGAAAGTGATATTGACTTGTATCCGTAAATGCGTAACTTCTCATGCCATCATCACTCATATCATAAGCGGTCTTCATCAAGGCGCATATATTAGAAGCCAACCATTTTTTCGGTATTCCAATCTCAGCCATAATTATCCCTCCACTCCGCCGCCCGGCATATATTTAACGTTTGCTCCGTTTGCGTTAGAGTCATTTCTTTGACCAACAAGATGGTCTCCTTTTGCCAAGTTAAGATATTCGAGCTTCATGGCTTCCATTCTCTGATAGTCCAAGTCTCTTTCTCTCATTTGGCCGACTCTGAGCTCTTCTGTGCCGACTTCAAGACTAACAGTAAACCCGTTGCCGAAATCAAGTTCTTCTTTTACGACAACCGCCTTTACCCCATCTATCAAAGTAACCCATCCGAGACCTCTTTCGAAATCAGGAATTTCTCCACGTATTTTTACTGTGCCGGAGACTTGAATATCATTTCTTCTCTCAAGCTCTGCTGTTCCTCTTTCGAGAAGTTTTTGTCTGTCATCTTTGTGTACCCAAGTAAGAATTTTCCCTCTCATATCAGAACGCAAGACGTTAGAAAGGTCTTCTCCAGACTTACCAAGAGACTTCGCCTCCTCTTCCCTGATTCTTTCCGTAGTATGAAATTTTCCAAACGGGAAAATATATCCCTGTCTAATCATGGTATCTTTTACGTCTGTCCATATATCATTATAGTCAGTAGGAACAACCATATCAATTTGGTCTTCGTTAGAGGCTGGCACATTCCATCTTCCCATATCCCACGGATGAATCTGCCACTTAAAACTTTCCATAGTCATTCCGTTGACAATCGGTCTTGAGGTAAATTCTTCTCCCATAGAACCGGTTTCGGAATACTTTTTGATTTCAGCACAGTATCTATTGTCCTCGACTCTTGCGCTTACTTTATATGTCGAAAATCCATCGTCTCCCTTGATTACCTTTTTAAGAGTGTATTCTGAACTTTTATTAAAAAGTCCTGTCACTTTATAGTCTGAACCGTTCTGTCTCGCAAGAAACGTTGCAAACATGTCTCTCTTAAAATAACAAGTAATCCATGCACGAGCAGGTCTCCAGAACGCCTTTACTCTCTGTCCAGTCCCGCCCATCATGCCTCTGTTTCTGTATGCGGTTGAGTTAGTCGGACCTCCCTCGTATGTGGTCTGTTTAACACAAAATACCGAAGCTCCAAGATGATTAGTCTTCAAAATATTTTTCATCGGCTTCTTGCAATTTATAAATTGTGCTTCTTTGAATACGATAAGTCCTCTGTCAACGTCAATTGAGAATCCACCGCCATTCATGATGCTGGTATAATAAAGCGTCTCAATGTAAGCCTCTGATTCATCAACCGGCTCTCCGCTTGGGTCTGCCTGTGTTTTGAATATAAAATAGTTTGGATTTTGGATGCTTTTTACTCCAACAAGAGAATGTTCAATAAAATCAAGCGTTTCTCCTTCTACAGGAGCCTGACATGGCTTTTCATACGCAGAAACGGAAGTGGTAGTTTCGATATGAACAGAAAGAGGATATCTATAAGCCTTATCCTGAACGATTTCTGCCCAAGTCTTGTCCTTTGCTTTCTCTTCTATGCTTTTTGCGTTTTCGTCCATCCTCACTTGGTCTGGAGAAAGGTCAATGAGACTCGTGAGCAACGTAGTCATTTTGAACCACGGCTCCATTCCAGTTCCTTTGCACACCGGACACATATTCTTCCACGGAACCGGATGTCTCGTCGGTATCAGCTCCATCTTGTCTGCGGTGAAACCTTTGTGACTTGATTCGACTTCCTTGTATCCATAATTAAATGGAGTAAGTCCAGTTGGTGCCCAATTGACATCGACTTCGCCACTGAGCTTCCTTGTCTTGCCAAACCCATTCCAGTCCCCTCTGTTATTATCCTCAACAGCGCCGCTACCAGCGCAATATGGACAAATGCCATATGGAATCCATGCCTCATAAGAAAAGCCAGTGGCAACGTCAAAACTACTTGAGCCTACTGCATCAAGGAAATTCCTGTCTTTCTGGAATTTTCTGTCATTAATCGTAAATCCCTGATATTCATAGATATCTTCTGCCGATTCTTGGAAATATCCACCACTGACCTTCGTGCTTGAATCGGTCTTGCTTACCAATTCTCCATCTTCATTATAGAAGAACTCCATTTTGCCGGGAGAAGCATCCTTGTATGGTTCATATCCGCCACGAACATCCCAAACAGGATAAAGTGGACATCCGACAATTTCATATGGCTTTTCCTGACCCTCAAAATCACTTCCCCAAGGAATAGAGTTGAGTCCAAAATAATAGTTGTATCCGTCCCAACTTTTTGACGGCAAATAATATCTGCCATCGGTTTTATTATATCCTATGGCATCTCTTCCCATGACAATATAAAAATGACCAGAATACCATTCGATGTCTGCACTGTATGCCTTGAACACGTTAGAAAGCTCATTGGTTCTTCTTGTGGTGTTATCAGACATAACGTTTACAGAATAGGACTCCTTCTTGTTGGAGTCGGCATATCCAGAAGGAACATAGTAATACAACTTTATCTCATTTCCGCAATTTTTGGCAGCAGTAGAGAGTTTCGTAAACCATATCTTATCTCTGTCAGGGTCATAAACCATTCTGTATGAACCAGCAGAACTGATAAGACGATAAATTGCTTCAAGAATTGTAACATTATCAAATGTCATTGTCGGAGGAATGAAGTCCCTCAGCTCAACAATCCCATTGAAATCAAAACTTGCAAATGTAAAATATGTAAAGTTCCAACTCTTTTCGAAAGAAGTCTTTACCGAATAGTCCATAATGTCTTTAAGAATTTTTTCTACGGTAGACTTGTCATTTGTATATGGCGCATCAAGTTCATCTTCTTTTCTGTTCGGGAATGAACCAGTTTTATAATTGTTGTTATAAATCTTTCTGATTACTTGGTCTTGAAGTCTGCACTTGAGGTCTTTCGCCTCGTATGAATACTCACTTCCCTTATCGCTTATTTGTCTTGATGTTCCAGAAATATATCCTTTGAAGATAATCTTAAAACCGCCATTACCATCATCAGCATTTGGAAAAGCGATGGCGTCAGCATTATTCTTATCCATTTTCATCCAAATGACAATACCGTCTCCAATCTTCGGCATCCTGACATTGCTGGTATTGGCAGAAGAATGAAAACCGTCTTTATGAGGGTTATTATAAAGGGAAACATTCGGGTCTGGAAGAGAAAACGAGCATGTGCCCGGGGAAGCATCAGACGTAATAATTATTCTCGACAAATTGATTGGAAAAGATTCTGAGTCTGATGGGAGCGATATCTCTTTAGAGAACGGGTCAACAAAATCAAAAATGTCACCGGAATATTGTGCCGATGTCGTGTCCGAAGTAAGAGGGATAATTCTCACTCTTATATCGTGATATTTGATTGTCTTTCTTGTATTCGACGGACTCGAAAGCATGTTAAACCTCCATCTGCTCTCCCTCAATCGACACTCTATTCTCACCTTTGCCCTTATTGGCAGTGAGAGAATGTGGACCGAGCTTTATCTTTCCGAAGCTGACAGTTGAGCCTCCAGACCTTTTCACCCCGAGCTTTGCTTCGCCCTGAGCCGATATCTTATCAATAAACTTGATTTGACCATCGTAAAAAGTTCTGTCACTTGGCATACTTGTCCCGCCAACTTCCAAGATTCCTTCAACCTTTATCCTTCTGTTGTCGTAACCGGAGAAGTAAAACTCTCCACCGTTTGCAAAAGCAAATGTCCTTGGTGCTACCCTCGGTCTTCTGCAAGTGATAGTTACAACAGCATCATGTATAATATCATCTTCCACGATTATTTTACACGGTATTTTCTGAGCTTCTCTAAGAGTTACCGTATATTCAAGAATATCTGGCGTAATCATGTTCGCGGTAGATATTCCTACCGGAATCATATAAACATCCTGATTTACATTATTCTTCAATTTGCCCGGGAGCTTCACGCATCTATCGTCACTCTGAGTACCATAATCACCAAAATCTTCTGGTGGAGGTTGAAGGGTTTTTGAAATCAAAAGCTGACGAAGAGCCTGATATTTTTCCAACAGTTTATTTGACCTTGCAATATCACCAATGGTTTCATCCCACATGATGTCTTTCTCAAATTCTGCGTTGGAAGTAAACTTGCCGTTTATCGTAACCTGAGCAACTGAAATTGCAGACACCTTCGTTTCATTATAGTCAAATGAAATGGTTTGCGTCATGAAAAAATAACCCCATATAGGGTCATATTCCGACATCATCGGAATTGGTGACTCTGGGTCGTAGGTTGTTTCAATCAATTTACTAAGGTCTACTGGCATAATCAATCTACCTCCTGTGGCGGCCCAACAAACGTCACGTTTATGCTCAAGCACTTCTTTTCGAGCATCCAAGTAACCGTGGCAGTTTCAATAAACATATTCTTGTATTTCACCTCATCCAAGTCAGGTAAAAACTCATTGAGGTCTTGTTCGATTGGAATTGTCCCATCGCTCTCTGGGTCAAAATACTCAAATGCTTCAACAATGTCCTCTGGAAATTCGCACTCGTCAAATGGAACAACACCAGAAAAATTCACTCTGACAAAATCATGGCCGTTGTCCTGCATGAAACTTCCATTATAGGAATGGAGAGATACGACCGTTCTTCTGATTTGGCTTGGGACGATGGTGATTACGCTGTTGTAAACATCAAACGTATGACCATTGCCCTTGAACGTCATAATCCCCAAGCTGTCTTCTTCACTCATTTCATTGGAGAAAACTGCTTCTACTTCTCCCCACTCTGCCCAATTTTGACCATTCTCGGTGAGAGACAATATATAAATATCATCGATAACAAGATAAGGAGAGCCACCTTTCTCGTCTGAAAAAGTGAGCTTACCCTTTCCTTTTCTTTCAACTGCGCCGGACCCCCTATACGACCACATCATATAGTTATCGAGCTCACTCTTCTTCATGTGAGCCTTGATAGTGACCTTGACGAATTTTCTTATCGACCCGGAATCACTATCCATTTTGAAGATGTCCTCAATAGTATAGTCCAGTCTTTGCATATTAAAGCTGGACTGGACTGATGAGTCGCTTTCTCCGTATTCTTCAAAAAGAACAAATGACATTGCCTAATCCTCTGTTACATCGACGGTACTACCGTTCCCTCTGGAGCTGGACCGTTATTCATGCCGGAAAGCTCCTGTCTTATTGCCTCAGAGATTATATCTCTGAACTGATTTAATATACTGCCTTGAATTGCATTTGCAAGTGCAGAACTGAGTTCATCCGAAGCATTTGCCGCAAATTCCAGTTTTACAGGTGTGCTCTGAACCAATTCTACGGTTCCATTTTGACCGTCTTGGGATTTTCCCGGAACTCCCGGCTCTCCACCGATAACCGCATTTGCGTCTTCTCTTCTTTGCTCTTCACGGTCTCTTCTTGGCGTATCCCATTCAGACCCTTGAACTGGCTGTCCATCGATGAATCCTTTCCCGCCCGGGCTTGGTCTTCTCATTCCGGCTTCCTCATCTGTTACCGGAACTCCGTTAATCCATCCGTGCTTAGAGTATTCTATCGGTACAGGAACTCCATCTACCTTGCCGCCTCCTCTTTTCCTCATTCCTCTGGTGTCGGCAGGAGGAACGGCAGCCTTTGCAGCCTCTTCTGCGGCATTGGCGGCAACTCCCGGCATTACCGGACCCGGAGCGGATGGAACGTCTGATGCAGGAACTCTATAGCTATCATCCTTGCCCTTAGTGTCTTCTCCTGCTTGAGCGGCACCCTCTCCTGCCGGAGTACCCTGTTTCGGATTGTTCTTGGCATCTTCCTCAAGGAATTTGCTTACGCCGCCCTGCTTCATGAACTCCTGAACGGCTTTCTTACCACCTTTTCTTCTGAGTTCTTCAAGTTTCTTTTGATATCTACCGGCTTGGTCTTTGTCAAGATTTCTGGTCTTTCCAAATACGTCGGTAATGGCAAAGGTGGCCGCTTTCTGAGCGGTTCTCTGTCTTCTTCCTCTTGATTCTGGAACCCTACGAGCGGCTGCTTCATCGCTCTCCGGGACACTCATCGAAGCACTGACCTGTTTTTCGTACTCGGCCTTTTCCTCGTCAGAAAGTGTATCCCAAGTCTTAGCAGAAGAATACTGGCTATATTCTTCCTCTGTCATGGAGCCCTGTTGTTTTTTCTGGAGAGCCTCAAGCTCTGCCTTTCCTTTTTCGTCAAGATTTTCGCTTCCACGAAGCTCTTGAATCCTTCTCTTTTCAGTTACGGAAAGGGTTCCTGCCTTTGCATCAAGACCGGCATATCCTTCAATGCCCATGTTATAGCTGTTGGCAAGCATCGCTGTTCTTGCGCTCTTATTGAATGCCGTTTCAAATTTTTCTCCTGCGGTCTTATGCTGACCCTGCAAACCAGTAATCTGTTCTCCCAAAGCAGAATATCTCTTCATCGCCTCTGCTCTTTGCTCAGCATTGAGTTTTTTATCCGGGTCATCAGTAGTAAGAGACTCTTTAATCTGGTCTCTTTCTTTCATCGCCGCTTTAAGCTGTTCATCAATTGCGGCATATTCAGCTCTCTCGCTTTGAGTATCAAAATATGCTTCTGTTTTCGCATAATCCTGAGATGCTGTCTGATATTTCTTCTCAGACTTGGCAAGGTCTCCTTTGAGCTTTTTGATAACAGCATCAAAACTGCCATCTTGATTATTAGCTTCAAACTCACCAATCCTCTTCTTTGTATCCTCTACCTCAACCAGTGCATTTCTTCTATTGGTTTCGGTAGCGAGAGTTGCTCCTTCTCTTGACCTCTGGAACATACCAACTACACCCATAACTTCCTTGTTGGTAAGTCTGGTGTTACTGCTCCTCATCGGAGCATTCTTTACTTCTTCCAATCTTTCTGCGGCGGCACGTTCTTCTGCTCTGGCCTTTTCATACTTTTCTCTATCTTGGCCACTAAGTTTTTCAGAAGCAAACTTGTCAAGCTCTTCATCGGTAAGCTGGTCAAACTCTTTCTCCGTTCCCGCCTGTCCGGTTGCTCTTATCGCATTATATCTTTCTTTGACGCTTTTTCTGCTGTCTTGCTTGCTCTTATCATAAGATGCCTGAGCAGAAGAAATTTCAGCCTCTCTTGTCTGTTTTCTGTATGCACTAAGATATTCTGCGTAATTGTCCATCGAAGAAACGTTAGCAAGACTTCCGAGTCCTTTCTTGATATCTTCTTCTGTAAGGTTATCGAGGTTGCTATCGATAACAGAAAGGTGTCCGCTGGAAGCGGCAACAGAATTTGCCTGAGCCAAATATTGTCTCTTTTCAGCAGGATTGCTGGACATGTCAGCAAGCTGTTTGAAGTGTGCATATCCTTCTCCTGCTTTCTTCATTCTTCTTGCTGATTCGTCAAATCCAAGCTCTTTACCGGTCTGTCTGGCATCGAGACCCTTAATCATTGCATATCCGGCAACTTCATCCTCCAAGCCGCCTCTGAGGAGCATGTTTCCACCAAGACCGGCTTTGAGAAGTCTTTCGTCGAAATCCTCGGTCATCAACTGTACAGATGCCGCCCTCTGATTCGGGTCTGCATCTTCTCTGAGACTATACGCACCATGCCCATCAAGTCTATTTGCAAAACTACCGATAGCAGTAAAGTTTCTTACTGTATTTGCTTTATTTTCTTTCAACTGCCTCTTTTTGAGCAGGTTTTCATCCCATTCTCTTACCGTTCCAGTAAAACCAAAGTTTTTGAGAATGTCTCTGCTCATGGCTTTAGTCCAGAAGCCAAGGTACGCACCAGCTCCACCGCCATTGGCATAGCTGTCTTCGTACATTTGATTCCAGACATTTTCTCTGTTTTCCTTCTCTTGTTTCCCGCCAAAGGCATAGCTACCAATATTGCTAAGAGTGCTTGTTCCAATGTTGAGAGCGGCCATGCCCGGATTTGCCATAGACAAAAGATTTCCAGCATCTCCGGTCATTCTCGACGCAGTAACAAGAGAGTCATTGCTAATACCAAACGTTTTTTCGTTTCTGTGTCTGTCAAAATAACCTTCTGCCAAACCAGATGCCATATTGATGGCAAGACCAGTTCCAGAAGCAATATTCATTGCTCTTGGTGCAGTATAAGGAGTAATTCCTCTTCCTCCACTCACATAGGATGTCGCTTTCCCGATGCCTCTTCTAACTCCGGGCAGATAAAGACTGCTTACAGCGGTATTGTATGCCGCCTCTCCAGCCCCCGTATAATCTCCGGCCCAAAGGTCTCTTCCGGTTTCAATAGCGCCCGGAGCGAGTGCCGCCATATTAAGAAGGGCGTTTCCGCTCGGAATCTTACTTCTCCATCCGGTAGCACCTCTCGTTTTTTGAAGGCTATTCGGGAAGAAGTTTCTTTGGGCTATAATGGCACTACCTATCGCATCTGCTCCAGATTGCAATCTGCTTACTGCATTGCCTTCTGAATCATATCCACTGAACATCTGGCCAAAACTATTAAACGAATCGACGGCTGCCTTGGCACCAAAAACACTTGGGGTAACATTTCTTGTTAATGCGCCATATCCTCTTCTGGCCAAATCAACGCTTCTGTTCTTTGCACTATCAAGTCTTCCTGTAACGCTATATCTTCTAAGATATCTTTCTTGCGCAGCATTACTTGGCATATCTGGAAGACGAGTTGCATCAGGAGACATTCTCTCTCTGAGTCTGTCTTCCATTCTATTGTTCAACGAACGCTTTGCGAAAAAGTTATTGGCATAATCAGCCGCTTCTCCAGCATAATGTTTAAAAATTTCAGTTCCAGAAGCCATTTTCGGTATTTGCATACCAATTGGTCTGATTGATTCCATATTCGGAGTTTTGGCCATTGCGAAAGCACCGGTTTCTCTGAGGATGCTCTCGTGCAATGCCTCTTTGAACTCTGGATAGGTAAGACCGCCAACCCTATTCGAACCATCAGTAAGCAATCCGGCATTTGTTTTCTTATTAGCAGAAGATACTGCACCCTCAATAGCTCTGGCACTATTTGGAGTAACATTCTTGATGTTTACTGGAAGTTCTCCATCAAAAATTTCTCCATACGCAGATGCGTTAGAACTCTTATTCGGAGCTTTTCTAATCAGAGTGGAAAGACCAATAAGAGGAAGTACCCACCACGGAGAAGAATCGTTTGACGAATCTGAACTACCATCAACGGTAATTTGTCCTCCAACTGCACCGCCCTGAGCGAATCCTTTGATTTTTCCTGTTCTCATCTTCTCAAGGTATGGGAAAAGATAAGACATCTCTTGAGGAACTACATATTCTCCTCTGTGGACCACCCCTGCTGGCTCATATTTGCCACCTGCTCCAGTAAATCCACCAGACGAGAATCCTTTTCCCTTTCCGAAAGCCTCTCTTTCCTGATTAGTGACGAGCATTGTCTCAAGAACCGCTCTGAGTTGATTGAGCACGGCAATCTGGTCTGGATTTTTGATGTTGTCTGCAATTTCCTGCATGATGTCCAACATGCCATGAGCGACATCAAGCTGTTTCTCTTGCAGGTCTGCCAATTTTTGATTCTCTTCTCTCTGCAATCCCTTGTCAAGAAGCTGTCCAATCAGAGAATGAGACTTGGCATATTCTTTCATTCCCGGGTCCGAGAAAATTTCTTCATAGCTCATTCCGGTTGAGTGCATTGCCTGAATCTGGTCTGCAATTGCCCTCTCTTGAGCAGATGCCAAAATGTAGTTCCTTCTGTAACCAACATCTCCTTCGTAGCCAGCAACCTCATTCAAGTTGGTGAGGTCTTTCATCGCCGCAGTCATGCTTCTTCTGACTTCTTCCGGCATAGCATCTTTATATTTGTCGTCATTCAAGAACTTATCAACAAAATTCTTGAACTCATCAAACATCATGCTATATGTACTGTCAACCATTGCTTTCTGGCTGGCCAAAGTATTCGGGCCTCTTACTGCGGCATTGGCAAGCATGTCGGCCTTAGAAGACCTGATTTGTTGCAACTGCTGTGCATTACCAACCTGAATCAGCTTATTGGTTTCATCAATCTTCTTGGTAATCGGCTCTACGTTTTTTTCTATCTGACCAATAATGTAAGAAAGCTCATAGAATCTGGCTTCTTGCTTATCGGTCATTTGTGCCCCAGAATCCTTCATCTTTTGAAGAGAATTGAACTCTGGGTTGTATTTATCAAGCAATGACTGATAGATATCGGCTTCAAATCCAATGGATTCTACCTGTCTATATCTTTTTGATATGTCTCCTCTGGCGGTATTGGTTCCAGCTTCGGCAATCTTTGCATCAGTCTGAGCTCTTGCAAGCTGAAACATCACAGAAGAAACTTCTGGAGTAGACATATTTCTAAATCTTGAAGCAGCTTCTTGGCCTCTGGTAATTCCATCTCTCAGAGTATTAAGCTGAGATTCAATTCTTCTTCCCTGCTCCATTGCGGTAAGAACATTTTGTCTGGCAACGTTTACAGATGCGTCGTCACCCTTACCTTGTGCTCTCAGGGTGGTCTGTCTGTCGAGTTCTTTCCTCTGAGCTTCAAGATATTTTGTGTGGATTTCCTGCATATCCACAAGTTTTTTCTCTGCTATTTCTTGCTCTCTGAGATTATCAGTGATTCCCTTCATGTATTTTTCTGAATCACCAAATGCACTTGACATAATTTCTGGAGTAAGCTCTCTTGCAGACAATACACTAAGAGAAATATTTCTACTTCTTTGTCTGTCTACTGTCTGGTAAATATCTCTGAGCTTTGCAGGAAGAGCCTCTACTACACTTGCAATCTTGTCAAGCTGGTCTCCGATATTGGCGTTCAGCTCTGCCGCATTCTGGCTTGCGGCAGCAGAAACTATTTTCAAAGCGGCGTCAATGGACTCTTTGTCGCTCATTCCGGCAAAAGCACCCTGCGCCTTCATTTCGGCAAACTTGATGTCAAACATACCGGTACTGCTCAGCAGGTCATCGATTTCCTTCATGGTTCTGATATTGCTTGTCGGCATACCAGTATCATTAAGAGCTTCGTTTCTGGCGTTCTCTGCGGCGTTTCCATTAGAGAATGTCCTATATGCACCGAGAGAGAGCTTGTTTACGGCATTGCTATGCAAGACATTACCGAGCATGGCAGTCATAATTGTATCAAGTGCACCGGTCATGCTATTGGCATTTGAACTCTTGGCGATAGCGGCATTGATGCTATTGACTTCCATCATTGCCGCTCTTGGATTCTTGGCGTTTACATCAACGGCTCTGATTCTTTCAGAAATAGCCTCGTCAATATCTCCAATAAGTTCTTGTCTCTTATCAATCCAAGTTCTATAATCATCAAGTTTTCTTTTGAATCCGTCTGCGAAATTGTCTTCTGAAACAGGGTCCCAAGCGGCGTAAGAGAGAATCTTATCGACTCTCTTGTTTGCTTTAACGAAATTATTCGTTATCTTTTCTCCGACTCTCTGAGACGCTTTGACAAATTTCTCAATTTCTTTCATTGGATATTCGAACAAAAGGTCTGAGATACCGGTTGTAGCGAGAATATTCTCCATCGCCACTCCGGTAAGTTTTGATGCTTTTGCCAAAACATCGTTTTTGTTCAAGCCAGATTCAGTATCGAACCTCTGCTCTGTGGTCTGCATGGTCTTGAGGTCAACGGTATTGACGGCATATTCTGCCCTTCCGTTTTTGCTTTCTCCAACCTTGCGGAGATACACAGCATTTCCACTCTCCTGAGCATATTTTTCTGCTCCCGGCGAGTTGACGTAAGTTCTGCCCTCAAGAATGCTGTCTCTGAGAACTCTGAAAATCTCTTTGTTCGCTTCTTTGACATCGCCATTATATCTCTTTACAACAGCCTCGAACATTCTGTTCTGTCTGTCTCCACCGCCTTCTTCAACAATAGCAGTTCTTGAACCAGCTCTCTGAGCAGCCTGCATTCTCTTTCCAAGTTCTCTGTACATATTGAAGAATGGAGCGGCTGCTTGGTCAAATTCAGTCGTATATTTATTTGCTTCCGAAAGAGTTTTGTCGAGGTCTTTATAGAGCTCGTTGATTCTTTTCTGGGTTCTCTGCGGAAGATTTCCATCTGCATCAGGAACAGAATTTTCTACAAGCCTTGCAATCTTATCCTTGATTCTCGCTGCTTCTTTTTGAGTAAGCTCAAGATTTCTGAAAGATTCTTCTGCGATATTGCCACCAAACCAACCGCCCCTTTCAGCAAACATCGCGTTGCTTGCAAGCTGCTCATCAATATTTCTTCTTCTTGCTCCTCTGTCACCAGACAATCCGGCAAGTTCATCAATTCTCTTCTCGTCAATCTCTGGGACAAGCATTCCCTGCTCATACTTGATAGACTGTGCATCTGCTCTCATGAGAACAGACTTGGCTTCGTTAAGAGAGCCTCTTTCATCTGCGCTGAGGCCGACTCCGCTCATCTCTTTTCTTCTGAGATTTTGATAACTTTTCAGAGCAGAGTCGGTGGATTTGATTCTTTCTTCTTCTCTTGTGAGGTTGATATTTCCGATTCTCTGACTTCCGAACACTGTTTCAGAAAGGTTAGTACCAAAGTCAGTAAGTCCCGGAATTGCTGCAAGAACTGCGGCACCTCCGGCAATTGCCTTGCCTGTCTTTGTTTTGGCATTTCTTCCAAACATGCTATATACCCATGCGGCATTGGCGACTCCACCAACAGCTCCAAGAGTATCTCCAAACATAGATTTTCCGGTAGGAGAATCTTTGTCTTGGAATTGGGTAGATGCCATTGTAGCAGTCAGGCCAATCATTCCTATCATGTTCTGATGTTTGTCAAGGAATGAACCTACCGCTGCGCTCATTCTGGTATAAGCATTATTTGATTTACCAATCGCGTCAAGTCTCTTTTGCTCAAGTGCGATTTGTTTATCAATGGACTTATTGATTGCTTCTACTGCAACGTGTTCCTGTTCTCTGAGTATGGTTCCTTTTTTAATCTCTTCGTTTACCATCTTCCTGACGGCAACCTCTCTCTCTTGTCCATACCCAAGTTTTCTGTCTGGTCCTTCTCCAATCCAATCAAGTCTATTCTTTGCAAGAAGAGACTCATACTCCTTCATGTTTCTTGAATTTGCCCCACGATAAGAGAATCCTGCTTGTTTTGCAAGAGTATTCCTAACATAATCCTGACCAAGTTTGGACGATTGGCTACTTGCGGAGAAATTGCCCATTGCATGTTCCATGCCAGAGTATGAGAACGCTCTTGTGACGCCACCAACTCCAGCGAAAACAACAGCAAGAGAAGCACCGATACCGGCAACTTGTTTTCCTATGTCATTTTTAGAAAGGGTAGAACCAAGTTCCCCAACGGAGAATACAATGTTCTGGAAATATGTGAGCAATGACCTTGCTCCGCCTTCCGAGGCAGAGCTGTAGAATGAATCCATGCTTGCTTTGGCCTGTTCAACCTTTTTGGCATAAGTATCCATTACCAAGGCATTGGTTCTCATGGCCTTGCCGTGGGAGTCTTCGGACATTGTTGTCGCATCAAGAACATCTCCCCACTTATCCATAAGAATCATGAGGGTATTGTATCTTCTCGTTCCGGCGATAGTGATAGCCGTGCTGGTTCTCTGTTCTTCGGTCATATCCTGCCATCTCTCATTCAGGTCTCCCATGACTTCCATAAAGTCACGGAATGAACCGTCCTGATTGTAGATAGCAATACCGAGTTTCTGCAAGCTGGCCACTGCGTCTTCTGTTCTTGTATGGGAAATAATATATTTGAACGATGTTCCAAGTGCATTACCAGATTCGCGTGTTGCAGAACCAACAGCAGATACCATACCGTTCAACTCGTGGAATGACACACCAGCAAGTCTGGCGGCAGTACCAGCCTGTTTCATTGAATCTGCAAGGGTTCTTGCGGTAACGGCAGTTCTGCTTTCGACTTCAAGCCAAGAGTCGATAACCGACATGGCTTCTTTGTCGGAAATATTAAACTGTCTGATTGCCACGGTGAGGGCTTCTGTGGCCTCGTGAGCACTAAGAGTTGTGGTATTTGCGGCAGCCATAGATGCTCTGGTAAGAGACATAACTTCCGGGATGCTCTTACCTTGCTGTGCAAACACAGACATGGCCTTTGCAGTTTCGGTAATCGCAATACCAAACTCTTTACCAAAGTCTCTTGCTCCATCGGCAACCTTCGACGTTTCCTGATAAACCGGATTCAAAACCTTTGTCGTTTCAACGACTTGAGTTTCAAACTGCTTCATCGTATTGACTGCTTCTTGGATTTTTGAAATTACTCCATAGAAAGCAAACGTCATTGTGCCATACATGGCGATTCTGCTCATAACGCCAGTAGCAAATTTGCCAGCGTTCTTTTCTTCACTTACCTGCTTGTCGATGATTCTCTGTTCGTTCTTTTTGATTTTCTCGAACTCTTTTTCATCTCTCATGACAGTAGCTCCGGTTTTCGGAACCACTGCGCTGAGCGGGTCAGTGCTCTTATTTTTGCTCATCTCTGAGCGAACAAAGTTCTTGATGGCCTCTGTCATTGAAGCCATCTCTTTATCAGAGACGTTTCCAGACATCATCTTGACAAATTTATTGATGCTGTTTCCGTCGTTTGCAATACCAGCGCTCTTGAGAATTTGTCCAAGTGCTACTTCTCTTCTGCTTTCTTCGCTGGACTGGTCTCCCTCGTTCGCCTTGGAAATAGGCATACTCAAAACAATTGAGCTAAGTTTTCTGAAATAATCAAGCTGGCTCTTGTCTGTGGAAGACCTCTCAAGAAGAGCGTCCGTAATATTAGCTCTGCCTATTTCATTATCGAGCTTGTATACGGTTGTCTTTTTCTTCGTTTCCGGGTCATTGTAAGCAACGTTGACTGAAATTGGTTTTGTATGGAGCATAGAATTAACGAAATCGACATCGTTGCCTCTACCCTCATAATCTTCGGAACGAGAAAGTCTGTCATTTACTTGTGCATAACCTCTTGCCATCTGAGCAAGCAATGTGACATACTTGATATTGGCGTCTCTATCAATATCAGCAAAAGACGCACCACGAGGAACAACAACTTCTTGTTCTTCCTTTTCTTTTGCTCTCTTGGCTCTTCTCTTTGCTTCTTCTTTTGCTTCTTTTTCTCCCTCATGTGCGGCACCAGAGATGGTCGCATGAGGACCGGCAGCATCGGAGACGCTTGAACCAAAATCAGGCTCTTTACCGGATATTCTTGATTTTCTTTCTGCTCCAGAGCCAGTTATTTCGGCAAGAATTGAATCTGCAACATCACCAATGCGAACCAGTGGAGGGGCAAGTTTTCCAAGAGCTTCTGCATACTTTTCTGCCAAATTGAAAACACCATTTATGATAGGGCCAAAACCAACCGAGCCATCATACATGGCTCCTGCTTGACCATTAGTGCTTGCTCCCCTATTCTCGGTTTCTGCCGGGTTTCCGGGTGAGTTATCTTCTTTATTTTGCTGTTGAGCTTCTTCTTGAGCATTCTTGGCTGCTTGGGCCGCCCTTGTTTTCTGGACTTCTTTTGCGGTTATATGAGATTTGATTTTCCCAATCGTAACATCTTCGCCAAGATTTGCACCAGATACAATACTCTCTGAACCGCCAGATTCTCTTTTACCAAGTATCATTTTTTCAAGAACATCTGTATCAAAAATCTTCATCAAAGCGTCCATGACATAGCGCTTGATTAAGTCAAAGTTCTCTTTTGCATCATCAGATTGAGCAAGGTGAGAAAAATTATTTACGATGGCGTCCCTGTTCCTGTCAACAAAAGAACTAAGTTCGCTTTCGAGATTAAATGTTCCGAAATTTGCATTTGCGAGGTCACTCGCCAAAACGGTTGGACTACCACCAAATACCTTCTTCTGGTCTGGACTAAGATTCTTGAATGAAAACTCATTGACGGAGTTGAGCATGTCAGAAATCCTCTGTTGAGGATTATTCATTCTCTCAACATTATCATCGACCTTCCACTCATCGAGCTTGGCAAAAACCTCTTCTTTGCCAACTCCAGAGGCTCCAACAATCTTGTTCAGTTCTTCGATTCTCCTCCAGATTGCCTCTTTCTGGCTTTCAAGATATCTGTTGAAATTATAATTGGTAGTAGCATCACCACCCCCACGAGCCTTCATTGAAGCCCTGTATTTGATATCTTCCATGTCTTTATTCGCAGAAAACGAGGCATTGTCGTCGAACAATGAGCCGAACTGCTGCGCTGCTGCCGCATTGTTCTTTGTCGCAGTATAATTTATCAGACCAGATTCATCAAGCATCGTTCTTGCAAGAGCACCCTTGTGTACAAAATTTGGATTATCAATAAACAATGCCATGACCTCTTCCATTCTCTTTTTGTTCATGAAAGAGTAATCCATCTTGCCAGCATTCGGGTCAGAGGCAATTGTCTGCTTAATCAGGTCTACGATGTTGGCTTCCGTAATTGTTTTTTCGTTTATATTAAATCCGCCTTTCCCATCAGAAAGTCTGGCGGACAACTCTGCCATAACCTGATTAGCCATATTTTCAGAGTCAGAAATTCCCGCATTGTTAAAAGAGCCAAGAATAATATTTCTGAACTTGTCCATGTTGAATTTTGCCACCAAACCATTATCTGCATTTGGAGCAACCAACTTATTCATACGCGAAACAAGTCCCTTGCCTTCTGTACTTGCGAGGAAATTATCTTTGACTTCCTGCGGAAGATTAAGATATTCGAAGAACTTTTCTCCAATATTGATTCCATTGAGAGGAATTTGACCACCAAACTTCAAAAGATTTTTATGCTCATCAAGAGCTTTTTTTGATGCCTGATATTCTTTTTCTTCGTCTTCGTTTCTTTCCTTGTCTCTCAAGGAAGTAAATCTTTCAATATCAACCTTGCTTGCGGTTTGTTCAATTTCTTTCGCCTTTTGTTCAAGAGACTTTGCAAGCTCAACCGTAAAGTTGTAAACATCTTGTTCAGAAATTACTCCTTCTCTGCTGAAAACGTTGGTAAGGAGGTTGGCACCATAATCACGAGAAGTATATTTCCCTTTAGCTGACATGGCTTCTGCGGACAAAATTCCATAAATATCGCCCGCTCCTTTTCCAGAAAATGATTTGAACGTGGTGTTAAGTTGAAGCATCTCTGGAAGATTTGCCTCACTAAGTCTTTTTTCCTTACTCGCAAAGAACGAAGACCTTTCTGACGCTATTCCTTTTGGAAGATAAAGTTTATCTATCGTGGTTCCAAGAAACTCTCTTTCCTTGCCACTAAGCTCAGATTCCATAATGGCTCTGGACTCTGCCCTTTCTTTAGCCTCTCTTGTTGCGCTGAGACCGCTGTATCTTCCACCGGTAAGACTCTTTATAATCTGGTCTTGGAGTTCAATCTCAGAATTGTCAACCTTCATTCCAGAAAAATCACCAGAGAAGAAGAATTTATAAATTTGGTCTACCTGTTCTTCGGTTATCTTCTCTCTATTGAACAAAGCCTGCATCATCGTCTTATATTGAGTGATTATCTCAATCAATTTCTGAGAAACAGGGTCGTTTTCTCCACCTCCGATATTATCAAGAACCCCGCTAAGAGCCTCGCCAACAAGTCTTGGAATGTCATTAACGTCTACGTTGGTTTTGCCTACAACACTACCGATAACTGGTTTAGCAGCATTGACCGTCGTTCCAGAGGTTGCCATAGACTTCGCAAGATAACTTTCTGCAAAACTATTGTTTTTTTCAAGTTTATCAAGGGCTCTTTCTGCTTTTTGAACTTGTTCCCTTGCTTTTTGCATAGCCACTGCGCTATCTCTGTATTCTTGCTTGAGAGCTTTGTCTCTCTCGTACATAGAAGACACTTCTGCCTCAGATTTCCCTTTGCCATACTTGCCGGCAAACTGCTCCTTGGTCAGGTCAGTGGTCATGTATTTATCATAATTCTTGTCAAAATTCTTCAAATTCCCGCCATGAAGAGCGAGATATTCATCTTGAGCAGCAAAGTTTCTTGATTCCTGAGCATCATATTTTTTCTGCGCTTCTGCAACTCTTCCCTCAAACAGATTTTTGAGTTCTGTATATGCTTTTCCGAAATCACCTTTCCCCTGATGTTCTTTATAGATATTGGCCGCTTCCGCTCCTCCTACAGAAAGCATTTCCGGGGAAAGCATCACTGCTCTTGCGAGGTTAATCATCCCTTCGCCATCACCGCTTCCTCTGAGCATACCAATTGCGTTGTTTGCATCATTGATGCCCTTTATGCCGGATGTGCCATTCTTTCTCATCGCAACGAGCATGGCCTTTGCCTTGGTAAAAATTCCCCTGAGAGCAGTGGCGTATTCATCGCTGGCATCAGAATCAATTACAGAAGCAACGTTTTTGTCAATATATCCCGCATCCGCAAATGCGGTTGCAGAATCAAGCCAAGAAAGGTCTTCTATATCTCTCTTGCTTTTTATTCTTTTATACCCTTTTGGAGCAAGTTTTACCCCGCTTTTTTTGATAATCTCAGGAATCTTATCGGCGTTCTTTTTCAGCTTTTCAATCATAGAAGCATGGTTTCCAAGCTCATAAACTCTTTGTTGGTTGGTCCCCATGTTTTCTCTTCTTGAAGTATATTCAAAAACATCTCTGAGAATATCGAGCTCACCAGAAAGTCCATATCCTTCTGGCTCTGTTCCCTCGTCAAATTTTTGCTTGTCCATCGCTTCTATTTCGTTAAGAAGAGCAGATATTGCACCACTGCTTCCGCGATAAGAAGCTCTCCCTTTTGCATCCGTAGTCATGCCACTCTTAATTTGAGCGACTGCATTCTTTACAGCATCATTTCCGCTATAGTATTTGTTGGACTGAACAATATCAAGTGCTTTGGCGATTCTGCTGGCATTTATTACGTCGGGACCGTCAAAAGAATTGTTTCTCAAAATATCTCTCTCAATTCCAAGAATATCATCTCCCAATCCCATTCCTCTAATGGCGTCTCCGCTAATTTGAGACGCATCTCCGGGAACCGTAACTTTGAGTCCATTGAATCTATTTTCAAGATTACCTTTTCCGAGAACTTTATAAAGTATTCCTGAGCCTACATCGCTATTCCCTGCTGTTTTGATGGCCTTTTCAAGGCTACTTCTGAACATTTCCGGGCTCATGGTCGCATTGGCGGCCAAATACTTCTTTCTCGCCATAGCCTGCTGTTCTGGAGTCTCTGCCGCAGATACTTCTTCTGCTATGGCGTTAATCTTGGCTTCTCTTGCCAAGCTATATTTTTCTACCATATCATCAAGATACACAAGATTAGGGTTGGCATTTGGAGAGCCAAGAATTGCGTCTCTTTCTCTCTTTTCTGCCTCAAGTGCAGCGGTAACGCTCTTGTCTTGTCTTGGAATATTGTTCTCTCCACCGTAATAAGTACCGGCATAATCGAGTTTATCTAAGAAAGCCTCGCTGAGGTTTCCGCTCTTGCCAACCATACCGCTTGAAACAGTGTCGGCACTCGGAGTTACCACGCCCGGCAAATCAGAGCCCTTAATAGTTGTAAACATGCCAGAAATTGTCTTCATTACATTCTTCCTGACATACATACCAACGGCAGGAAGAAGCTGGCTCATGTACTGTTCTTTTGCAGAAGCAGTATTTGGATTTCCAGAATGAGGCATTCCAAAGCGGAACACAGGAGAAACAAGGTCAACACCTGAGCCAGAATTTATTCCAATCGCAGAAATTACCTTATTCATTTTCTCTCTTGCCGAATCACTCGGAAGAGAATTCATCATGTTCTGAGAAATAACATTCTCATTGAAAACCTCATCAAGTCTGTCAAGGTCTTGCATAAATGTCTCTATGACAGAATTGCTCTTCATATCTCCTTCTACAGACGAATATCTTTCACCAGTTTCTCTTTTGGCAACGGAAACAATTCTCTTTACTCTTGACGAAGCATTTCTTACAAGCTCGTTAAACTTTTGTTCTGCCGCTTCTTTGTCTGTCTTATACATTTCTCTGACGGCATCAATATCATTGATGGTATTTGTATAAAATTCTTCATCGAGAGTGTGTTCCCCGGGAATGTATCCATCTCCATGAGCGGTATTAACTTTTGGCGTACCGTCAATAACTCTCAGTCTCTCTGGATTTGGGAAGGAAATAGAATTTATTCCGGTATATGCCTTATCTGGGCTGATAAGCTCAAGATAACGATTGATTAACTTTGTTCTGCTACTCACAACATCACTGTCAAGTTTTGCATTAACGCTCATATCTTTATCGAGATGAGTTGCGCTTTGGATATTCAATCTTTCGTCTTCAAGAATATCATTCAACGGCCTGACGGAGCTGTAAAGTCTTTCGGAGAGTTCCCTTCCACCCTTCATCTTGCTGAATCTTGGTCCAAGAGCTTCTTCAAGCATATCCATAACAACTTTTGTTCCACTGATTTTGTCGTCAAAAGGAACATCAACATCGGGACCGGCATATCCACGGTCAACTATTTTGTCGAGAACAGTTTTTATTGCATCCCTGATTTTGCCTACCATAGCATTATCGTAGTCTCCCTTGAATGCGCCAGTAGTATATCTTCCATTTTCACTGATGAAAGCAGATTCCTGACCCAGAATATCCTGAATATATGGCTCTATTTTCTTTGCAAGGTCAGTTACTCTCTTGGTCTCTGGATTGCTTTCAAGTGGTTTTGCCCAATTTTTAAGCTCTCCATTCTTGGTAAGGCTGGTATAGTTGTTCCTCATCTTTCTGAAAGACTCCGGGCCCTCAAAAAGGTCTGGGTGAACTTCGTAATTCCCGGCAAGAAGGTCGTGAACCCCGCCCTGTCTCGAATACAAAGCAACCTTGGAACGAGTGCTATCATCAAGAGCCATTCCAATACCGGCTCTTTCAGCAACCTGTCTGCGCTGCCACTTATAATATGCTTTTGCAAATTCTTCTACATTGCCTTCTGTAAACTGTTCAGAATATTTGTTTTGGCTCATGTGTTCAATCATTGCTTGTACGCCAGCTTCATCATCCATACCAGAAAGCATATTTTCTGACATAATATTGTTCAAATTGTACATCATGTTTCCAGCATCAACAGAATTGGACTTATATGCTTCCTTAAACCTGTAAAGTGGGTCAGTCTGTGGAAGTGCTCTTTTTGTATACTGTCCTTGGAAAACTGATTTTATAATATCTGGAGTCAGAATCTCCTTTGGAATATGTTTTCTGGCATATCTGATAACGGCATCATCTCCAGCCCCAAGTTCTCTCATCTGAGCTATTCTTTTCGAAGCATTGTAAATAAATTCTTCCTTTTCTGGAGAAAGAGCTTGGTCGCTATAAATGAAATCATCGGCACCAGACTGTGCAATCATCTCTGACATGCTCATGCCATCTTGAAGCCTGCTATCGTCGTTCAGAGATATATTTGCTCTGTTCAATGAACCAGCCCTGTCTGCTATCAACTCATCAGGCTTCTTTCCTGCTTTATATTGCTGAACTCTTTTTATGATTCCTGCAAAATCGCTCAGTTCTTTAGAATTTTTGTTGGTTGCTCCGACCGATACGTCTTCTGTTCTCGCACTGATTTTATTAAATGCCATGATAGCATCAGTAAGAGACTGGTTCATAAAACCAACCTCCTTTTGAAGCATGTCATACTCAACGCTATCGGAACCCTTCTCTTTATATACTCTTTCGAGTTCTTGGTTCTTCTTGAGAATGAAATCATCTACATCAACACCAAGAACATAGCTGAGTGCTCCTTTTGCGGCTCCTCCGCCGAACTTACTTGCTCCTTCAAGCATTTTATTCCCACCGGCAGCATAAAGGGCTTTCTGTGATGGGTCACTGATACCAACCATAGTTCCTTTTCTTCCGGCAACGATAGCATCTCTTGCGGCAGCAAGAACCACATCTTTGATTTGATTCTTGTCAAGAGCGTATGCTCCTTGCTTGAAATATGTGCTTGACGCACCGATGCCGCCAATCTGATTTGTTGCGGCGTAATACGATTTGATGCCAGAAGACACAGCAAGGGCCGCTGACGTTGGGTTATACCTGTCCTGCTTATTGAACCACTTGCCATCGCCAGCGACGGCGGAAGCGCTGTTGAGTGCCTCATAAAGCGAATTGCCGAGTTCCCTGTCGATGTAATCGTTTTCGTTGAAATTGACTCTATCTTTTCTGTTTCTATTTTCCGCCATCTTCGTATTGAAGGCACTTACCATCTTTTTGACTTCTGATGCAGAAACATAATTTCTTCCACTCTCTCCTTCTGTATACAGAAGTCCGCTAATGTCATCAAGTTTTATGCCAGACGCACTGAACATAGAGGCAACAGGGGCGAGAGTCCTGTCTTTTTTCTTTGTCGCTCTTCTTTCAATCGCATCTGCCATTCCGAGAAGAATCTTATCTGACGGAACACCTTCCTTCAAAACGGTGGCGTTCATAATAGCTTTTCTGAGTCTTGCTGCCGCTTCTGGCTTGAACCCCATAGCGCTAATGGAGCTTTCAAGAATCTCGCTTACTTCGGTAAGGGCAGACGAAATACCTTTGGTCTTGTCATAAACAAGCTGGTCTTTCTTTCTTGCGATTTCTGCTGATGTAATAAGCTGAGTTTGAAGCTCGTCAAGCATTTGATAGCTTTTGTTGTCTACATTTCCAGCTCTCATCTTGCTTGCGTCTGCATATCTGAGCCTCTGGCTACCATAGTCAACAATCTGGTGAACAGATTCATGAATCGTACCAAACACCTGTTGATTTGGAGAAGCGTTTTGGTTATAATACATCGCCTCTGCGCGATTCGTACCGAGCTTATTGGCTGGCAGGTCAGCAGGAAGAATTGGCTTATTCTGACCGGTGGCATTGTATGCCATCTTCTGAAATTCAGTTGCCACATCTTTTACAAATTTTTCGCCAGCTTTGGTGATGTTTGACGATGCGCTTGTTATCCCCTTCGAGCCTACTTCCAATGACTTCTGGAAGATTTTCAAAGTTGTTTCGTAGTTAGATAATGGTGTTTCCAGAAACTTCTTGAGAGTAGCCGGAACAAAATCTATGTAATCGCCATTATTGCCTTGCTTTATCTGAGGTTGAGATTGAACATTATTGTTATTGATGACGTTGACATTTTGGACAGGAGCCTGACCAACCACCGCTCCACCATTGCTTGCATGTTCATAAAACGCCGAAAATCTTTTCATTTCAGCAGAAAGAGCAGCGAACGTTTCAACCATCTTTCTTTCAAGAGAGGCAAGGTCTTCTTTCGTGGCCAAATTTCCTGCTCCAGAAAGAGCAGAAGACACATTACCGGAATTTTCTGAAACAACTCTGAGGTCGGCAATCGTCTTGTCGTTCAACTGAGACACAACATTGACGAGTTTGTCTATGGTAGAAGTGAACCTGTCTCCGACAGTTTCATCTGTTCCCCTCTTCTTTGTTTCAAAGAATTTACTGAGTGTTTTAAGATTGGAAACGAGGTTGTTGGTGAGTTCTGTAAAATTTTCCGCTCCGCCTGTTCCAGAGAACAGTTCTTTAAAGCTGTCTTTGTGGGAAACAGTAAAATTGGCGACGCTGTTCAGGGCGGTAATGTTATCGCTGAGAGCTTTTACGTCAACATTGGCCTTATCAACTTTCTTGTTGGCATCTTCCATCTTGGCAAGTGCCTTGTTGACATTGTTGAGAGACTCTTGAATTTTTCTGTCATCGAAATTCTCAATAGAGAACACGACGTTCATAGCATAATTGCTCGTCAGATTGTTCTGTGCCATGTTGTTCCCCGTTAATACCTTACCTTATAAGGAGTTTTCACCGACATTTTCTCTTCGCCCGGCTTGGTGCCACCATCTTCCGATATCTGACCATTTCTGTTTTGTCTAAGCATCTCAAACAAAGCATCGTCATCGTCAAGGATATCGGAGCCAGCCAATTTAAAACGTTCAATTATATTATCATAAAAATTGGTCCAATAACACAGGTCTATCTTGTTTTTGTCCCAATTTGAGCTGTTTCCATCGAAAACTGGAGTTCCTGTCTTCTTTGACACATCCCACCTTTTTCTCCAGTCGTCACTTCTCGCAACTGCTCTTATCTTTTCTGCTGGCATTCCCTCCATCAAAGAACGATAATTGTCTCTGCAAGTCAAAACCAAAGAGTAGTCTGTTTCAGCAAGAAAGTCTTCGTATGTATCCCAATATCTATCTTCTAATTCATATCCGGTCAAAGTACATTTTGAAATAAGATATCCCATACGATACATCTCTGCCCCAAACTCGGCAGAGTTCATCATCACCACATCTTCTCTTCTCGACAGCTCATAATACTCATTGTACCAATATCTCAGGTCTGCCTCAATTTGAGCCATCTGCATGGCAGAACCAGTTTTCTCCCTCGCACGAGAAATTTTCTTTATCTCTTGCTCAATTCTCTTTAACTTAACATAAAAGTCTGACTCAAATACTCCAGACTTTATCATCAAAATTTTAAGCTCATCTTTTGTCTGTATTCCTCTTCCAACGAGTTCCTTATATTTCTTTACATAGATAACCTTGGAACTGTCCTTTTCATTGGAAGAAGGTTGACGCAAAGCCATTACCCGGTCTTTATAGTAGAATATCTTCTTACCGGATATGATTTCGCAGAGCAGTTCCTCTGCTTCAATTTCAGATAATATGAGCTTTGCCATAATAAAAAAGGCGCACTTTGTTAAGGTGCGCCTCGTGTGCTTGTCGCTTACTCAGCGCTCTCGCCGGAACTTTCAGAACCGGAAGACGATACGGACTCAGAGTTAGACTCTTCTTCCGCAGGAACGTCAACAGGGACCTCTTCTCCAGAGACCTCAACCTTGACATCCTTCTTTTTCTTTCTCGTCTTCTTTTCCTCTTCAATCTTCGAAGGAACTCCGTTGATGAAGGTCATGTGTTCGTATGTGGCCCTGAAAACCATCTCGCCGGACTTTTCGTCCTTGAAGTTGAGTTCTGGCCATACTCTTTCTCCGGTTTCTGCATATTCCGTAACACAGCAGACAATATAGTCTCTCTGTGCTTCGTATGCCTTTGCTTCGGCTGTGTGTTCGAGATATGAAGCAAGAACCTTTCTTCTGTCAATGAGATATTCTCTCATGGTGACAGCATCAGCAAGAGCTTTCTTTCTCTTCTGTTCGTTGTTCTTGTAATCGGCAGTTTCAAGAGCGACAATCTGGTCTTCGATGTCTTTCAACTCTTGGTCGTCTTTCTTGGTCCATGTGCCATTTTGGGCGAGGATTGCTTTCATCGCCTCTCTCGGCATCAAACCGAATCTGACGGCCTTGGTGAACTCTCTGGAATATTCCATTCCAGCGTCTTCGATTTCCTGATTTGTCGGCTTTCTGGTGGAAAGTTTTACCTTTGAACCGTCTTCTTTGTCAACGGTAAAGATTCTTTTGTCCTTGTCTTCCATGATATTACTCCTTGTCCTGCGTCGGCCTGATATTGACTCTCTGTCCGACTGATACTGTTTCGGTGTCTTCCGTGAATCTCTTGACTACTTCGTAGTTTGAGATTACTTTCGGGAGTTCATCTCTGAGGATGTTGTTTCCGCTTCTGAGAATTTTACTTCTCAAGCCGAGAAATTCTTTCTCGTTATTGCTCCCGTCACCTTTGGTGTGAGGGAACCTGCTCGAAAGGATATTGAGGACTTCTCCAAAATGGAGATTAAAAAGACGGGACACTTCGTCACTGAGAGTGACCAGTGCCTCCGTCTTTGCTTTTCCTTCGTCAACCTTTTCCTTCATTTTGCCTTCTCCTTTGATTTGACTTTACGGTGTTCCGCTACCGGAACCTCCGCTGGTGGAGCCGCCGCCAGTTCCGCCTCCGACTTCCAGAGGAATCTGGAGGTCAGCAGCATTGAAGCTGTAGGTGAACGTCAGGTTTCCGCCAACGTTGATGGATTCGTTTTCTTCGGTCTTTTTCAGACCGCTTGCTCTGACGTAGAGCTTGTCTTCGGTTGCGATGTTTGCGCTCGGAATTTCAACGTCTGCCGGTTGGGTTACACCATCCGGGTTTCCGTCAACACGTCCTTCGGCATGACCGAGAGGTTTCGTGAGAAGTCCCTGAGCCAACGTAGAAGCACCGGCTCTGATTTCCAGAGCGTTGAGCTTGTCAGCAGCCTTGGCAGTGCCGTCAGAACCATCCGGGAGGATTTTTCCGAGACTCTGGAGGATTTCCAGTGACATCGTGATATCCAACGGATATGTGGTGACGAACTGAACAGGGGAGCTGCTTCTTACGTCGAGAATCTGGTTTCTGTTGAGGCTGGAGTTGAACCCAACGTTCTGAGCTCCTGCCGGAATGACGAACGCCGCCTTCGCAGAGGTAAAGGCGACAATCTTGACGCCAGTACCATCTTCGCCCATGACAACCGCAAAAGCGGCTTCTTCGCCTGCCAGCAAGACTTCCGGGTCTGCGGTGGCTCTGAGGGCATTGGCTTCTCCGGCTGTAATGTAACCGTAGTTGACAGTGGCCGGGTTTCCGGCTTGGAAGGTGAGATTGCAAGAGGTAAGAACGTAGCTTTCCTGCTCAATATCAACTTCTGTCTCTGCGTGTTTGTAGACGCTCGTAAGAGCACTTGCTGCCACGCAGTTTTCGGTAAGGATACAGTCGAGGGTCACATCGGAAGTGACAACACCACTGGTGTAGTCAACGGTTCCTTTGTAACCAATAGCCTGTTGCGGATTGACGGGTGTACGTCTTACGATAGTGACGGTCTGGAGTGCGTTTCCGCCCCATGCCAGTCCCTTCGATTTCAAAACACCGTCTGTAAGAACGATGCTTGGATGCAGTTTGACGATTTCTGCCATGATTTTTACCTCATCATCTTATACTATGGTTTTCAACGATATTGAATCGGCTGGAATTCAATCCTATATATTATATATCGCCAACATGGAAATATACACTAAAAAATTACGGTTAAGATTCCAGAAACCTCAGAATTGTACATTATTTTCTTGTTTAACGCTTCAAAGTTCATGGTTTCTGAGGAAACATCACCAAAATCAGTCATAATAATCTCTGAGAGCTTGACCATATCGAAGTCCTTGTTGATGGTTCCGTCATCGTTGATTGGATGATATTTCTTGAAATCAACAAGAGGTATCCCGAATTTCGTAAGCAGGACCATCAGTCTTGTGCTGATGGATTTCCTCAACATGGCATTGAAACAAAATGCGTTGATATAATAATTCGTCTTCCAGTATCTTCTTCTTGTTCCAACTTCAAACATTCTCGTATAAATATCTTCCACCTCAACAGAAATAATCTGTCTGTCAAACTCTTCGCTTTCCTCTTTCGGGTAGGCATTTACTACGTCAAGCATTCTCTCTTTATACTTGACCACCACCCCGGAATAAGTTTTGTTGAATTTTATGTTGCCAGTATCGTGGTTGAACGAATAGTCTTCCGCTGGTATCTCTACGTCGTCTTTGAATACAACAACATTATCAGATGCTTTTCCAGTTCCATCGGTAAGAGGAACCAGTTCTGAAATTGCATAATTTCTATTCTTTACAGCGCTCTTTATTTCTTTTTCTTTGTCTTCAACATAGCCGTATGCACTTGCAAAAACCTCTTGAAGATAAAAGATTACAGAATGTTGGATATTGTCAAATACATCTTCCTGTTCCATTTTATTCTTCTCCTTCCGATTGAGCGTCTTGCTCTTTCCCCGGTGCTCCTTTTAATCTGAAACAGAGCATTTTGCACATATCATTCATCACCCTGTCTCCGAAAACCTTGTTCATTATCGTGTCATCAACAAGCCTGCTCTTGAATCTGGTTACGTATCTCTTGTCCTTGATACTGTATCTGTGATGTGGCCTGTTCGACAAGTTTGTAAATCTGGATGCGTCAAGCATAAAACCTTCACCATGCTTACCGGAAACACCTCTTGGAGTGCCAGCAGACTTCTTTGCCGGTACGAATACCCATCCCTTATTCGTAATCATATCGGTTTTTCTTTCAAGAACTCTCCACCATCCGGGGCCTCCTGGATTCTTCCTGTTTGGCAACATGGCATCGAGAACATCGAGAGAGATAAGACTTATCATATTGCGGTCAAACTTATTCTCTTCAAGGGCTTGATTGAAAGCCTGTATCAACGTCGTCTCTCCATCATATCTTGATTTTGTCTTTATCGAGCGTTTCAATTCTTCGATTCTTGTCTGAATAGCCTTTTGCATATTTGTAATGAGAGATATTCTGTAGCATTCTTCCATGAGTTCTTTGGTCATCGCTGAAATTCTGAACGCTTCCATCTCGGCGATGAATCTCCCATTGAAATATATTTTGGCCATTACTTTAGACATTTTCTCTCTCCAAAAACGCAACGGTAACGACTGTTTCTTTCATCCCTCTTTTGATTACGTTAATTAAACGATATCTCTCTCCGTCGAACATGAAATGTTCTGCTGTTTTGAAGTCGTTATAGTAATCAACAGGTGCCTTTACCTTGAGATACCCCTGCGGGTCAAGACCATACTCTCTCTGCTCAAATCTTTCTTCTTTTGTCGTTGGATTTACCCATCTGCAAATTGCTGTTATGGTTTTGCTTTCACTGGTAGTTATTTTCCCTTTTCCACCGCAGACAGGACAAACAGCACCGTTTTTGAATGGCTTTGGACCAGTGCCGTTATAGACTCCATTGCTTGAATCTGTAACCTTGTCGTATTTGCAATTACTGCAATTTGACTTGACTCCGACCAAAACAACGGTAATCTGCTTTCCTAAGTCTTTGATTAGTTGCAGGGTATATCTCTTATACAGATTGAGATGTCTCGGTTTTACTAAACTCATGATTATGCTCCAGTAATAACAACACCTTGAAACGTATTCGTTCTAACGGTCTTAAACAGGTAATTGAACCTGCTAAGGATGTGCCTGTAGCTGTTGCCTGCTTCCTGAGACGCAACCTTGGTGTCAATTGTCGTATCTCCGTCCCTGATATAAATGGCATCGCCAGAAACTTCAAGAAGGTTGATTCCAACAATATTGAGAACAGTACCATGAACGAATAACCCGCTCTCGTTTGGAGTAATCTTCTGTCCGGTCTGAGTTTCTGAATATCCGTCCTCTCCAAAACCATAATCAGTGTTACAAAGAGGCTGGATATAATATCTGATGGTGTTTCCGATATATTCAAGAAGAACTTCGTCTGAATATTTTTGCGACTTATACTGAATAGAAACTTCTGAACCGGCAGACACAATATCGTTGAAGGTAATAATATTCTCTTCTACAGAGTATTGGCTCGGGTCAAGTTCCACACCGTCAATAGTGACGCTGATAATGGTAGCGTAGCCTTCCTCGCTCAAAACTATTCTGTAAGAATCATTCTGGAAAGAAGGAACCTCTTCGGAGTTGGTTGCTGGTGTATCTCCAAGCAACAGCCTTACCGGAGTGACAAGAGTTTTATAATCAAACATGGTTCTCTCCATTCTTTTTGCAATCTGTTTTCGGACAGGATTGACATCCTATCCCTTTATATATTATACCGTCAAGTTGGCCGTTTAGTTTGTCTATCGTCTTTTCTCCGTTGATTATCGCCACATCTGCAACAACACAGATAAAGTCAAAAATGACCATTGCCTTTTCTCTATTGGAACGATAAATGTTCTTCGAGAAACAAACCTGCCTGACGAGCCTTTCGAGCATTTTAAGTTCATCTTCTTCTATGCTTTTATATTTTTCAAGCACATAAGTAGGAACACCTTCTGACAGCATCTCTTTATCAGAATTTGACATCGCGTCCCAAATTATCTCTTTGATGTGATAGTAAAGCTCCTCGTCGGTTAATTTCTCAAGTTTTTCTCTGTTGATATATTCAATTGACTTTATAAAAGCATTGATTCTGCTTGAAACGAAATCGATAAAAATCTGTTTTCTCTTAGGACAGAAAATGGAAGCATTTTTTACAGTAAATTTTTTGACATAACCAAGCCTCTTCAATGATATCTCGAAGTTTGCTTTCATCTTCCTGATTTTCACAAATTTCTCTATGATAACCGGATTTATATGTCTCATGAGGTCATAGACGAATATTATGAATACAAATAAAAGTATTACGAATACTACTCCCCAAAATCCAACCTGCATGTACAAATCGGAAAACTTTTCAAATGCTTCCATAGTATCATCCTTAAATAAAATCAACCCTACTTGTACATATTATATACGAAGTAGGGTTTGATTTACGAAAAAGCAGGAATTGAATTTACTTTTTCCGATTCGAAAGTTCTTTTTCAGCAAGATACTTCCTCGAAGCATTTGCCGGATGGAATCTCTGCTGAATGAACTTCACAATCTCGCCATCTTCCGTTTGCTTGAGCTTTTCCTCAAGTTTCATTGTCGGGCATCTGTTCAGGTCGGTAACGGTGATTTTGTTTCCGCTTGAACCTTTACCGGCGATTGAGGCTCTCAGTTCTGCTGTTGCCTCTGCCGCAAGTCTTGCCTTGTCAACCGGGGACAGCTTGTCCGGGGTTTGGGCTTCTGTTCCATCAAGTGCTCTTTCTTCCGGGGAGATTTTTCTCAGGGGAATTTCCCTGTATCCCTTGGATTCTTCGCACTCGTTGCTCTTTGCCGACCAGTGTTTTTTCAGACCAGCCATAGAAGCGAATTTCTTCCCGCAAGAATTGCACATGATTTCAGTGCCGTCTTCTTTTTGGGTCTCTTCAATTCTCTGTTTGGTACTTTCTGCCGAGATAAGTGTTTTTTCGAAGCCAGCTTTCAGTTTGTCACTGCTGTTCGATGCGATTACCACTGAATCACTTGATTCTCCAGTGGCGACGTTTTCGACTTGTTCTGCCATTTTCCTTACTCCTTTGTTTAGGGGCCTTGTCCGCCGTGCTATATCACTATAGCACGGCATGGACAGACTGTCAAGTCAACCTACGCAAATTACGCGAATTTAACGTAGATAAGACCCTTATCGTCGAGAATGGCAAAACCCTGAATCTGCCTTGCCATGATACCGATTTTCCATTCCATGATGGCAATCGGGTTCTCATAGGTTCTCAGGCGCTGCCTGATAGGCATGACACCATAGGTGTACCCTTCTCTGGAGCCGAAGGCAAAGCCTTCATTGTCGCCGACGAGTCTCTTGTCGTAGACCTTGTGGATTCTGACTCCCCAAACGACCATGAGACCTTCGGAAACGTAGGCTTGGTCTTTCAGTTTGTCGGAAAGGTCGGTCGCCGTGACCCACTTTCTCATGTCAGCGAAACGCTTCGGTGAGATGTAGATGTCGGTGACTTTTCTTCTCAAGACATCGGCAGCGGTGACGATGTTGTTGAACGTGTCGATGGTAAGGCCGTTTTGATTGTCCAAAATCTGCTCAGCCGGGAGAGATGCAGCGTGGGCCTTGATAAGGGACCAGCCAGCAAGTTCTTCCTGCTCGATGATTTTGTTCTTCAAAAGCTGAGTTGCTCTTTCGCCAACTTGGAATCTGCCCTGAGTTGCAACGTCCATCTGCCACTGAACGGCGGCGTCAATACCGAAGGTAGTGACGTACACTTCCGTTCCTTCAACCTGAATCTGCGGGATTCCGCCGATTTGCGGCATGACCCATGCGCAGTCTACGTCATCGAACGGGATGTCGTAAGTTGCCTGAGCACCTGCCGGGAGGTATTCTGGAACAAAGATGTTACGGATGGTTGATTGCGCATCCAGAAGAGGAAGGATGACCTTCGCTCTGGACTGAGCATATTCACTTCTTGACTGAGGATTCTCAGCAATAGCCTTGAACATCTGTACCTTTTCATCAAAGGTAAGTTGTCTTGTGTTTTCGTTAGCCATTTTTCAATCCTCCTGATTATGGTGAGCTGCTGTTGCTTGCTTCGGCGTCAACGGACTTGTCAAAGAACCAGTCGAAGTTGACTCTTACAAGAGCATACCCATCATCCCTGATGAAATCAACCACGCCAACGGGCATGTCGTTTCCGGTTTTTGAAGCGGAAAGTTTTCCGCCAGCAGCCGGATACAGCTTGTCGTTTGCATTGACTTCGCCGTCGAAGTTGATGGTTTCGACGTATCCCTGTGCGGTGATAACACCGACAGTATCGCCCTTACGTGCCTTGGTGTTGTTGTGGAACTCGTAATTTGCAAGTTCGCCCAACACTGCCGGGTCGTAAACTTCCTGAGCCAAAAGTCCCAGAATGCCGTTCTCTGCTTCTCCCGGAGTTGCAACTTTGACGAAACCGGGATTGGCATCATCAAGTACAACCGGTGCTCCTTCTGGAGCGACTTCGGCAATTCTGTAGAAAGGAGCGACGATGACACCAAACGTTGCCATCACTCCCTTTTTCCTTCTGCCGATTGGAGAGTAGCCGAGATTGAATTTGTTGTCTCTATTCATGATTCATCTCTCCTTGATTACAGTTGAGTGTAAAGTTCAACTTTGCTTGCGTCGCAAGTCGGATTCTGAGCCGATGCAAGAGCCTGAGCAAAGTTACTTGCGGCATCGCCCGGTTCATGAGCAGAAGCAGTTGACTTTTCGGTCTCGGCTTTTGCTTTGTCGTCCTTCTTGTCCTTTTCGTCTTCCGGCTTCTTGCCTTTGTCGCTCTTTGCAGCAAGTGCAACGAGCTCGGCTTTGTAGTCGGCAAACTGCTCTTCATTCATTTCTGAAATTTTTGCAATCTGCTTGGCCTGCATTGCCTCATCAGCCAAGAGAACACCATCAATTTCGAGTTCGGCTTTTCTGGTAGCAGTTACCTGCTCCCTCTTAATGCCTTCGAGTTCTGCGGTGGCCTCGGAAGCCTTGGTTTCTGCGGCTTCCTTTTCGGATGCCAGAGTCTTTTTCTCACCTTCGAGAGTTTCCTTTTCGGCTTTGAGGCCGGTAACTTCATCGGTGAGAGCTTTGTTGGAAGCAGTAAGTTGCTCAACCTGCTTTACCAGCTCTGCCTTATCGGTCTCAAGGCCAGTAATTCTGGCTTCGACCTTTTCTTGAGCATCCTTTTCGGCAAAGTATGATTGAACTTCTGCCCTTACTACGTCCTTGAGCTCGGGTGTTTTGTTCTCCATGTCTTCTTCTCCTTGTTTTTTCTCGCTTTCGGCAACGCCAGCGTTATCCGTACTTCCAGCCAAGTTTGGATTTTGTTCGCTTGCCGTCGATTTACCTACAAAAACGTCCCTGAATTGCTCAGGAACATTGCTGTCCAAATTATTTTCCATTTTTCACTCTCTCCATCTTTGTCCTGAGAGCGGCTACGCTTTTTTCAATAGCAGCGTGTTCTGCTACGTATTCTGCTCTCGGGCTGATTGATTGAAGAACGTGAAGCTCATCATGTCTCTTGATAAGTTGAACCATTTCTGCCTCAATACTTGCAGTGGCAAGGAATACGGATTCTGGATTTGCTGGAGTTGGAGTTGCAGCCACGCCACCGAAAATAACGTTTTTCAGTGCTCTGCAAATTCTTTTTCCATCCTTGCCGCATTCCTGTTTGCTCCATTTTTCTGTAAGCTCTGCATTATTGGCTTCCGTTCTTTCTACTCTCTCACCGTCAACGATGAAATCGTATCCCTTAAACCAGCACTCCATGCTGACAAACATCTGTCCTTTATCTGCCGCATCTTGAATATCTGCAACAGTCTTCGGAAACACAAAACCATAAAGGACTGCCGCTGATACAAGGTCAAGGCAATCCTCATGTTTTCTGTTCGGGTCGTCGGTCTTATCGAGCTTTTCAATATCTTTATCGGAAAGCATCTTCCCATCTTTTGTCGCAAGGGAAGAATAAATCATGTGTCCAACAATCGTATTCTTCGTTCTGTTGAAATACGGTTGCGAAATAAGGCTTTCATCCTCCGCCATTGTGTGCTCGATATTGAATGGCTTATGAATCGGAGTGGCTAAAGCCTGAATGAGTTCTTCTCTGCTGAAATAATCTCCATTCAGATTTTCGTGCTCGGAAGCAAGGACAATGCTTACCACATCCAAATCTGGAGTGATGTTTGCAAATTCAGGAAACTGATATTTGCTTTCTTGCTTCGACGCAACCGCTTTCCCAAGTCTCGTTCTAAAAACAGGGGAAACTTTTGCAGAAACAAAAGAATGTCCGTAACCTTCAAACATATTAAAGCCCTTCGTATGCTCTTGCACTTGTCAACGTTTTCTGTTCCCCCAAAGAGAAAGAAGCGTTGGATGGGACATAGTTGAAACTCGTCACAGAACTGAAATCATTTTCAGGGTCGTTGCTGACCGAGTAATTGAAATATACTTCGTTCCATTCCGGCTTACTTCCGTTATAGAAAGAAAGATACAATCCAGCAAGATTGTCAACCTTCTTACCATCTATCTGCACGGAAACATCTTTTCCGTCAACTTCAACCACTATTTTAGCCATGTCTTTTTCTCCGAGAAAAATTACTCTTTACATAATAATAACTCAGTTTATGTCATCTTTACACTCTTTAATTGCCACTTTTGGCAAAAGTTCTGATAATTTTATCGATAAAGGCGTTTGCGCGTCTCTTATCTACAAATTCATCAGACATATCGACAACATATTCTGCCGCTGTTTTCTTCGCTTCACTCAGCCCCATTTTACCAATATGCTCTTTGACGAGATTTTTAATGTCTTCTTCTGACTGTTGGTCTGCCAAAGCAAGAGCAATCTCTTTTTTCAGATTACTTACGCTCTTGATGCCAGATGGTGTTTTGGGTTTGTTCTGACTTTCTGGTCTTGAACCCTCTTTGTCTCCGCCTTTCGGCCTTCCACCTGTATTGGTTGGGTCGTTTGGATTGTCTCCACCTTGAGTTGGGGCACTCTGTGTCATAAGAATACCCTTCTCTTCTCTGATTTGCTTTTCGCTCTCAAGTCTCTTGAGCTCTTTCGGGAAGTAATAACCCATTGTCTCCATAGCCGTTTCGTAAGATATAATCTGACGGTCAACCATTTGCATGAGAACTCTGAAAAAGTCGTTCTCATCTTTAAGGTTGAGAGTTCCAAAATGAATAGTTACTTCATCCTCTTTGGTATTTGAAACGATATTCGCAACGTCGTTTACTTCTCTGAAAAACCAAGAGATAAAAGAGTTTCTTGCCTCAGAAAGAATCTCCATCATCCCCTTCAAGCTAAGCGTGTTATTTCCGGTGCTATCACCGTTCTCGCCAAGAAGTACCCTTGAAATACCATAAACAGCGCGAATATCTTCGAGTGCCGGTTGATATTTTTCGATGTTGAGTGAGTCAAGTTCTGGCTCAACATAAGACATTTTCAGAGTATGATTCCAGAAGATAGTGAGATTTTTTGACGGGTTTTTGAACTTATTGGCAAGTTTTATAAGCTCCTTGTCGTCTGTGACGGGAAACATGTCATTGCCAATTGTGACCATCAGGATTCTATTTCTGACTCCAGAGGTGGTAGCCTTATCCATATCTCTGAGTGCTCTTCTGTAATCAAGAGCGTCAAAAGCATGAGAGGTGAGAGGAAGTGCCCATTCTTCATAGGGTTGTTTGTCTTTTGTTACCATAGCAAACAATTCGTTTGGAAGAGCAATCTCTCCTGCTCCCTCTTGAATAAGAGGAACCATCTCCTCTGGGAATGCGTCTCTCAGCTTAGAAATGTTTGAAGCATCCTTCAAGAGACTTACAAAATCATCGCTGAGTTGCAAGTATGCTTGTTTGATTCCTGCGATTCCGGTGCTCTTTATCGAAATATTCATGGGATTGAGTATCGTATATCCACCGGGAATTTTCGTATCCTTATATCTTCCGCCCTTGTGCCCGTTCTTTGGAGTATAAATTACTCTCGTTTTCAAAATCGGAACATTGCCAGAACGGAAATACTCAAGGAAAAAGTGACTGAGGAAATCTTCGCCTCTTATTGACCTCCACCAATCTCTTAGTGCGGTCTCTACTTTCTTGTTCTCGGAAGAAATGGTAAATGTATCATTCGCAAGATAGGCAAGAAGAGTGATACACTTATAGACTATCGGGTCATTTTCCCAATAGTCGATTGTCTTCCTTATCTTAGCTTTGGCACATGCTTCTGTGCCGCCGCAAATACGCATCTGACTTGAATTTTCACCGCTAAGAGTAGAGGCGAGTTCGAAGAGGTCCTCTCCTAATTGAGCCCTTGATACTGCTGAACCGGTAGCCAAAACTACAGGGTCTTTTACTTCAACAAATACCGACTTGGAACCATCTCCGTTGTCAATAATCTCATTCTTTTTTCTTGGTGGCATAGCCTTCTCCAAAATTGTTAGCTCCAAAAGCCTGTTGCAAGAGATTGCGGTTTATGCAAATTCTCTATATAAGAATACGCTTGGTCGTAACCAATTAACACTGCCGAATACCTATCTTTCCTTTGATTTTTCTGTGGAGTGTCCCAGTGCATCCTTCCGGTAGGAGTTCTTGTAACGACAATATTCTGCATTTCTTCCATCGTTTTATCAATCTCTCTTCTCGCTTCTTCTTCGAGAATGTTTTCTTCAAAATCGCTTCCTTGTTTAAGTGAACCCTTTTCACAAGCAATCTGTAATGTGCCATTCTGCAATCCAAGAAGAAGATTATTGTTGGCATCCATGACCCACTCGTATTTTGAAAACTCTACCAACTTCAATATTCTCTTTCCGGTCTTGAACATGTGCTCATCAAAGTCTCTTTGAAGAATGATGTCGTCTCCGGGAGGACAAAGTTTTTTGTTGGCAAGAAGGTCTCTCAATGTTTGTCCACCTCCTCCTGAGTCCATAGCTATTTCAGAGATATTAAAAAGTTTCCTCAACCTTCTTATCTCAAGGTGCATGAACGGAAATGATTTTTTGTTATAAGTGAACATCCTAACAAGTCTTATCTTTCCGTTTTTGAGGTTTGCCCTGAATATCGCAATCGCAAAGTTGTCTCCACTACGAGCAGGGTCACACCCCATGATATTTACCCACTCATCGCTTTTCTCAAGCTCCATCGGACAATCAAATTCCCCGTGCGCACGAGCCTTATCAAGAAGAGACATCGGGAAAAATCCATCTGAATCTGCCGGAAACAAAGCATAATATTCCATAAGGAACTGATATCTTGGCATTTCTCTCTCTGCTTCTGCGATAGATTCACTATTCATGAACCCGTCTGGCATATCTTCACAATTGAATGCTATAAGGGCTCTGTTCTCATCCTTCATAATGTTGAACGGTATTTGACCATTGAGGTCATGTCCCCTAAGTTCAACCTTCAATTCTTCTGGAATAGGAAGACCTCTATCATGAAGTCTCTGTTGTTTTTCAACTTTCTCAAGAATAATGTCTATGTAGCTTTTTACTCTTTTCCAGAGATGGTTGTATTGATAGTAGGCAGTTGAAGACATAACCATCTTGTTGTTATGGAGCTTTTTGATTCTATCAATCTTTCCTTCGGCGAGAAGTTTTTTCTGTTCTTCAAGAGCCCTGACTTGCTCCATAGGATTCTTTGATGTAGCCATCATACCGCGAACAACAACGTCGAAAATCTCTGCCGGAATCTGAGCTGTTTCGTCTGCGATAATGGTGAAGTAACGAGCACCTCTAATGGTTCCTCCGTCACCAAGCGGAAGAGCATGAATAACAGAACCCGGCCTATTCCCCGTGGACTTGAATTGTAGATAGCACATGTCAACCATCTTTGTAGGTTTCTTCTCACAGCTATCTCTGAGAATTGGGGAAATGTCATATATCTTTTCGATTTCTGCGAATACAAACTTTGCCTGACGATATGAACTTGAAAAGATACCGACTTTCTCACCGGGATAAAGCATTGCTCTGAGAATGGCAAATACCGCATCGATAAAGGTCTTACCGGCACCACGATTGAGAATAATGATGACGTTATTGCAATCCCACATGGCACGAAGAATCACTCGCTGGTGAGGCGCCAAGTCTATACCGAGCAAATCTCTCGCTGCCGCAGAAGGATTTTCTCTATATATCTCAATCAACTCTATTCTATTTTTATCACAGTCCATCGAGAACCTCCAAATTATATGGAACTCCGGGAGGAGTATTTACCTTGAATCTTCCAGTGAAGCTATATGGAGAATATTGATGTCCATCAAAACATCTCACTCTCCAGTAATAGGTTCCAGTATAATCATCTTCAAAATCATACTTGAAAGGAAATTCTACAATATCTCCTGTTCCGTTATATGTAATATCTGATTTTGTCGTTAAAATAGTCGAAAAGTCAGAATTTTTAGATATTTCTATGGTATAACTGAGTAAATCTCCACTATCTTCATCTAAACTCTTCTTCCAAGAAAATACATTATAGAAAGATTTTCCGATAATTGGCTGTCCAGAAACAGATTCCTCTCCGTTGATTGCCATAGGAACCCCCGGAGCAGTCGGAACGTGATTGTATCTTACAACATATTCTGATACATCAGACACGGAGCCATTGGAGCCTCTCGCAAACACATAGAAATAATACTCTCTTGCCCCTTTAATGTCTTCAAGATTCTCTGTTCTTTCTGTAAGAGACGTATTGTAAAACAGAGATAAATTCGGGTTGGTAAGTTTTTCGGAAGACAAGTAATATCCATACCCCGTTACTGGAATATTTGAGCCGATTACTACCCAAGTAAAAGTAACCATATTATTTGTCTGCCAATCATTTCCTACATTTGAAGATATGATTGGAGCTGGAGGAGCATTTCTTACTGTCATTTTCCCGTAAAAATCTCTTATTCCGGTTTGAATTACGGTAAACTTACCTACGACTATTTTTCTGAGTATCTCAAGTTTTCCAGAAAATGATTCTTTCTTTTCAACATGAATATTCATCTGTCCAGAAAATCCAGAAGAAGCATATTCATTAACAGTAAACTTTCCATGAAAATATGTCTCGTCTTCGTACTGAACAATAAGTTTTCCTGACATTTTTGACGACCCGGGAACATCTATCATTCTGAAATATCCATAGAACGTAGAGAAGTTTGCCATAACATTCATCTTGCCGTAGAATCCGCTTATGGCTTCAATAAACAGCTTTGACGAGAAATATCCATACTCTTTGGTTGATATACTGAGCTTGCCAACAAAACCCGGGAACAGATAAATTGAACCGAAAAACATCGTAGTGTATTTGATAAAGAACTGCCCTCTGAAACCACGCTCTATTCCATAGAGGGGAATGACAAACATTCCAGAAAATGATATACCATAGTTTTTTATGGTGAAATATGAATATTCGCTCCAATCAGATGTTTCAAGCCAGTCATATGCTCTGACTCTCCAAGAATATTCTCCTTCCTGCGTTCTTTCTCCAGAGAATGCACCGGCAGGATAAATATAATATCTCAGATTCTCATCTTCTTTATCATATTCAACAACATCTTCTTCTGATACATTGAAATATCCAAAGAATCCAGACCTTGTTCCTTCTGTCGTTATATTCATCTTTCCTTGAACTGTGAGCTCAGAGTCATGAGAAACGGTAAACAGCCCGGACATCTTCGCTGTTTTCATTGGATAGGCATTTATTCGTCCAGAGGTGGCCACGATACCATTTCTTAAAATCTCAATCTCGTAGTTGATTACATCTCCATCTTGATTTGTTGATGCAATCCAAGAAAGATAATTCTGACTTGTTGGCCCACTGTATATTACGTCATAATTTGTTCTCAAATCACCCGGAACCGTAGGAGGGTCGTTATATCTTATCTCTACGGTCGCAGTGTTTCTGCTCATACTACCATATTCGTTAATTGCCCTGACATGAAAATAATACGTACCTGAACTCGGAAAAGTTATTTTCACGGATGTCAAAGGAGTGAATTGGTCTCTCTTGCTGACAAAGTAGCTTTTATACTGATTGATTGCATAGTAATATCCGGTTACTGGAACGCCATTATCCTCTGGAATTTCCCACCAGAATCTTGGTGTTGGATTTGGCTGAATCTCCCCAAATGGGATATCTGACTCAATCACAATATCTCCGGGAGTGATTCCTATAATCGTCATCTTCGCAGAGAAAATGGTGTTTGACAAAATTCTGAGTTTGGCAGAAAACTCTGAATATCCATACAGTTTGTCTTCTTCTGTCTTGAAAAATCCGAAAGAATAATGAACTGTGTCTCCCGGAGAAAGACGGTATGAGCCGATAACGACTTTTACGCTACCGTTTCTGAATATAATTGAGGCTGGACGGAATGACCTTATCTCTCCATCTCTCTCAAGGGTAAGAGTATTAGACAAAGATTTCATCATCCCGTACTCGTGAACTATTGTAAACGAGTTGGTCTGAAAATCTATCTCTTCGTATAATACTTTACCATTGAGATTATACATTATACCCTCACCATTACCTCTTCACCATTCTTGAGGGTTCTTTTTTCAGTTATCGTTATGGACATTCTTGGTTTCATGTCTCTGATGTGAATAGACAAAAGAACCATAGCCCTGATAACTTGAGATTGATAAGAGTCTGTATTGTATACCATCCCACATTGAGAGAGGTCTACTTTGTATCCCATGTTGAACGTCATCGGCTTGATGTCTTTATCAACAAAAACCTCAATTGGAATACACTCTTTGAATTGGGTAAGACCAGCCCTATAGTCAATATTTCTTCCTGAAATGGGAAGAAGTCTTCCATTGACTTCCTTGGACGGACAAATTGGAACACCATTTATGATAATCTCTCCATTGTTGAGGTCAATGGAGTACATAATATCATGTTGCATGTCAAACAAAGAGAAAATATCGTGATTGTACGACTCTCTTATTATTTCTTCTCCGAAAGTAACAGAATCACCGTTTCCGTTGATTTCCATTATCTTGCTGTCATCACTTCCGAGAATCCAAATCACTGGACGGACATTGTGTTGCATCACTCAGTCTCCTTCTGAATGGAAATAAAGGAATAAGTTCCTTTTCTTCCTGTTTTACGTATTCTCCAGCAAGACGATTCATTGTATTGATTTCATCTTCTGTGAGCACAAGAAGAGATACTATTCTTTCTCTTGTATCTTCATCATGCGGTTTTTCGATTCCTCGTTCTATTCTGCTTTCAGCAACGACATTTATAGATGCGCCCTGACAAAACAGACGAAGCGTAAACCTGCGAGACAACCTTAGCTGCCTAACGTATTCTCCGTAGAACATATTCCTTCTCCTTATGGGTAAAGGAAGCTCATTCTGTAACTGAAACCGTCAGTCAATCCGTCCAAAGCATTGCTTGGAGTGTTCACGTCAAGATAGATATACGGAGAAAAATCATTCGCCGCAACAGAAGCAACCTGCATATCGCTTACGCTTGCCTGTTCTTCTGAGTCTGGAAGTTCTTTGAAATACTCATTCGTTCCAGTTGGAAGAACTTCTGTTCCTGTCTTCTGGCCGTTTGTGAGATTCGCATAGTTGTGATTGAGAGGCGTAAGGTCTCTCTTTCTGATATAGGAGAAAAACTGCCAACCATTCTCTCTTGAAAGATTTGTGTTCTGAGAACCCGGTTGATTTGCCGTTCTGCTCTCAAGCCAGAATTTCATGTTTTGAACCGACGTTCCTGCAAATTTTGCAACAACACAATGAACTTCTGTTGCCTTTCCAGCTTGAACCGCTCCGAGATTCAGTTTCGATACGCCGTTTTCGACAGGAAGAACAGGAAGACTGCTCAGGGGAGTCTTCAAACTTCCATCCTGATTGAATTCAACTTCATGCCAAGTTACTGTTGGTGCTGCCATTATTATGTCTCCTCAATTAGACTGACATCAAGAGCATCTTTAACAGGGTACATATTGTCGTCATCTGCGATTTCCCTATTATTTAGCTCTCTCAACTGCTGTAGTTTGCCGTCGTCTATCCTTCCGGCCAGAACGACAACATTATTGGTTGTATTGTTCGTAATCTTATGTTCAGTTATTCTCGTGGCTCTTTTTGCCCCAAGATTATTTCTGTGATTTTGCTCACGTGTCTTGCTTGAGGTAAATTCCTTATCGATATCAAGATTTTTCTTGACCTTCTTTTCGGAAAGGAGCCTGAACTGAATAACCTTTTCCATTGCGATTCCATTGATATCGTCAATGTCTTCCTTGACCTTCCACTCTTCGTGGTCTTTTACCCATCCCCTTACCTCATCACAATAAATGATGAACTCAACAGCAGTAAGAAGGTTGATGACATGAGGATATATATAACCAGAAATATCAGCAGGAATCATTTCTGCTTTGCCAGACACATCTTTGTGTTGGTTCTGCCTTAAATTCCTGAGCCTTATTTCTCTAAGTTGTTCTGGTGTATATTTTGCCATAAACGAAATCTCCAAAATATTATATCACTTTTGAGCGTCAACTGACACTAATCTTCGAGAATCATCTCTTCTTTGATTCTCTTTCTAAGTCTTCCGAGAATTGCTCCTGCCCCAGAAGCAAAACTGAATCCCATCTTGTTGGCCATCTCTCTTTGAGTGATTTTTGGATTTTCAAAAATCATTCTGAGCACTGCTTTTTCATTGTCCTTCAATATTGGCGAATCTTCTCTGAGAAGCCTGCTCAACTTTGTTATCTTGTCTGCATCATCAAAATATGGACTCTGAAAAAAACAATCTGGCGGAGACGCAGAAAGGTCGTTGCTCAACACAACGACCTTACTCCCCTTGTTCAGATTATTGACTTTTCTGAGCATGAAGTTCTTGATGCAGATGTATGCAAAGTTCTTGAACTCAACATTCATGCTCGGGTCATATTTTGGAGCAATATTCTCCACGAGAAAAATAGAGGCTTCTTGAACAAAATCCTCCTTGTCTTGGTGAGATATTCCAGCAAACTGATGGGCTATCGACCAAATCATTTTCTCTACGCTTTTAAAATACTTTTCTTTTTCCTCAACTGTCAGTCGTCTCATCTGTCTTCTCCTCAGCAGAATATACGAGCCTAAGCTCAATTACCTGATAAGAAGAACCAACAACAGAGGATTCCGTCCCGACAGAGCCAGCGTATTGAACGACACTATCGTCACTGACTGAGTTCAGAATTTCTTTTATTTTCGAAAGAGGAAGCAAATTCTCACTCATGAGTTGCCTCTTTTTCTTCTTTTGCCGTGGCAAGTGTTCTTTGGAACTTGCTTGCTTTAGCGGAACCGCAACTTGGGCAGTTCCCTTCTTTCGGGCAGTAAACTTCACCGCATCCTGAGCACTTTACAAGTTCTCCGTCTTCGTATTTCTTGCCCGTGGTTTTGCTATATCCGTCCATTTTAGTTCTCCATGAATCTTACAACTTTGGAAACATCGGCAATGTCCATCAGGAATTTTATCTTTTCACCGCTTACTTCGGCTTCAAACACAATTTTTCCAGATGCGGTACTCACACCACCGTTCAACATACCAGCACCGGCATCCTCTGGACGAGACACCTTAATCAGCGTTTCGGTGTTCGAGTCAATCAGATTGCCCTCGTCGTCCTTCATCTCAACAATTACATTTCCAGAAATATTGACATCTACCATAGTTTTCTCCGTTTTGTTGCTAATATACACACACGAAAACAAATGTCAAGGATAATTTCAAAGTTTTTTCGTTTTTTCTTCGTTTTTCTTTTTCTGCCTTTTCTGGCTACGCCTGTCTTTGTTCACTTTGTTCTGGTGCTGGTATTATAATAATTCGCGGGAATATATAATATATCGCGTGAGATATTAAAATATAATTATATATAATCTTCGCGTGTAAGATATAATAATTATCGCGGGTAGTATAAGTATTTTTATACGTTCTCGTAATAATAATTTTATAGTCTACTCATTATTACTTTCGTAATAACTCGTAGCCTATAAAATCGAAAAGGAATTACATTCCTTTTCTCTGCTGGAGTATAAAAATACAAGATTATTATCTGCGCGAATTATTAATAACTCGCGAGGTAATATATACTTGCGTTTTATCAAATAGCGCGAATAATTATAATCTCGTGTGCGAGTGAAGATGTGTACCGAAAATATTCGAAAAATATTTCTGAAATCAATTTGACAAATTCAAGAGATGGTGTATGTTTACCTCAACCATCAAACTATGGAGGATAACTTGGAAACTGTGAGACTCGAAAACGAATTGGCCGGTCTGTTGAGGAAAATGGACATTCCTGACCACAGAAAGTCAACAAAAACGATTCATAATTATCGGTGGCTTCTCGAAAATCTCGGTAAGAGAAACAGCGATGAAAAAGGATTCACGAGAGCGATGGAGATACTTGAAATTCTGGCAAAGCAGAAAAAATAGAAAATTTTTCACAGAGCCACTTGTTTTTTTAGCAAGTTCGAGTATAATATATGCAGACACTAAAATTTTAAGGAATCAGAAATGCAGATTTTTCAGGAACAACCAAATAACGATACAAACGCGGCAGTCAGAAATGATGAGCCGATGTTCGAGCGTGGTTGTTAGTCTGAGCAAAAATTTCAGATTCTTGTAAAGGCGGAACCACGGAAAAACGAGGTTCCGCTTTTTTGTTGATTGAAAATTATGTTTATGTGTCCGGTTCGAATATCGGTTAGTTCATCAGGCTTTCAACCTGAAAAGACGGGTTCGATTCCCGTACCGGATGCCAGTTTATATGTTCCTCTGTAGCACAATTGGTAGTTGCACCTGACTGTTAATCAGGATGTTGCAGGTTCGAGCCCTGCCGGAGGAGCCAGTTTCATCGGTTGTAGTTTAACATTTAGAACGACCTCCAAGAGGGAGGTGTGTGATGGTGCGAATCCATCCGACCGACCATTTTGAGGGTATAGCTCAGTTGGTTAGAGCGTCACGTTGACATCGTGAAAGTCGCAGGTTCGAGTCCCGCTATCCTCACCATTTTATTGGCTCATTGGTCTAACGGTTTATGACGCTACCCTGTCACGGTAGAAGCAGGAGTTCAACTCTCCTATGGGTCGCCAATTTTTCGTTTAGTGCATAGACAAAAACGATAAGTATGTTGCGGAATTACGTAATAAGCAGCAGAAAATCAGAAGTAGTCAGGGTGTTGAATCATCCATCGACGGATGGAAAGGAATATCGCCCAAAATTGAGCACGGCGTGAGGCGCAAAGCCGGTGGAATACCGGAACGAAAATATCTCGGAGTATAGCGCAGTTGGGAGCGCGTCTCGTTCGGGGCGAGAAGGTCGTCAGTTCAACTCTGACTACTCCGACCAGTTTTTTAGAAAAATTTTTGATATTTTTCGTTTTGTCACTTGACATCGTTCATTTTTGAGATATGTTAAGGGTGTTGATTGAAAAAGTTGTGCCCATAGCTCAGCCGGAAGAGCACCTGCCTTCTAAGCAGGTTGTCGGGGGTTCAAGTCCCTCTGGGCATACCAGAATTTGACGATTTGCTGTGCGAGGTGCCACTCGCATGGCGGCGTCACGGTGGCACACGTGATGTTTCGTCTTTGTTGCTGATTGACAATTGAATAAGTTGAAATTATGTATTTGATTTCGACAAGAGCAAAATGATGCTGATAACGGACAGGGGGACGGGCACCCCGGCAGAAGTCTTGAACTAAGTGCGAGGAGCACCGAACGCTTGATGGAGCGAAAACGTGAGACGTTGTTGGTGAATATTCAGATTGTTCTTGTTGTTTTCAAACACAATATGACCAAGAATAGATGCACGGGAGCGCGTTCCATCCCATCTGGAACATGAAACTGTCCGTCAGGTAGACGGAAAAGACATGGAAAGGAGAAAACGAGGAAAAAGGTGGTCTTTATCTTGGTCAACAGTTTCTATGTTTATATCCGTTCATAGCGCAGTCTGGATAGCGCGTCTGCTTTGGGAGCAGAAAGTCGAAGGTTCAAATCCTTCTGGACGGACCATTTTCGGCAGATTGTACAGTCTGCCGCATATGCACCGGCCAGCGAAGAAGGCCGGGTTGACTTGTCGTCAGCGGTTATGCGATATAGTCATCGCTCACGGCCAGAGAGCATAACTGCTGGCACTATTTTAAAAGTTGATGCGAGAACCGAGAAAAGACAATAATGTGGCAGACGTGCACGAAAACCACTGAGTCGAAAAGGCGACTTAACCAAGTCACTTTAGCCGTATCGTGAGCATCGAACAGGAGTTGGTGACTCCACCCTTATAAGGGCCTTTAGCTCAATTGGTAGAGCGCCTGCTTTGCAAGCAGGATGTTGTCGGTTCAAGTCCGGTAAGGTCCACCAGTTTGGAAGGAGCAGGTTCAATTCCTGACGTAGCGGGTTGGCGTCAAAACCAATCGGCTTAGTGGTGTACGGTGCGGCGTCCAAGCGTTTTGGGGTATTAGCTCAGATGGAAGAGCATCACACTGGCAGTGTGAGGGTCATCAGTTCGATTCTGATATATTCCACCAGTTTGCGGGATAGAGCAGTGGCAGCTCAACAGCCTCATACGCTGTGTGTCGGTGAGTTCGATTCTCCCTCCCGCTACCAATTTGTGAGTCGCCCGAGAAGGGACATAGAGTCTGCTGGCAACAATCTGCGGACACAGACGCTAAAGGTACACGTCGGTAAAAACGAAAGGTCCAATTATACGGCGCGTGAAGGTAGTAGGCCAGTTAAATCAGGTCATGTGAGCAATCGCATGGAGATACGAGCCGGAAACGGTCTGGTGAATCGAGATTCCGATAAAAAGTTGCAGGGCTCACATTTTTGCCGACTTAGCTCAACGGTAGAGCAATTGCTTCGTAAGCAATAGGTTATCGGTTCAAATCCGTTAGTCGGCTCCAATTTGAACAAGGAGGACTTATGAACAATGTGATTTACAAGTACCAGATAGAAAATACTCCAGAACAGAGTATAATGCTTCCAAAAGGAGCAAAAATACTTTCTGTTGGAACTCAAAATGGAAGAGATGTTTCTATGTGGGCGGCAGTGAATCCAAACAATGAACTTGAAGAAAGAAGGCTCATTGTGATAGAAACCGGAGTTGTCAGACGCAGGATAAAAATGTGCTGTGGACAAACGGAAGAAGTCACTCTATCATTTGACGAGTCAAGGTTTATTGGAACAGTCCTTCTGTTTGAAGGAAGATATGTGTTGCATATTTTTGAAGCATAAATGCCTACGTAGCTCAGCGGTAGTTAGCACTTCCTTGGTAAGGAAGAGGTCGTAAGTTCGAATCTTATCGTAGGCTCCAGTTTGCGGAGTAGAGAATCGTTATACTCAGTAGCCCCATAAGCTACGCGAGTGGGTTAGACTCCCACCTCCGCTACCATTTTTGTGCCATCGTAGCTCAGAGGTAGAGCGCCAACCTTGTAAGTTGGAAGTCGAGATTTCAAAATTCTCCGATGGCTCCAGTTTATGTAACCCCGGGGTGTGATGGTTAGCACAACAGACTTTGACTCTGTTAGACGTAGGTTCAATTCCTCGCGGGGTTGCCAATTTTTATTTAGTCCTGTAGCTCAACCGGTAGAGCGTTAGACTCTGACTCTAAAAGTTGAAGGTTCAAATCCTTCCGGGACTGCCAATTTTCTTGGCTGTGTAGCACAAGGAAGTGCAATTGCTTCATACGCAATAGGTTGTAGGTTCAAGTCCTACCACAGCTACCAATTTAAAACCAATGGAGGACATTATGGTTAAGAAAATCGATGACATTGAAGTCAAGAAGGGCAACGAAGTAAGAGTAGAAAACACTTACAAGTTTCCCACTGCGAATGACATATATGTCGCCATCCATCTTGAAAAAGAAAACGGAAGAGGCGACAGATGCTATATGTTCAGAGAAAAAGACATTAACAGATTTGCGTCCATTTCCTCTCGTTGGCTTGCCGATAAAATGGTTCTCGGGAGAATCTATCCGATTATCATCAACAAGGTAGAGACAAACATCGTAAAGGTGGAGAAGAATGGCGGGAAACACGTTATTCTCAAAATCTCTGACAAGCAGCTTAAAGTTGCTGAAAAAATTGCTGATGACAATCCAGAGGACCAAACCAAAAGAGGCGTCATCAGACGCCTGACTGACACCTAAAGTATTATTGCCCGTTTAGCTCAGTTGGTTAGAGCGTTTGCTTTACACGCAAAATGTCGGCGGTTCGAGTCCGTCAACGGGCACCAAATATCACAGGTACAGTTATGAATGTTTTGATTTTAAATAATTCTTGGTCTCCAGTAAGGGTATGTTCTGTTTTCAGAGCAATCGACAAAGTTTACAGAGGGAAGGCAGTAGTCCTTGAAATAGACAAGGATGGAAACTACCTGCAATTCGACTGGAATGGATGGGTCGAATACAGCAGAACGAACACTGCCCCGATGAACGAGAGGATAAACGGAGTGAGATTCTTTATCAATAGACCGTTTGTCATTATTCTCACTGGAAAGCAAAGATTCGAACACAAAATACCGGTTCCGAGCAGAAAGAACATTTTTCTCAGGGACAATTTCATTTGCCAGTTCTGCGGTAAGACGTTTGATAAGTCACATTTGACAATTGACCACATCATGCCGAAGTCTCGTGGAGGAAAAATAACTTGGGAAAACTCTGCCACTTGCTGCCAGAAATGCAATAGCAAGAAAGGCAACAGAACACCGGAAGAAGCCAACATGCACTTGATTAACAAGCCGAGGATTCCGTCTTTGGCAACGATATTCAAGAATGCAATTGGTGACAACAGAAGATGGAATGAATTTCTTTCCAGCTATTAGGAGGATGGTTATGAGCAACAGAAGATACCTGCACAAACAGTTTCCAGAGAAAAAGAGGAAACAGACAATTGAAGACAAAGTTCTTTACAAGTACAGGGACGGTCTGTTCCATAACCTTCCTGTCTCCAAATGGGGACATGTAGCGTTCAGCTTTTCTGATATCTTCGAAGGAATTGAAAGTCTTGAGAAGAAAGGTCTGGCGGAAGTGGTAAGAAAACAGGTGTCGTTTGTCCACACTTATTACACGATGGACGATGACTGGAACAGAAAAGAAGAGAAAAGAGTGGTCACTCAAAATATTCCCATAAAATTCAGAATATTGCTTGACAAAGTTTCTTGAACATGTATATTAGCCTCCGAACAAAGGAGAGATTTGATGCTTGGCGAAATCAAAGTTGTAAATATCAAGAAGTTTGATGAGAAAGAGCACCCGGAAGCGGCATGTGTCAATATCATGAGACCAAATCCGCTTGGGAATCCATTCTTCATGGATGGCGAAGAGCAGAGAGAAATCGTCATAAGAAAATTTTATCATTACCTGAGAAAAGAATACGCAAAGAAAGACACTGTGTACAATGAGCTGATGAAGCTCGTAGAAATATTGAAGTCTGGGAAAGACGTTTATCTTATTTGCTGTTGTGCACCAAAATTGTGTCACGGCAATATCATACAAAATGCCGTTGAAGGGATTATCAGGAATGAGTCGAAAAAGAAAAATTGACATCACTGATTTCAGCAAAATTGTATCAATGTCAAACGTAGGCGGCATAAGAGCCGTCATCTCTTGCGACGGAATAGTTGAACTTGAAAAAACTGTCAATGACAAAGTAAGAAAAAGAATTGATGAAGCAATCGGTCATGGACTTGAGAACATCGCAGACGGATGGATTGTAGAAGGCGAGTTCAAAGAAGACAGGTTTTACGTATATTACGTAATCGATGACAACAAGAAGTTTTTGAATATAGACGACACGATTGCTTGGGCATCCATAATGGGATACTCTATGGCACCGATTAAAGACAGGTGCAAGCCACAAGACATCAAAGAAATGTCGAATGTGGAAATAAGAAACGAAAGAGAGTTCTCCTTCAAAGAAAGGTTGAACAATATATTGGAAGTGCTTCCGTCAGGTAGAATAAGAAAGCCAAGCTGGAAAGAAAGACTGTCGGAAGCGATGATAAGAGAAGATTTTTCAGAAAATTTCTGATTTTGGTGTTGAAAAATAGATTTTACGGTATATAATATACAAAGAAACAAAACAAAGGTTGTGAAAATGGCAAACTCGATACGCAAAAACATTAAATGGTTTATCTGCTTTAAGAAAAGCAGAGCGTTCGGTCGTGCCGAAGATGTTGCTTGGGATTTGGATGTTTAAGTAACAGAATCACAAAGAAGATGGCAGACCGGACCTCGAAAGAAGTTCGGTCTTTTTGTTTTTCATAGGTCGTTGGTGTAATGGTAACACAGCAGTCTCCAAAACTGCTTTCAGGGGTTCGAATCCTCTACGGCCTGCCAGTTGTTTGAAAATTTTATGTGGGTCCTTGGCAGAGATGGTCAATGCACTTGGTTGAAGCCCAAGCAATCTCGGTTCGAGTCCGAGGGGGCCCACCAATATGTCTGTGTAGCTCAGTTGTATAGAGCGACTGCCTCCTAAGCAGTAGGTCGCCGGTTAGATTCCGGCCACGGACACCAGTTTATTGCGTCGGTAGCTCAGCGGTAGTAGCAACAGACTTTTAATCTGTAGGTCGCGGGTTCAATCCCCGCCCGACGCACCAGTTTATATCCTCGTGTAGCACAGCGGTTAGTGGCATCTGCCTGATAAGCAGAAGGTCGAAGGTTCAAATCCTTCCGCGAGGACCAGTTTATTGCTCCGTTAGCTTAATTGGTTAGAGCGGCAGGTTTATACCCTGTTTAGTGCCTGATAAGCACGAGGTTGGGGGTTCAAGTCCCTCACGGAGTACCAGTTAAGGTTCCGTAGCTCAGTCGGTCAGAGCAGGTGACTCATAATCTCTTGGCCGCAGGTTCAAGTCCTGCCGGAACCACCAGTTTTATTCCCGTTCGGGGTGATTTTCCCGAAGAGTGGGCGTTTTGAGGAGTTTTACTCCCGAGCGGGATGATTTTATATGGGGATGTAGCTCAATTGGATAGAGCGCAACGCTACGAACGTTGGACGGCATAGTGGAGGTTCGAGTCCTCCCATCCCTGCCAGTTTTGGCTCCTAAGCATTATGGCGATGCAGCGGACTCTTAATCCGTAGATGTCAGTTCGATTCTGGCAGGGGCCACCAGTTTTATGCCTTCGTGCCTGAATGGAATAAGGGGACGGTCTGCAAAACCGTTTTGTGCAGGTTCGAGTCCTGTCGAAGGCTCCACTTTCCTTTGAAAAAATCATAAAATATTTCTCATTTTAGTTTGCATTGTTCACTTTTGTCTGTATAGTATCTATTACAACAAGGAGGACAGATGAAAGGCTCGAATAATTTTGATATAGACAAGGTGTCTGGAGAGAAGGCTGAAAACGAAGTGTCTGCTCTCATTATGGAGAAATGCAAACAGGGAATTGACCATATAGAGTTTAATCGCGTCAGGGAAAACGGAAAAGACTATGACTTGAATATATTTTTCGGGTCGGTGAATGACACTCTTCTTGTCGAAGTAAAAAACGATTTAAGTTCAAGCGAGACTGGAAATGCCGCGATAGAGACCGGATGCAGAGGCAAAGACAGCGGGATAACCACAACAAAAGCGCTATATTGGATATACTCAATTTTCATCAACGGAAAAGTCAACTACTTTCTATATGAAACAGAAGCACTGATTAATCATCTATGGGACAATCGTGATAGGTTCTGGTATACAGAGGGAGGAGACCAGTGGTATGACGGGAAAAGAAATAGAAAATGCTCAGACTTGATTATTGTTAAATCAACAGAAATGATGAGAATTGGGAAGAACATAAGTCAAGAAACAGATATTTTTTTCAAAAAACTTTACCAATATCACTATATTGATTTGACAAATACAAAAAATGCTGTAAGGTATAATTGTCTGGAAAAAATCCGGGCAAGAAACAAAGAAAGAGGTATAATATGACGTAGACCAGCAAACATCCTCCGTAATGTTTTGAATTTGAGCGTTGCAAATTACTGAAACATTACACTAAGGAGAAAACAAAATGAAGTACGAAGCAATCAAAGAAGAAATCAAGAAACTTTCCGCACAGCAAAAAGAATTTAAACCTCAACGCAAAACAGTGAGATTTAACGGAAAGAGAACGGTTGAACCTTGGGAAGCAAGGTCAACAGTAGAGAGAAACAGGAACAATCTCAGACATCTTTTCTTGGCGTATGCCAAGCTGAGAGGTAGAAATCTCAATGAGGTTGAGAATCCTGAAAAGACAAGAGAGAACAACTCTCCAGACATGGGTTTCGTCGAGTATCTCGTCGAAAAATACAAGGAGAGCGAAGAGGCAGCCGTATGAGCAGAAGGTTGTACGTGCTGGTAAGAGAAGATTTGGAACAATCTTATCGGATGGTTCAAGGAGGACACGCTATTGCTGAGTGGACTCTGAGATATCCAGAGAGATGGTCCAACGAAACTCTGGTTATGCTCAAGGTTAAAGACGAAAGAAAAATCGAGGATTTCCACGAAAGACTTTCGTTCAGAGGAATTGAGCATGTTGTCTTTAAAGAGCCGGACATCAATTATGAATCCACTGCTCTTGCTGTAATGGCAGACGACAAGTTGTTTAAGAATCTGAAACTTGCATGACCACCAAGGGGGCGAAAGCCCCTATTTGCTCGTATAGTTCAGTGGCAGAACCGGAGGCTCTAACCCTCTGTGAGCGCGGGTTCAAATCCTGCTACGGGCACCAATTTCCATAAAAACAAGGAGAAGGAAAATGCCAAAGGTAAAAGAACTCACCGATAAGAACGTTGATATCGTTGTCGTTTTGGACGAAAGCGGTTCAATGGGTTCTATCAAAAGCGATGTGATTGGCTCGTTCAATCAATTCCTCAAGACACAAAAAGAAGACGGCGATGATGCGTTTATCACTCTCGTTAAATTCAATGATTCCGTAACCAGAGTCATCGAAAGAGACGTTCTGTCGAAAGCATCAGAAATCAACGATAAGACATATACTCCTTGTGGAATGACCGCCCTTTATGATGCAATCGCAAATGCTATTTCGTTTGTTGCATCGAAGAATACCAATAACAAGGTTATCGTTGCAATCATCACCGATGGATACGAGAACAGCAGCAAAGAATCAACCAAAGCACAAATTCAGAATCTCATCAAGGCGAAAGAAGACCTCGGATGGGAATTTGTGTTCCTTGCTGCCAACATGGACGCTTGCTCTGCATCCAGAGAAATCGGAATCAGCAGAGGAACGGCTCAGAACTTCTCAGCAAATGCTTACGGTGTGCAATGCGCGTTTAATTCATACTCTGCGAGTACGACCTTGTATCGTTCCAGTGCAAGAAATGAAAGCGTCGCAAAAACCGGCGAAGAAGAAAAAGAATAAAAATTTCAAGTTTTTTCAAAACACAACTTGTTTTTATTCGAAAACGGTGTATACTATATGACAACGGAGATACTTAAAATGAAAATTTTATCATCACATTACGGACTCAGTTCATCCCTCTATTCCCCAGAGGGCGAGATTGACCTGTAGTGATTCCGTTGGAACGCCACCAAAGCTAAGGCCGGTCTCGTAAAAAGGACCGGTCTTTTTATTTGTGATTTTTTGGCGTATGCTGTTTGACAATTGAATAGAACGTGATATTGTATAAATGTTGCGAGTATGGCATAATGGTTGTGCACCACCTTGCCAAGGTGGATATCCGGGTTCAATTCCCGGTACTCGCTCCAAGTTGATTGATATGCTCTCGTAACACAATGGTTAGTGTACGTGCCTTCCAAGCATGTGATGTCGGTTCGATTCCGACCGGGAGTACCATTTAACAGAACCCGTAACGCACGTCAGTGCGGACCAGTACGGGTCGTTATATTGCAGGACTTCTCCCGATTGAACGTGCCTGCTCTTCCGAAAGGAAGTCTGGACTGCACGATTTGTCATCGTGACGGTTGACCCGATGAATGAGGGGTGGGAGACCCCGTTGAAGAACGTCGGATACGACACGGACTTGCAAACGTTATTTTGCCGAAGTACAAGGTAAAAGCACCTTAACGAGTAATGTCGAAGGAGCCGCTCATGGAAAAATGAGAGTCGCCCATACCTTCGGGTCAAGTGACTGCATCAGAAATGACCGGTAAGCGAACTCTGTGGCGGTGCTGAGGTTCGGGTCCACTCACTGAGTGGGGTACAAGATAAAATACACCGATATGGCTGACTTTCGCAAGAAATAGAAAGCCGTCGCTGACTGATGGAAAGACATCTTAAACTCTTGGTAGCGGTTCCAAAGAGTATAAACAGTGGAATAGCTTTAATGAGGTGAAAGGTGCGCAACGAGTATCCTCCAAACTGCTGCCCTACCTTGTGTAGGTGCAGTTCGAAGACCGTTCAGGCGGTCTTTGCCACGCCAACGAGGACAATGTACATGTCCGAAGCTCAGGTGCCATGTTGCACAGGTTGGGGAAGAGGAGTATCTTGATTCGATATTGGGTAAAGTCGAATCATGAAGGTAGCGTCGTCCTACTTGCAGGGTGGTGTAGTCCGCTTGACGACAACCTCGTGAGAGGTCGAGATTGCATGAAAGATAGTATCGGGATTGCAATCATTAAAGCCCTCCAGAGTGGTGTTACCGGTGGTAACGCAAAAGCCCTCTGGATTTTTGGAAGGTTGCCTGAGTTGGCCTAAAGGCGCTCCCTGCTAAGGAGATGGTCGTCGAAAGTCGGCACAAGAGTTCGAATCTCTTACCTTCCGCCAATTTTATCTGGTAGCTCAGACGATACTGGAGAAATCCAACAGAGCGCTGGAGAAAGCCAAGGTAATCCGAGGCAAGTATCCAGAGGACGGCACGTCGGGAACGCCCCAGATATTTTTAAAGGAAGGGTGGTCGAGAGGCTTATGGCAGCGGTCTTGAAAACCGCCGGACCGAAAGGTACCGTGGGTTCGAATCCCACCCCTTCCGCCAATTTGGAGAAAATATGAAAAACAAGATGACGAAGAAGCAAGAAATTGAGCATGAAGAAAAATATGTCGTTTTCTTGAAAACGAGGATTGAAAGTAAGAATTTCAAGAGTAATGTATCAGAAGAAGAGTTTGAAAAAACGAAACAGAAGTACGACAAGGCGAAATTGAGATTGAGATTGTTGAAAATGTAGTGATAAATGGGCGATGTTCCGGGCGGTTGACTGTAAATCAATTGACATTATATGCTCGGCGGCTGTCGGGTGGTTCGACTCCACCATCGCTCACCAATTTTTAATTGGCTCAGTACCAGAATTGGCATATGGACTCGGCTCAAACCCGAGGCTTTGAGGGTTCGACTCCCTCCTGAGCTACCAATTTAAGGAGGAGGTATGTCAGAAACTGGAGATAAGAAGATACAGACCTTTCATGCGAAACAGAGAATGAGTGAAAGATTTGGTCGGTCGTTCGGAGATGAGGATATAGAGAGGCTTGCCGGAGTATGCAACAACGGTGACTTCTTATGCTTCTTTGAAGAACAGGGAGAGAGCAGAGTTAGGGTTATGGTCGAGTTTGATGGTCATTATTACCCGGTAATCTATGACAAGAGCACCAACAGCGTAGTAACGGTTCTGTCGTTCTCGATGCTAAACAGGGAAGAGTCTGCTTTATTTGTTGACGCTTTATTGAAAAGAGGTAAAACTCAATATGCTATATCTTGAGGTCTACCAGAGGTAGGACTCCTACAAAGGCTTTCACAGAGCCCGCTTTTCAAATCTGTGATATTTGGTCTCGTACCCGAATTGGCATAGGGGCTGCGCTAAGGACGCAGTTTTTGAGAGTTCGAGTCTCTCCGAGACTACCAGTTTTGCTGTAGTGGCGCAATTGGCGGACGCACTTCGTTCAGAGCGAAGCAGTTGCAGGTTCAAATCCTGTCTACAGCACCAGTTTCTTCCGTAAGTAGCAACCGAAAGGAGGCGCTACGGAAGATTGAGGAAGGATGCCGGAGATGGCTTATCGGCTCTGTTTGGAAAACAGATGGTCCAGAAATGGGCACCCGGGTTCGAATCCCGGTCCTTCCGCCAGTTTGCCCGAAGCCGGGAGCAAAAGCAGGATGTGTCGAATATCGATTAAGACACATCTGGAGTACCCGGTGAACGGCTCCATTTTGGAAGAGTGACAGAGAGGCTAAACGTCGCGGTCTCGAAAACCGATGGTCGGAAACGGCACGGGAGTTCGAATCTCCCCTCTTCCGCCATTTTACACAACAAAGGAACGAAAATGAAAAAGATTCTGGTAGCGTTGATGATGGCGGTGGTTCTTTCTGGATGCTCATGGAAGAATTATGAAGGATGTGCTCTATGGCCAACCGATACCGAACCGGTATACGAGTATTCTGGAGAGAAGTATTATTCTCCGATGGTAAACGTATCTCAAGCATGGTGGGAATACAAGAGCGGAGAATATGGTTTCTGGTACATTGGTCAGGAGAAAGGAAACACTCCTTGGTGGGCGTATCCAAAAGATATTGTGGCAATTCCCATGCAGTTCAGCACACTGTTCCTGTTCGTCCTCTTCGGAGGAGAGTTTAAATAACAAATGGTGGACGAAGCCAAATGGTGAGGCGACTGATTGTGGCTCAGTTCTTAGCGGGTTCGATTCCCGTCGTTCACCCCATTTTCAAGCCCCGTTAGCGAAATGGCAGAGCGTCTGACTTAAACCCAGAGTCTTTTACAGGTTCGAGTCCTGTACGGGGCACCATTTTATGAAAATTTTTCATAAAACTGCTTGACTTGGCAATCGTCAGGTGTATATTACGATATAATGGGCCCGTGACCGTGTATTCGACCGGGATTAAAGCCGACGCGCACTTCTCGGGACGTGGGTTCGACTCCCACCGGGTCCACCATTTTATTTTTAGGAGATTCATTATGGATGAGCTTGTTGTAATTTCAGCGGAATGGTGTGGTCCTTGTAAAATGCTCAAGGCGGACATGACCAGAAGAGGGATTCCGTTTACGAACGTTGACGCTTCTTCGGAAGAAGGAAAAGCATTGCTTGCAAAAGCAGGAGTAAATGCAGTTCCGGTTCTGAAAGTCGGAGACGAGTTCTATGTCGGAGCCAAAGCAATGCAATACGTCAAAGGAATCAAATAAGGAGCTGGGCAATGGACAAAATGCAAATCATTTCTGAGAACTGGTGTGGATACTGCAAGGCATTGAAAAAGATGATGTCTGACAAAGGAATCCAATTTGAGGAATTTGATATGGCATCTCCGACAGGAGTTCGGGTTATGACCGAAACAGGAGCAGACGTTATCCCGGTTCTCTTCGATGGGAAAGAATACCACATCGGGAAAGCCGCCCTGAAATTCATCAGGAACTACGAAAAGCCATCCTTGGTCAGTAGAATCATCAATTTTTTCAAAAAGAAATAGGCAGAGGTGAGTCCTCTGCAAGGAGGACAAAATGGAAAGACTCTGTAAAGATGAAATTGCTATGATTGAGAGTATCTGTTCAAGAAACAGGGATAAGCTCAGGAAAATCAAGGAAAGCCCAAAGTGTACCGGGGATAAAATACGGGACATAATCAAGGAAGGTATCACTAATAACGCTGTTTATGCAAGAAAAATGCTTGAAATGGCGTAAAATTCAATAAAAATCGATAAAATTTCATTTTTATCATTTGACTTTTGATTTTCTTGGTGTATACTTTATCTCGTGGACAAAATCCACGGTGTTGTTTGAAAAATTTTGATGGAAGTGCAGAAATGAGTTACTTCATAGCTCAATGGTAGAGCATTTCGCTTTTAACGAAAATGTTTTAGGTTCAAATCCTAATGTCCCCGAAAGGGGCGTCACTCGTTTCATCTTTCTCCATCATTTTTACTTTTAACAGAAGTGTAGATTTGCGTTACTTCTCAGATTCATAATCTGAAATAACTCTGGACAGAGTTTGTGTCTGTCACCAAAGAACCCATCGGTGGATGCCGACAACCGGATGAAAGGCCGAACCACGCGAGTCAGTTTTCTCTGTTATCTATTTGTGCTGATTGTCCCGAAGTTTCTTCGGGGTGTCAAAAGGGTCTCTGTCAATTTGGCAGAGGTTGGGAACCAAACAGCTTATTAGTCTAAAGACTAATGCTTTGTTTGTTTCCCGTGGGAACAATCGAAGGAAACCTTCGATTGAACCTCTGGAGAGAGCACAATGACCACGCTGAGCATTGAAAAATGGTTTGCTCAGGTGACAAAGCGAAAGAGCTTGGCCCCGAGGAGAGACTCGGAACACTTTTGTCGGTAGCGTAGAGGTGAGTTACTTCGAAAATCGTCTAATGGTTGGACAATTGCATGTAACGCAAAAAATGTTGGTTCGATTCCAACTTTTCGGCCAAAAGCCATAGCTCGTCTCGCATTTCTCCGACATTTTTATTTTTACAGGTGGTGATTCGGGTTCCTCCTTGCTGATGAACGGTCAAGAGTTTTAAAGACTAAGGCCGGAGGCTATGAGGCTACGGATATCCGCGACCCGGATAGGCTCGTAAGAGCCGAAACGAACGAGCGGGCGATACTACGGCTTGAGGGATGATAAGGTTGCAAGATAATCATCCACATAGAGACGTTCAGTTTAAAAGCGTCCCGAGCCACCTGTATCTTTTAAAGGCAAAATCTCTTGGAAACAAGAAGCGAAAGGAAAACAAAACATGTCAAAGCTCAATGCAAAGAAGGTTTCTCGTGAACTTACCGCGAGAAAGTCGGCCCACCAGAACTGGATGGGCGGAACCTCATTCAACATCAACGACCCGTTTACCAAGCTGAGAATCGTCGCTGCTTCATCGTTTTTCGGTGAGCCGAAGTATTACTCCGAGCAGGGAACGAGTGACTCAGGCGTTACCATCAGCGGAGGAAAGACATCATCCGTGCTGACCAAGGAGATGTATAATCATCTCAACGAACACTTGAACGCCGTATCTCCTTGGGAATGGAGAAGCCTCTCTCCGAAGAAGCTCGTCGAAAAGTGTATCGATGACTGTCTTGCTGTCGATGTAGAGAAGACTCTGCAAGTCGCAGTACAGCTCAGAAACGAAGATTTCATGAGGGCAACTCCTCAAGTCATTCTCGTCAGAGCGGCAGTCCATCCGAATGCAAAGGGAACGGGTTTCATCAGAAAGTACGCTCCGCAGATTTGCAAGCGTGGCGATGAACCGGCTAACGGTCTTGCTTACTTCCTCAGCGAATACGGAAGAGGAAAGCTCCCGAACTCTCTCAAGAGAGCTTGGAAGGAAATCCTTGAGTCGTTTGACGACTACGTTATCTCCAAGTACAAGATGGAGAACAATCAAGTGAAGACTGTTGACGTTTGTTCTCTTGTCCACGCTTTCAGTCCGGCGATTGACAAGCTGTTCAAGGGCGAACAGAAGCAGAAGAAGACGTGGAACGCCATCGTTTCAAATGCAGACAACTCCAGCAAGGAGAAGAAGCAGAAGAACTGGACGAAGGCCATCGAAGGTATGCCGCACATGGCTCTTCTGAGGAACCTGAGAAACTTGGCCGAGAACTCGGTTGATATTTCCCTGTTCGCTGAAAAGCTCAAGAGCGGAGTGAGGGGCGGCAAGCAGCTCCCTTTCAGATATCTGTCGGCATTCAACGAGTTGGGCAAGTATCCGAAGTTGCAGGATTTGGTCGAAGACTGTCTTGAAATCTCGGTTGAGAACCTGCCGCATTTCTCAGGAAGGACCATGTGCCTGAGCGACAACTCCGGTTCCGCTCGTGGAGCGACAACTTCTCCTCTCGGAAAGATGTCGATTGCTGAAATTGGAAACCTCATGTCGGTTTTGACCGCCAAGGCTTCCGATGAAGGATTTGTCGGAGTCTTCGGCGACAAGCTGGACGTGTATCCAATCAGGGGTAAGAGCTCCGTGTTCGACTGTGTGAACAAGACGAACATTGCAGGAAGGCACGTCGGCGAATCAACCGAAAACGGAATCTGGCTGTTCTTCGACAAGGCAATCAGAGAGAAGGAGCATTGGGACAACATCTTTGTATACTCCGACATGCAGGCCGGTCACGGCGGGCTGTACGGAATCAACCAGATGCAGTACAAGAAGTATTGCATCAACGGAAGATACATTGACGTTGCAATGCTCATCAGCGAGTACAGGAAGACCGTCAATCCGAACGTCATGGTCTATTTGGTCCAAACCGCAGGATATTCCGACGCTCTTGTGCCGGAGTTTTACGACAAGACGTTCATCATCGGTGGCTGGTCTACCGGAATCCTGAGCTTTGCTCACAGCATGAACGAAGTCTTCTGCGGACAAAACTAACCCATAGGGGCCTTATGGCCCCTTTTTATTTTTAATGAGGTGAAGAATGATTGATAAAGAAAACGGGTATGATATCGTCATCCCCTATGACGGACTTGGGAACTCTCTCAAGAATGTGCTGAGAACCATTGACAAACATGTTCCGGTGAAGAACATTTTCTTGGTCACGGACAAAGTTCCAGACTGGATTCATAACGTTGAAGTCGTGACCGCTTCCGATGTCCACAAGTCGAACAAAGACGCAAATCTCATCGACAAAGTTCTGGCGGCAATCAAAACGGAAATGATTGAAGGAGACTTCATCTTCTGGAGCGATGACCAAGCCATCCTCTCCAAGTATGTTCCGGGAGTCATCACCAATGCGAGAGACCCTCACACATTCGAATCAGACAACAAGTGGGAAAAGCGGCTGAAAAGAACCGTGGAGTTTGTCGAAGAGAAAGCAGGAACGTTCCTGAACTTCAATTACGACTCTCACTGCCCGCAGATGATGAATCGTCTGCAATTCCTCCAGCTTGAGGATATCGATTACCAGTCTGACTTGGGGTACTGCATCTGCACCCTGTTCTTCGGGCTCTATCCTCCTGTGTGGCCGGTATTCGCTCAGGATAATGTCAAGCACACGGTTGAGAAATCTGGAGTCCTGAACGAAGAAGACCTCAGATGGAAACGCTTCTTGGGGTTCAATGAGACCGGATACACCAGCGGCGGAGTCAGAGCCTACCTTGAAAAGAACTTCCCGGACAAGAGTGTATACGAGAAATGATTGAAGCGGTCAACAAATTCGTCTACTATCATTACCTGTGTGGCATCGCCGTCATCACGTTTTTCATTTTGATGGTGATGCTCGTATTCGTCTCGTCAGTTGTCTGGAGCAACATCAAAGGAGCCTACTATGATAGAAAAAATCGAAGAGAAGATAAAAAGAGAAGGAAACTTCATCTTCATCGACAGAATCGGATATCTGAGGATAAGGGACATCTCGGAGATAATCATCCATGATGAAGGTTCAGTCTCAATCGAAATGAGAGATAACGTTCATCACATCATTCCGGGCAAGGGAATCATGTGGAGAGACGACAACGACAGGTTGAAGACCGCACATCAAATCGCCGGAAGAATAGTTTTCCTGACAAAGGAGCAAGAATGAAGATAACCGCATATTCAAGAGAAGCAGCAATATCCGAGCAGTTTAACGGCAAGGAGAAAGTCTGGATTTCAATCAACGATGAAAGCTGTGAAAGCCCAATCGTCAGATATGAAACCCTTGTGACCCAGAGATACGATGACGTTGCTCCGTTCCACGTGGAGATTGACGCCATCCACCCATACTACAAAAGAGAGTTCAATTCCAGAGAACCAATCTATTTCAATGAGAAGATGGCAGATGAAGTGCTCAATCTCGGAATGCACTGTCTTCTGTGGGTGAGCGACATCCATGTCCACTGCTTCGCAGGGAAGTCCCGCTCGGTGGCAACCGTTCAGGCATTGAATGAAATCTTCAATCTGTTCTACCTCGACAACAGGGAAGAGTACATGGAGAATCTTCAAAGGGTGGTTAAGAGTGTTCCAAACTCATTTGTCTACACGACAATCATGAAGAGGTTCATGGAAAGGGAAAAGGAAATCACCAAGTGGTTTGAGGACCGTGGGCTGTATCATGTTGTCCATTGATGTTCGACTAAAGAGGGGGCGTAAAGCCCCCTTTCTTTTTGCCATCATTTTTGGCATTTTATCGTGATATTTACCTCATTTTCACCCATTTTTGAGTCATTTTCAGTCATTTTCGGGTAATCTGACAGCTTTTTGTCCAACTCTTGCAGGATAAAAGACGGATTCAACTCCTCTGAGTGGGGCTCGACCCTCATTCTGGTCCCGTGATAGTTGACCTGAAACCCTCCTTGCATATAGTTATTCACCGTCCTCATCCAGTTGCCGGACAGAACATCGTTCAGAGCAGACAAGAGATACCTCATCTCCAGAACTTCGGCAGAATCAACCTGCTTGATGGTCTTGTCTTGACAGATACGAATCGCTTCTTCAACCGTTCTTTCCGGTGAAATACCGCTAAATTCGTATAATTTCTTCTTAAAAGAGCTTAAAACAGAGTTTTCGTACTCTAATCTCTGGTTTTCTTTCTCAACTTCGGTTATCTTGTCCTTGATTGTCCTCTTCAAGGTCTTGGACAGACCTCTTCCAAATGCCCGGTCAACCTTCCGTTCTTTCAGCCAAGCGGTCCAGAACTCTTTCGGGGATTCCCTGTAGACCCTCTTTTCAATAGTGCATCTGTTCCATAGGATGCTCTTCACCAGAGAATATTCCATCTGGATGTCAGTGTCGTGTCTCACCGCCTTTTTCTTCATATACAGCTTGTTGCCTAACTTTGACACCCAGATAAGTCCCACATCAGGAGGAAGCTCATCAGGCTGAATCATTGACCAAGGACAGACAAAATACAGTTCATGACACATCCTCTTGTACAGATGCCACTTTCCATCATTGTTGAAGTCACGTTTGTCAACCTTCACCTCATATCCTATGGTCAGATTTGAACCACGGACCATAGCCCATCCGTCAATCCTCACAGATTTGTTCTCGATGAATGCAGATAGCTCTTGCACGAACACATCTTCACGGTGTCTGTGCGCCAAAAGGTCTTTTATCTCTCCAGCGTTCATTTTAACTCCTTTACGGTTGTTTTCCTTCGATAATAGCCTTTATAGCCATCATGCGCTTTTTCTTTACTGTTGGTCCAATCACATCTTTCTTTCTGTTCTTGCCCCGCTTAGGCATTCTGCCAGCATGTAGGAGAATCGCCTTTAACGGATTCGATTCTTTACGGTCTCTCTCGCAGAAGAAACATCCTGTCCTACCGCCTATAATATTCGACAGTGTTGTTTTCCATTCTGCCCCGCACCTTCTACAGGAACAATATATCTCGATGTGTCTGCTGGATAGGGGCACGTCAAAATCCACAAGGTACTTGTCTGAGCACCATTTGGCCAGAAGTATTGAATTTTCCATTTCTTTGTCCACGGGAAATCTCCATTGTTCTTTGTCTATGAAACAAATATATATCATGGTGTTCACTTTTGCAAGTGAACACATCCATATTTTCATGTTTATTGTTCACTTTTATAATATTTCCCGACCCATTGTTCACTTTTTATAAATATGGCCCCCGGATTTTTCCATGAGGTCGTTCACTTTTATGGAAAGGGTCGAGTGGTTAATGTGAACCGCCCGGGACCTCTCCAAGTGATGTTTTGAGGGGGAATTTTAGAAGGGGTGTACTTTGAGTCCGGCGAAAAGAGGCGGAGTAGGGGTGTCGGAAGTGAACTTCACGGTGAGGTTCATATAGACAATACACAAACAGGAGAATGAAAATGAGCATCAACAAACCGACCCGCAGCAATCGCAAAGCGAACAGCACCAGCAACACCAACAATGCCAATGGCATTACGCCGGAAGCACTTGCGGCGGCAATGGCAATCCTCAAGGCGGCGGGAATGGACATTCCCAATGCGACGGCGGAAACTCCGGCGGCGAAGCCGAAGCACGAATCCGCGCCGTTTCACGGCGGCAAAATCTGGATTAGCAATGCCTCCGGCCGGGCGTGGATTGACGGCGACATTGACCTGAACGAACTCCGCAAGGCGTTCGAGTTCAAGGCCGACGAATACAAGCCCAAAAAGAGCAAGTAATCCCAACCGGGGAGGCGCAAGCCTCCCCAATCTCTATCGCGTATATATTATATATGCGCGATAGATTGCTATTCCCGATTTTTCGTATTACCCATTGACGAAACAATTCGGGATTACGTATATTACCAATGGGCAAAAGCAAAGAGGCGAAAAGATGAAAAGACAATCGAAATGGTGGGAATTGTGGGAATGTGCTTCAATGTATTCCGCGATTGCGGAATGCAATGAGGACCGGGAACGCTGGAACAAAACGGCGCAATGGATACGGCGCAAGAGGTTGAGCAAATGAAAAACTCAATCATTAACGCATGTGTGTATATTCTGGCGATTGTCATTGTGGCAATCGTCTTTTTCGTTGCTCTGATGTGGGCTACTGCTCCCGAACAATGGTATGCTGGCCAGCACGATAGCCAGCATGAGGGAAGCAATTGCCATTGCTATGAGCGCCTTGTAAACAATTCGCGTAATCACAAATAACCATTCAACGAAAGAGGTTGACTTATGCTGTACGAAAACAATTCCATCCGCGATAACGATATTGCCAAGCTGTTCATGACCCAAACCAAACGCCCGTCCGAGCGTAATCGGGGGCGTGAAATTCAGCTCCAGCTCAGCGAAGAGGATAAGCGTTTCGGAAATATCCTCGAATACCTGCGTGAGCGGGCTAACGAATGCAACCAGTTTGAAACTGCAAAGATTATCGGGCTTACCATTGGCAAGCTCAAAAAGCAGTTTGCCAAGCGTGGCATAATGCCAATATTCAGCAGTGACGCAGGGGCGAAACAAATCGAAATGAGATTGCCCCGTGAAACTCGCTTTACAGTCAATGCCTTCCTCAATGCCATTGAGCGTGGCGCGTCCGACGTGGACGCAATTCTCACGCATCGCGGGTATTGATTACACATATTCACCAAACCAAACAATAGCGAAAAGGAAAACAGAAAATGAACGAAAACATCAATGACAATGGCGGAATGTTCGAGGACGTGCAGGCAATGGCGGCGGTCGAAAGTCGGGAGCTGATTAACCTGCGCAAGAATTACGCTTTCGCGGAGGATTGCATTCAGCAGCTCAAGGCTGAACTGTTCAAGGTCGAAGACGAACGGCGCAAGGAAATTCGCCAGTTGCAGACGGAAAACGCTTCAATGCGTAAGGCACTGGCGTTCACGATTAGCCAGCTCAAGAGTTACCAGTGCAAAACTGGTGTTCTCACTCGCTGGAAAAATTTCTTCCGCAATGAGCTTACCGCTCAGGAATACATCAATGCCTATCAGGAGGAAACGATTGACAAGCTGAAAGAAAAACTGGTTGAAAGCATTCAGCCGGGAATGC